AGAACCGGTTGCTTTCACTCTAATTGCATTAACTGCATCAGGATTTTGCTCAGATACCAAGTCTCCAAATTCTCCAAAAAAATTGGCTGCTCTAAGAGCCGCTAATTCCCATGATCCACCTACACGTTTTTGTAATATTTCAGTATCTCCTGCACCCAGGTAATCCGCAAAGCGTAAACTTCCATCAGTATTCTCGTCACCCTCTCCGTAGATCACTCCACGTGGATTACGTACACTAACATCTACATGCCCCGGTCGTTGTAACATTAACTATAACTTAGACTTAAATAGTCATCTAATATCTCATCAAAGGCATATCGTCCTGCCCATGTTTCTGTCGTGTCTTCTAACGTCTTCTTTACTGCCCATCTAGCCTCGGATGTTAAAGCTGTATTAAGTTTACTAAACCCAGTATAAGCTACATTTCCAGCTACATCCTGAGTCTGTGACATCGTCACTGTTTTGTACGGCTTCACAAACGTCTTAAGGTATCTATTAATATCCTTAACAAAAGTAGTTAGCTGCGCTAGTGTCATTTTATGGCTTCACGATAAATAGTTCATCTATACCCGTCCATCTGGTATCCATATGACACCAGGTCGGTGCAAAGTTTCTATGTTCAATAGTAGTCAATCCTCTTTCCTTATACATAGAAAAATGACCTTCAATATCTTCCCGGAGTTCATCAGCTCCGTTGTTAGGTTTGCCCATCATCTTATAATCTAACCCCCGGCCAAATCTATGCTGTCCTAACTTAGCTCCAATCGTACAGGAAGGTGACCTGAACCCACTATATTGATATTTTTGAAACCCACATCCTTTATACCACCAATGCCAATTACAAATCATTCCTGAGTAATTAAAACGATCTCGTATAAATTGAGCCAAGGTAATTACTCTCTGATCTAAAAACCAAATACTGCTATCTCCCCATTTCCGATATACTCCCGGACTAACAAACTCACGCAAGTCAAAATTCTTAGATACTTTCATATTCTATAGTGTACAATCATTTTCTTACATATCTAGCATCTGCCCACTCCTCACCATCTTGTCTGCCCTCAAGCATCTTTATAACTAGTTCCGATTTAAGAGCCTTACCATCTTCCTCTGTAAATTCAGTATCTCTAATCTCCTTATGCTCCTTCTCCTGAACCTTTATGAAGTTAATTTGATTTGTTTCTATTCGTGCAAGTGTCCCATTCATATTCCATACTCCTAATACAGCCAGAGTAGTAACAAGAGTTGTGAATCCTTTCCAGATAGTATCTCCATGCCCATTTATTCGTCTTCTCCATCTGTCTCTTTTACTCTTTCCCATTACTGTAAGCATTTCGTCAGATAGTTCGTTCATGTCAATGAGATCAGTTAATTAAAGATCAATTACAATATACTATATAAAATGTTAATAATCAAGTTACGGTAATTCGTTATATTCTTTCTTCCCTTCGGGAGTAGTCTCAGCCAATTGCTCGAATATCTTAGGTACAAGACCACTAACAAGCTCTTCCCATTTATCCTGGTTCCCATCTTTAATCTCCAGAAAGCTGTGACTACTGACTCTTCCAAGTAACGCTCTAACACACAGATACACAAACTCTATATACTCGTGATCCTTGTATTTAGACACTATCCCAATCAGACGAATTATCTGAGAACGATATTGAACTGCATTGTTGTTGATAGATTTAGGAGGATCAGAAGTATCCAATAATGGAATCTCTTTTAATGAGTTTCGGAAATTAACCATGTAATTGTCTAAGTCTATTGAGACTAAATCTTCCAAGAACATCTCAGGAGGTTTAATCCCTCCTTCCCTCCTCTTCTTAATGCTTTCTCTGAATTCGTTTTGTTCTGAAATTTTCATGTTTTTATATTTAAAATGGATAAGTTAATCCTGATCCTCCGTTATATAGTTCTGTCATTTCAGGTTGTGTTAATGGCCTATTCCATATTCCTGGTTCGTCAATATTTCCCACATAAGGTAAGCTTTCACCACCACTGTTATAATTCAAGGAACCTAGACGTCCTGTGTCAACTCCACTCACATCAACAAACCATAATGTCTTGTCGACAGAGATAACATCTGTTAGAGGTACGGCTATAGCATTAATATAGATAATAGGGCTTATACCATCTTGAACAACAGCAACATGCGCCCACGTATTGTTAGTAAATGCTGTAGTTGTAGTCCTAATATTAAACTTCGTGACACCAGCAACTGTCAAAGCTATGACAGCCTGAGCATTTCCATTATTAGTAAATGTTATAAATTCATTAGCGTTAGTGTCACCAAATCCAAATATCCTTCCCGCTGACGAAGCAACTACTGGTCGTACCCATGTGGCAAAAGTACCTTCCGTATCAGTTGCCACATCATTAACTGCATTGTCTATATTAATATAATCATTACCGTCAAAAGAATAAGCGGTTCCAATTTTACCGGCTGCTCCTTGTGTGGCCCCTACTACCGTTCCATTATTAGAACCTGCTGAATCAATAGCAGGACCAGATAAATCATCAAATTTCCAATAGCTGACTACCCCATTGTTTAAAGTGCTTTCTGTACTGATTCCTAGTAACCTTCGTCTTGATAATGTCATAAGATCATTACTTATTTAGAAGTTACCCATATAACTGTATCTCCACCACCTAAAGTTCCAGGATCCCCTGAATTTATAAAGTCAAATTCAAACGGCAAGTTAACAGCTTGACTTATTACTATATCTATACTTGCAGCAGGTGCAGCCTTAGTATCTATGTCTACGAACTTATAACCTGTACCACTTATTGTTACTGTACAGTCTCCTGCTATTGTCTTTACTACATTCACATGTCCTAACTTTCCGAAGTTAGATGTGTCTAGTATCAACGTACTACGTGCTGTAGCTAACTTTGCTATGAATGTATCGTAGCCACCACAGTCAAAGTCCACCGTTGCAGCATCTGTTAATGTAGCTATTGCTGGTATAGGACTAGCCCACGAGCCGTCTGCTCTAAAGAAGTTAGTTGCTCCTCCACCAGAAAGACCAATCTTTTGAATGAATCCTGATGAATCATTTCTAACTAAGATTGTACCGGTAACAGGACTTCCAGCAGATACAGGGCCTAAGTATTTTGTTCCGTCCCCCTTGATAGCAAAGTCAAGTCTTGAAGTATTCCCATAAATTTTAAGATAGTAGTTAGCTCCATTATGATAACAGGCCATCTCTAAAACAGTACCGCTAGCAGCATTAGTATTAATAAGTTTTAATATAGGAGTACTGTCGCCTCTAGTTTCAGAGAACTCAGCAAAACCATCACCTATTTTGAATTTGGAACTAAATATAACTAATCCTGCTGAATTTATAGTAAATCTTGTTGTTCCTTCTTGAGTTCCGTCACCAGTCCAAACAGCTACTTGGTTGTCTACTGGTGTACCTACTTTGTAAACATCTCCAGCTCCTATTAAGTAATCATATACAAAGTCCCAATAACCTGATCCAGACTGACCAAATACTCCAGTGAACGCATAAACCTTTGCTGTACTTACTACTATCCATCTTTCTCCATTCTCTACATCAGCAGCAGCGTCTCTCTCTGTAATATCAGCATATTGTCCTACTATACCTTGTGCTGCACCAGAAATCAATCCTCTTAACTCAAGCTCAAGACTGTTAATATAACTCTTAACGTAGTATTGAGTAGCAGTCCACGACTTTAATGAAGTATCTAGGTTTGATATAAGAGTGTCTACTGCACTCTTAGAATAGGTATGTGCCATTATAGCATTGATACTAGCTATTCCATCCTGTCCTGCTATAGTATCATATACATCAGGAATATCTATTGTATCTAGTTGATCTTGTAAGATAGTAATGTCAGACTGTTGTGCTACATTAATAGTACCATTTCCTATATCCTGTAGTACTTGAGGAATACCCGTCATCACGTTCCAATCTACAGCACTAGTTTGATCTAGTTTCCTCCACCTAGTCCCTTCCCATATTACCCAATCTCCTAATAGGAATGTTATATTACCACTACCAAAGTCATATGTATCAGCAGTTTGACAGACAAAGAAATTTCCATTGACGGTATCAGTAGGAATCAAAGGATCATCTTGTAGCGTATAGCCAGTACTAGTAAGTCCAGTAGTAGCACTAAAAGAACCCTTATAGATGAAGCCTCCTATTACCTGAGCACCTATCTGTACCAGTTCCCAATTATCGTTATCTTCTAAATCTGATTGATTGTTAGAAGGAGATCTAAGCCAGAATAAAGCAGGGTTACTATCACTATATGAACGTACCCCTACCAGCATGAGTGCTCTTCTCTTTTCCCAAGGAAGATTCTCAAGGTCAGTATAAGTATCAACAGGCTTATAACCTCCTCTTCCTCTCTCATCTGAATGAGTAGGGATAAGAGGATTGTTACCTATCGCTTGTATTGGCCCACTTACTTCTGGCTTCATATTCCTACTTTTACGTTTGTTGTAAATTCATAGGTACTATAAAATACCTTATATGTTAAATCTATATAACCGTTATTCTTTACTATAGTTCCTTGATACGTCATATCCATTCCTAATAACGCCTGTCCCGTAAATCTATCCATGTGTACAAACGTAGACGGAGTTGCTATCTTATTACATATAGCAAAGAAAACTCTACCGGAACTAAAGGAATAAGTAGCACTTATATCTGTCAACGATATCTTCGTCATATTACCTAAGTCATTCGGAACAAGAGTAGTTTTACCCTGGAAAGCACCATAGTACATCGGAGCTACATAGGATAGAGAAGAATCTTTACTAGAAGTCTCTCCTCCTGTTGATTGTACTGAACAGGAAACTGATATATCTATTGGGTTCTCTGACACGTAACTGTTTCCGTTTACCTGCATTGCTAATCTAGGATCTTTAGCAACACTAGTAAATATCTCAGGATCAGAGGAAAGAACCGCAGCATTACCTGCTGCTAGGTTATCTTCATCAGTCATATTAGCCGTAACTACTAAGGCCCCATCAAATGGAGTTCCTACCTCAATAATAGATGTATCTAATGATATACTATCTAATACCGTTGGATTGTACGGGGTTAGAAGATTCTTAAGAATAGTAGTTATTTGTTGACCTTGTAACTGTTCACCTTTAACAATTCCTCCTAAGTCAATCGTAGTAGTTGTAGCTTCGTCAAAGGTCATATCCTTCACATAAGGAAGGTTCAGAAGAGCTGTCGTACCATCTCCTACTTTAAACTTAAAACGGGTAACACCATCTATAACTCCTTTACCCACAATTGGCTCACCCTGAACCAAAATCTTAGCTGAGGTATCTAGTTCATTCAGTGAATGAAACCTAAATTGATATATGACTTCTGTTAGTGTTGCTGCCATTATATTAGTTCAGTAGGTGCTTGAAAGATAGTAGGAAACTCTATCCAAACGGCCGTTCCGCTTGCATCTTGTGCTATTATCCATGAGGGCGCACCTCCATCTGGAAGAGCACCAGAGACTAGTACTGTTTCTCCTGTAACTATAGTATAATCAATCCCACTTATCATACTATAAGGAACAATGTTCAGCCTATATAGATAGGTAACCCTATCTATGAAGATGTATATCTTCTCCTCAGTCCAGTCAAGAAAGTTATAGACCTGAGCATCGTCTTCATCTACTATAGAATATGTAGGAGAGAATACTATTCTCAGAACAGACCAGAGTTTCTTACAGTCATATAAATTCCTACTATATGATTTATGCCCTTTCTTCCCTTCTCTCTCCATATCCAATCTAGTACCACTCAGTTCTATCAGCCTGTATTGTATACGAGCAGCAAATGTCTTTATGTCGTCATTAAGTGCCATTGTCTATGTAATTACTTCTATTTTCATTGTTATTCTCTTAACATCAATATTTAAACCGGAAGCTGAGTAAGGAACCAATCTAAAATATCGAGCAGTTAGAGGTACTATAACTCCTGCTGATTGTTCTACGTAGGTAAAGGCTATCTCTTTCGCAACTACCGTAGAGTGAATTGGATCGTTTATGTAATCTTGATGTATTATCTTCTTACTAGCGTCTGCCCAGTCTGCATCATTTACATTCGTTGAAGCATAGTAAAGATGAAACTCGATCAGCCCACTAAGAACAGATAAGTTAAGTCTTACAGAACCAGTTATATAGAACTTCCCAGAGATTAATCCAGTGTCCATATGTAAGCACCAGCTTTCTCCCTTACTCGCATGATTAGCTTCTATGTCAGCAGAGAAAACCTTTGCTCCAAATACGAACTTAGTAACTCCTCCTCCTGTTATTCCATTAGGTATTTGTATTATCTTATCATTGGCTCCATTAACTCCCTCAAATGTAACTTGCTTATAGCCTGTTACAACCTCACCGCCATCTGTTACATTATCATATCCTGGGCCTGTTGCTCCTCGTATATCAATACCATCTGCTACATCAGTAAACATACCACCATCACCAACATATTTTCCTATATTCGTTGTTGGTGTATCACCAGTGCCTCCTACCCAGGCAACTAATCTTAATACTCTTCTTGCTCCGTCAGATACTAATTCATACTCAGGCCCCCATCCGTTATCTCCATTACCATCTGCTCCTTTTATATTGTATCCCGTCCATTTCCATCTATAGTCAGGAGTACCCGTATCGTGTAGTGTTTTATAGAATATTGCACCATCACTGAATAAGTACAGATCATCTACTGCACCGAATGCAAGTAATCCAGGAGTACCAGCGCCATTTGAGGCTAATATGTAGTCGTCAGAAGTGTTATAACTTGTTACCCATGTTGTAGTGTCTATGTCGTAAACACCAACTACACCCTGCATAGTGTACCAGAGATTTCCATCCGTTCCTATTGATCCGTCTTGAGCCACTGGAAAAGGCCCCTCCCAGTTGTTTCCATAATCAAAGGATCTACAGTACCACAAGGCACCTGTTACTGTTATAGCCCATACACCAGCAGGGAAAGTGTCATAAGTTCCACTAGCTTGTGCAGGTTGCGACACCGCTGTACTGTATACTTCTACATAGTTGTTTCCGATTCTTCTAGCTAAACTCCAAGATCCCGTAAGTCCACCGTTGTAATTCTCTGAAACCCATATAGCATTAGTAGCTACATTAGTCCATTCTCCTGAAGGATACTGATCGAAATCCAGACCCGGAGGATTAGGACTAGGAGTCAAGGGCTCTGTAGAATATAATAGGAATAGTCTATTATCAGGAACATCGTTTATTCTAACATCTTGAGTATAGACTATTGGCCCGTTTGTAGCGGTACATCTCATTACACAGGAACCAGTAACATCTGCTCTAGTTACAGTCTGTTCTTGTACTGAGGCAAAGCTACCAGTATATACTCCACTAGGACTACTCCACTGGAAACTAAAGCTCCCACTATCATCCTGAGGAGCACCGTCAGCATACCTATTTACTGTAGCTGTAAGAACTATGTCATTACTACCATCAGTACTATAATCAAATGTAAAAGTTCCTCGATCTGAAGTTATCTCTACTGCCCTAAACCCGTAAGGTTCAAGAACACTAGTAAGCATTATAAAACGATAATAGTCTGCGCCACTATAAGTAATCTTTAAGTATATAGCACACTTACCATTAGACTGTGTATTGTCCCAAAGTATATTTGATGAAGTAATAGTTCCTGTTGCTGGTGTAGCAGGAGAACCTGATACTGTATATGTGTAAGTATTAGTATCTACGTATGTAATAACAAATGTACCATTGTAGTCTGATTCATTTGCTCCTGCTATTACAACCTTATTACCAGTAACTAAGCCGTGAGTCGTGTGTGTAACAGTTGCAGTAGTACTTGCTCTAGTAATAGTTACAGAAGACGGAACAACTGTATTGTCGACAGTTACTCTCTTATCATCACTTACATTAGTAATAGCAACATTTTCTCCACTGCTTAATGCTCCTGAAATAGTTTCTACTACACAAGTATAAGTACTAGCTGCTTTGATAGTACTTCCCTCAGTAAGACGGATATTGAAGATAAAGTCAAATTCCCCACTAATAGGAACACCAGCTTCATCTACCTTTACCTGTTGGCTAGGATCATCAATATTAATAGTTATACCATTCTCTCCTGCTCCTATAGACTGAGGATCTAACAAAGTCACTATCGTCCAGTCTTCCATCATAGCCAGACTTCCACTTGCAGGAATCACAGCCTTTACATATCTCTCGTTAGTAGCAGAAAACATATCTGTTGATGCTACATCATCAAATCCTCCTGCTAACCAAAGTATACTTCCTTCAAACCATGTACTCTTTGGAGTACTGCTTCTATTGTTTGTTTCTGCTGTAATTTGTATCCAGTCATTGTCATCAGTAATATCACCACCAGCATCGAGAAGATAATATTCGAGATCGTCATAATCTATATTGTCTCCTACTACTGTTACTCCCATACGAGTAGGAAGATATTCATAAGGTGATCCTACGCCATCCTTAATGAAACTAGCAGGGTGAGCTGAGAATGATAAGGTACGTCCATCTAGTCCATCTACCATATCTGTGATAGACATTTGCTCCACCCATTCAGGTTCACTGTCAATAATTCCGGCTGCTATAGCATCAGCTATAGCCGTAGAACCTCCTGCATCCGAGAGAGTCATCGTTACTTCATAGATAGCTCTTCCAGTTACATCTGAATAGTTTATCTTTATATCCTGATTTGTACCTGCTGTAGGTGGAGTTGGTATCTGTGCACCACCGTCATATGTCTTCTTCCAAACATAGGCTATGGCTATAGTCGCATCATCTACAAGATCATTTAGTCCTAGTATAAGTTGCGCTCTAAACCAAATGTTCTCAGGATCATGTGATTCTGCTCCACCCGTAAAGCTACTTCTAAAGACATTGAACTCAACCTCGGTATCATCTATATTCCCACCATCATCAGGATGAATAGAGATATAGTCATTATATGTATCTTTAGAAGTATAGGGTCTAGGATCAGACCAGTTACTTTTTATCGTTCTGTTCGCATATAGAATCGCTATAGATATATAGTTAACAAGGAAGTTAGTTTCCGTCTGTAAATCAACCACCCAACCCTGATCTGAAGGATCAACTCCTACAGGTCTATTATTAGATACCCAAGTAGGATCATCCCAATCAGCTACCAACGGAAGTAACTTATATCTAGTAACAACTATATCTTCTTGTTCATTTGTAAGTCTTTCAACCTTCCACTCAGTATACGTTCCACCCTCTAAGTCTACTCTAGTAGCTATATAAAAGTGTATTGTTACGTCAAAGTCCAGAGGCTGTACCCATCCGGCTGAAACTAAGTCTGTATCACCTTGACTAGAATCAGAAGCATCTGTAGTTGTATCTACTATTGTTTTTGGATGAGGTTCACCGGAAACGTGGAATCTTGTTAGGTTCTCATCATCCGAAACAACTGCTGGTTGTGACCATCCCACCTGAGTATTAATATTTCCTTCTACATCTATTAGTGCTCTAGATACCCAAAGCCAGTCTGTAACAGGTGTAGTTACGAAATTATCCTCCCAACCGGCCGGACTATTATTAGGAGCACCAAGCGTAGTAATAGGTGGAGGAGTAGCCGGCATATCCGAGACATCAAGTCCATCAGCCTTTAAGCCATTCCTTATAAAAATATTCTTTACCTTAACAAATAAACCAGGTTGCCTTCCTATTGGAATAGGAGGATGCCAATCGCTTACTTGTTGATCTCCGTCATTGTCATAATAAGCAGTTCGATATCTGTACCATCTATGTTTTTGAGTATCCTCAATATCTTCCCATAGACTCTCTCCTATAGCAGGATATTCTAATATAGAGAAGTCATAAGGAGGCATACCAGAATCAGGCCAGCCGTTTAGACTACCATCATACTCTTCGGCAAACTGATATTCTGTCTCTCCCTGTGGAGATACTCTATTTACCTCACTCCAATACTCTCTATAATTAGACTCTGTTATCTCTCCATATGTTATGAATCTTGGATCCTTTCTTAGCGTGTATATGGTAATATCAAATCCTTCTTGTACTGTGGCACTATTATTCTTCTCTAGTACATTAGGATGTAGGTCTATAAGTCCGGGTGCAGTTCTATAAGGTGGTAGGTAGTCTGGATCAACTGGTTCTCCACCAACTAATACAGGCTCGTAGTTAGCATCATCCCACTTAGCAGGGTCAGATGCTTCAGCCTTAATATAAGGACATAGTTTAGGTGCCCCCTTTATGTGGTTAGTGAAGCCAATAAATGCTCTCTCGTTCAGATTATAAGGAACGATTGCAGCAGGAACTGAACCATGATCTGTATAGACTATATGTGCCATGTATCTATATTATGATGCACTGACTAATCTGACCTGTGCACTTCTTAATGCACCATTCTTACCTATGAATATATTGTAAGGTTCGTCACTAATGTAGCCATTAGTCATCTCTACACCAGTCATATGTGATTTCATTGGATCAATGGATATAGGAGAGTTATCATCTATGAAGACAACAGAGCTCCCCATATCCACCGGTACAGCAACGTAAGGGAAGACAGCAGGAGATAGGGATAAAGGTAACATGCTAAATCCTACCGCCGCCGATCTTATCGTAGAATCAAAGTTAACTCCTGTTAACATTGATACCACCGTACCTTCATCTTCTGAATAAAGACCTTCTCCATAATATATGTTATTACCAAAACCTAAATCAACTGTTTTAGTAACTGAATCTCCATCCGTACCTATCAAGATAAATCTCCTATCAGCAACCGAAGGATCACTAGAGGTTCCATCTGTATAAATTAAGGTAAGTCCTGTATAGTTATGAGTCTTGGTAGCAGCGACAATTGAAACAGTATCGAGGTTCTGTGCAATATCTATAGACTCCTCATCCCTTGCCCAACTCCAACCTAAATTAACCTGTATTACTTCCACACCCTTAAGAGCAAGTACTCCATTCTTATAGCTTGCCCCAGAGGGATTAGTATCTATATAGGTAATACTAAATGCACCGGAAAAATCAAGAATAGGAGCGTAGGTAATGGTATGCTCATCTACGTTATCATAGAGTCTCCTACTTACATATATAGGATGTTCACCTCTAATAACTAGATCAGTACCACCCTCACCTAGTCCTTTGAGTACAATCAGTCTATTGGTTCTTATTGTACAACCTCGATTCATCGTGATCTATTAGTCAATGTTCTCAACATATCTCTTGCCTTTGCTTCGGAACCTGCATAAAACGCTAGTTGAGCGGTTTTCTGTCTTTCTTCTGCATCCCAAATTGAAAACCACTTTTTCTGTGCTTTTTCAGATGTGCTTCCCGCATAGTCAGTGTCTACAGCATCCCATGTACTTTCTGCATCATACAGGATAGTTCTAACATCATAGAGTTGCTCACATAATGTGCCACCCGCATATGACTTAAGATACTGTAAGTGGGTTTCAGCTAATAGTACCCATGCACTACTATAATAAATGTATATGAATGTATCTACTGTATTATAATACAATTGATTTGCAACTGGCCCTCCAGGATCACTGGAAGCTCTTTCTACTGGAATAAGATATACAGAGTGGTGTCCGTCCTTGGTAGATTCAACAGTAAACTTAGACATAGTATCATTACCAAGACCATCTCCATCTACTATGGAATAGGACTTATCATCTCCTATATACTGATTCGCATTATCAAGATAGGTCTCTGTTCCATCTTCATCTGTAAAAGTGGTAAAGCATAGAAGGCATCTATCTGCTCTATCAACTGACCCTCCCTCAGTTGTTCCCCATCCACCATCAGGATCGGTTACGTGCTGTTGGGTACTGTCATAGATATAGACCTCAGAGGCATCTGATTTAATTGTTCTGAGTTGTTTTAAAACTAGTGCCATAATAGTTATATCTTTAATTTAATGCAATAAGTCTAAGTAACTTGTTCATTTACCTGATCTGTAATAAGCTTACCTTGTAGTCTTTGAGGATCATATATTTCTATCAAAGAATTAATAGCCTTTTTTACAATCTCAGGATGAACTGACTCTGGTAACTCACAAGCTTGTGAGACTGATATTTCAAGAGGTATCTTTATATAGTCTATGTAAACAGTACTTATTACAAAGTCTGAATAATATACTCGTATCTTTGCTCCGTGTATATTGCTAACAGGACTATCAAAAGCGGTTTTGGAATAGGTAAAAGTAAGAACTTCCCGAAGAAACTCTGATCGTATAAGACGGTTAGCATAAGTGTCTGTACTAGAACAATAAACAGTCTTAGTACTATCTGCAATCAAGTGTCTATAGTTATCAGGAAGATCCCCTTCCCACAATTTAGCAGCCGTATCCTCAGTAAGATTTGCAACCTCATGGTCTACTACCATAAGAGTTCTTAGATCATCTAACTCCGGCTGAGCTTTCTCAAATTGCTTCTCAAAGGTTTCTTTTATAAATAAGTCTTGAGCATCATTTAGATAGGAATAGGTATACGCGCTAAGTAGCTTTTCCTGAGGTATACTTAGAGTTCCACTAACTCTCTCCACTTTTGTTTGCATCTCTACACCAGTCATTATTCTGTTTGCTTAAGTTCCTCTTGACTAATTGCATAACCTTTTCTCTCTGTTCTTCCCATTAGAATTGCAGAAGTTAATTCCACTATCTCTTCGTGGGTATGTTCTGGCATTCCGACATACTCCGAAGAGCCAGAAGTAATAGCCGTTGGTTGCTCTATGTAAAATAACTCAACATCAGTAACAGTATCATTAGGCCCTCTAATTATCATTATCTTACCACTAATAAATAGAACTAGAGGTTCTTCTATTACAGGATCATTTGCATGATTTGCTATATACTTATGTAAGTCATTATGAGCTACTAACCTATTTCCTATCCACTTAAAAGTATCCCCACCGCCTAAATGAAAAGCAGACTGCGAATACATATACAGCATGAACTTATTAGGATTAGGTGTAGGAGTCTCATAGCCAGGAAGAGTAAATATATCAGCATTGGCTACATGAGTGGTATTGGTAACAGAAACTAAACCGTCCTTAATAGTTACTAATCCACTAAGATCAGCCGTTCGTTTCAGATCTCCTTCTACACTAACCTTCCTAGGATTATTTCCAGTATATCTTTGTTTGATATACCGGTGTAACCCTACATTTAGATGCAAGTTTCTTTCTGACTCAGTAAATCCCTTACTAGCAAAACCTCCAAGTTGTTGGAGGTTCTGCAATAAGAGAGTGTGCATCTCGGTTCCAGTCATTTAGGTAATTACAGTGGAATCTGTAAAGAGCGTTGCAAGAATACCCATAGCGTCATTCATATTGTAACCAGTAGTTTGTGCTTCATCCACAAAAGCACAGATTATACTGTATGCATGGGGGCTACCTGGTTTATGCCCCGTCCTATCCCCATGAGTATTGACCCCTTCAATGAACATCATGTTATAGACCGCAGTAAGAACAGTAGTAGTTGTAGGAATAGTCTCCCTTCTATCAATCTGATCTAGTGCGCCACGATAAGCTAGTTCCTTGTTTTCCATCTCCAATACATCAGGAGCGTATCCAATACCAATAGCAGGAGCAGTAATTTGTGCTACATCTGCATCTTCAAGGACACCTTCTACAGAAATACCATACTTTTCATTAAAGGCATAAACTGTAATCTCAAGTCCTAATTGTGTAGGAACAGTTGCACCAATATCATCAAGAACAGAATTGGCAAGAGTAGCATTCGTAGGGCCTCTATATGGTGTATCAAGTACCAGAGCAGTTGTAGCCGTTCCAGTAATTGCCAGATACAAGTCTCCATCAAGAGAAACATAGTCTCCTACACCTACTCCATGGTCCTGGGAAGTAGTAATGCTGGCAGACCCATAAACAACAGCAGCCGTGGCAGCGTTATCAAATAAGTCCTCGGCAGCATCATTATCTATTACCTTCACTCTATTAACGAACAACTTAGTTTTGCCCTTTGAGTTTATGAGAATAGCCATCCTCTTCATGATGTTATACATAGACTCACTAGCAGCAGCATTCAAAGGAAAGTTTAAAGGAGTTCTATCATTTGTTCCTACCTCCGCTCGTGACATCTTTAAGTTTATCTGATCCTTCTTAGCTATAGTAGCAGGAAGAGTCAAACGATTAGTTGTTGCGCTAGTATGATAACCAACTGACAGTATCTGCCTAACCGGTACAGCGTAGTCTACGGAAATAATTCTGCTAATCCCTGCTACTTCTATTAACCCGGTCTTAGTAAACTTACCACTGCCCAAACCTTGAGCAATATAAATATGATCTCCAAGGAACTCACTATCCTGAGTTGTTCCCGCACCGGTAGTAGCTAACGTGATCAAAGCTTCTCTATTTGTATTACCAGACGTAGAAGCATCTACCTTGTTCAATCCAAAAATCCCGATACAGCCAAGTCCTAGTTTACTAGGATCAAAGGCTGTATTAGGCGTAGTAGGAGCAGCTATGGTTCCACCATATTTAGCAGAACCAAAGGCTTTTGCAATAAGTACATTTGCCATCTTTTATTTGTTTATGTTTGAAGTTGTGTTTTTTCTTTCTTAAGTCTATCTTCCAAACGAGTCTTCAAGTCACGTACTTTCTCAGAGTTTTTAGGATCTTTCAACCAAGAAATAATTCCTGTCTCCCGGCCAAGATTTTCATCGTGGTAATAGTAATAATCTCCCTCATATCGAATAAGAGTTCTTTCAACAAGCATTACTCTCAATGCTTTGTATTTCAAGTTAGAATCACTAACTACCTTAACAAAATTAGCAGGATCTTTATCTTTAGATGTTCTGAGCCACATCTTCTTATCTACTAGTTCCATGTACTGTAAATTAAGGAACTCAGAAGGATCTTTTAATACCTGTATAACCCAATCAATTTTTGCTAACTCTTCAACAGACGGTGCTTCACCACCTTTGATTAATGTAACAAAAAGCATGTCTGCATCTTCTTTAATAGAATACAACTTTGCTTCTTCCTCTTTTCTTACACCCTCGTCTATTAGATAAAAGTCATATAGCCCAAGGTTTGCAAGTTCAGGAGGAGTCTTTGCTACTTTAGTACTCTGCATACAGAACAAATACTCCATGTATTCATACGGATTAACAGGTGCCTGATACATCGTCTCACCATCCGGTGAAGGGATTCCAACAGGAATCTTAACTTCATAAGTGGTATAGTTAAGAAGCTTTCCAGGCTTCGGTTCAGGAACAACCTTAAACTCTATCCAGAAATCTCTGGCCGTTTTAAGAAAGTTCGCATGATCATGAGGTACTCCTATGATTTCAGGAAGAAGTATCTTCTCCTGCGTAATATCTAAGCCTCTAATCACATCCCTTGTAGATGTAACACCATCTGCACTCTTCTTAAACTCACTACCTATCTTCTTCACAGTATCATCTCTCATATTTGCAGGAAGAGTAGTAAAGTCTCCCTTGCTCGTATTAAAAACAATTCGTGCAGTCTTTCGTACCTGAGGTTTCTTAGCAAAAGAAGGAGAAGGAGGAGGTTTAGCTACAAGTGTTTCCTTGCCGCTTTCTTCTTGCTTTTTCCCTTGCTCTTTTCCTTGCTCTTTTAGCGTACCTTGTTGTTCCACTTTGATCTCGTCTTCTTTCGTTTCAATTTTCTTAGTTGCTGTATTAATTTCCATATCTTTTATTTAAAAGTAAAGAGTATGTATGATTAAACACACTCTGACTTATATAATCCAGTTGGTTTCATTATCTGAATACCCTGTGACTTCATTCCATGAACAGAAGAACTATCCCTATCAGATGCACGACTGGTACTAGCAGCATGACCTTTAGGTATAATAGAACCAAGAACATCCCATGTGGTATACTCTCGTCCTTTCTCCATTACATAACGAAAGTTACGCTTTCCGTCATAGATAGAGTTGTCAAGGATATAAATATCGTGAGAAGACTTAGGAAGACCAGATGTAGGATGTAGGTCTGAAACGTCTCCTCTCATACCTCTATCAAACATAGCATGTTTCCTAAATGTAATAGTATGCCCATCTACATGTCGGAAGGCTTTGAAGAAACTTCCAAAAACCATATCCCAACCAGTACCATCAGCAAACTGCTTACTGTCAATCAGTGTAAAGCCTTTAAGCTCGTCAGTAAGAACTTCATTTATATCATCCATCCCACCTGTACCCGTCCATATTTCTATGTTCGCCTTACCTTCTGCTATGTTAAAAGTAATATCACGTATGATATTATTTAACTGCTTTTTAGTAAGATAAGAGTGAGTATCAGTATTAGGGATTTGCTGGTCAATACCTCCACCGGAAGTAACCGGAATTTGTGTATTAGCATCAATCATTATGAACTCCCCATCTTCTTTACCATAGATCGAAGTCCATAAGTCATTTTCACAAGCCTCTGCGAATGTAAGATCAGCTAGGAACATTTCCCAATCAGTATAATACTGGAAGGTCTTTCCATCTGCCTTAATCGTATAGAGCATGATCTTACTCTGGATATTGCCTCGAAGTTTGTAAGAATGTCGGACTAAGGAAACCATATTCTGAGCCGTTCCCCCAAGGTAACTCCTACCTTCTACTCCATAAGACTCTTCAAAAGGAACCTTATGAACACCGGCACTCCAAATGGTTCCGGCCGTAACAAGGGCAATTGGGCAGAATGTTGCTTTCTTTCCCCATAGAGAAACAGTATATTCCCAGTAGTCTCCTACTTGCTTAGGTTCTGCCTGTACTCGTACCGAGATATTACTCTTACAATATAGAGTTTGCTGATTGCTAAAGTGCTTATCCTTAAAGATAATCTTAAAAGAACCACCTCCAACTCCCGGCTGATCTGTGCCAGAGTGAAGAGTCTTAGCTACCATTGATGTCTTTTTAGGACGACCAATAACGGGATACTTATATTCAAAGTGATCTACTTTTTCTACTTCTCCCATACCTTCCGTCTGTAGTAACATCGGAAAATTCTGCTTGCCAAAGCTTTCACTTGAATAGTTCATATGAGTTACAACAGAACTCAACCATGAACCCTCCAGTTGCCTGGCCCTAGATAACTCCGTAATTGAGGAGTGATCTTTGTCTCGATAAGTGTCTGTGGTTAAGACAAGATCAGGATTAATTGTGTTTGCCATCTTACTTATTTAATTAAGGTTTATTAATTATTCGTTTGTAAAGAGTGATCTTATATTGCCATCTTTTACAAAGGAAGGAGTTCCATTACTATTACCAGAGCCGCTTCCTTCTCCACCAAGTTTAGGCGATTTAACTTTAGACTCCCCAAACTTGATTATTCTCTTATTTCCTATCTTAATCTTTGTACCCCCTACTCCGGGCATCTTAAAGTCTAACTGTACAATTCGATCTAGAAATAAAAGTTGTTCTGTAGTTAACTGACTCCAATCATAGGATACTTGGGTAACGGCCCTACCATCTTTGAGCTTTACAGTCTCCTTATTTAGATAGTCACTAAATTGATTCAACTCATTTTGAGGAATAACATGACCTAGCAACTTACCTCCTTGTATAAGAGTATCTACCTCTTTATTTACCGTCTCTTGCTGTTTGACAGCCGCTTGTAGCTGAATGTTTTCTGCTTCAAGTGCCATCTGTACCGAATTATCTTGAGCTAGCTTCATTGCTTCTAATCCCGCTTTGGATCTTTCAAGTAACTTCTCACCTGATTTAGCCAGAGTTACTAGATCCTCAACCTCCTCTTTACCAATTCCTTTAGATACAAGAGACTCTCTATATACAGCTTCTTGTTGCTCCAAATTATCTTCTGCAATAGCAATGTCTGTATATTTATTACCTTGGTGTTTGAGTTTAAATGTATCTAAACTCTTTCCGGCCTTTTGATGTTCATAAAGTTCCTTCAAGAGAGGATTCTGATTTAATAAACCATCTGCACCTTCTAGTAATGTTGTGTCTCTGAGTTTATCTCCAGCAGCAAATAAAGCTTCTTCTGTATCTTCAGTAGTGTCAGTACTTAGTCCATACCGTTCAGAAAACTTAAAGATAAAAGTTTCCTTCCTTACAGCTTCATTATAGTCCGTTAAGAACGTTACCTCTTCTGTAGTTCGATCAGCTTCTGGCTTTTCATTTATTCCAGTAGCCATTGTGTCATAATGCGTACTTAGAAGAGTATCTTCTTCTTCTGTTCGTTCTTCCGGCTTCTTGTCAGCTATTTCTGCAATTTGTTTCTCTTCCTCTGTAGCACCTTCATTACCTTCTGACCCACCGGCTGCTGCCGCCGCTGTTGCTGTCTCAGACGCTGCCTTTTCCGTAGCAACTCTTTCTGCTTCAACTTGCTCTGGTGTCTTACCTTCAGTACCCTCACCACCGGAGCTAGATCCCGACTCCGCACCTGTTCCTTCAACTATTAACCCCGTAGTTCCGGCTCCTGCAATACCATCCGCAAGCTTGTTACCTGTACTTCCTTTAATTTCTTCCATTAGTTACTAATTTAATCATAAGTTACGTACTATACAAATATTTGAATGTGTTAAGTTTCTACTTCTTTTGTTTACCTTCACCTGAAACAGGATTTTTTAATTTCGTTTTATTGTCCTCTTTGTTCTGTCTCTCATCTGAGGCTATCTTCATTCTCTTTGTTTCTTCTGTTAATCCTGTAGAGTCTGGTTCTGTTACTGATCCTGTAGAACTGGCTGTTTCAAAGCCACCAAACTCCGTAAAGGCTCCTGCGTCCCCACTGGAAGCAACCTCAGCTTTTCTCTTACTATCTGCTTCTTTCTGCTGTAACGTCATTAACAACAGTTTCTCCTCATGCTCTCGGTCTGCTTGTTTCTCTGCTTGCTCTGCTTGAGCAGCAGCAGCCTGACTTTCCTGTAAAGACTGTTCCATTTTCTCCATCTCCTTAATCAACTTCTCCATATTATTCCCCTTAAGTATCTTAGCTACCTGAGAGGGAGTTGCTTGATTCTGGGCAAAAGCCATACTCTGGGACTTAAACATGTCTAAGTTCTCTTTATCTGTACCTGAACTGGACACATGAACTAAGTAGTCACCGTGTACAATCTGTTCTGGATTAACATCCAGAAATGCCCTTGAACCATCACTTCTTACATAATGAGCTTTCTTTCCTTCTGAGAAGGCAAAGGATGATAAGTCAAGACAACCTTGTAAATCAGACTCTTGGTATTCATCATACTCTACAAAGATCTCCTCAGTCATAATAGTACCACGATAGATACTTTCTTCCATTGTACCCTTACCCTGAGAAGAATCTGACTCTCCACGTCTTTGTCTATTAACACCAACAGAATTTTCCCACTCACTTTTATTATATTCCAGGAAGCCACTCATTTGACTTATATACTGATTTAGAGAAGCGTCTAATATCTTAATAGCATTAAGATGAGCAATTGCATTCTTATCACTTGGATCTACCCATAGAATACCATTGGCCTGAGCGTAGTAAAGAAGACTTTTTTCATCATGCTTATCCCCTATTAAACTAGTAGGAAGAATAAGTAACTTGTCTAGGTTCTTAGCTATAACTCTCTCAAGATGATAGTGCATTACATTATGCTTCATCTGATAAGGATAACCCTTTTCAACAATACTCTTATTATCTACTACCATACTATTAAATGCCCTACCATTATAAGGATTCTTACACTTCTGGGGCTTACCAGCAGGTGCTCTTGTAATAGGAAGAGGTCTATAACCAACGTAATGTTCCCCATCTATTATATAGATCTCCATCTTCTGGTCTCTCCAATCCCAATCCACACTCTCATATTTAGTAGGCAAATAATCTTCATCTACTTCATGCTCTACCAAAGTTCCATCTATATCAGGAACAGTAACTATTCCTACCTTATGCTGCCCTGTCCATATAACATGCTCAACAAGAATATCTTCTGCCGAATGATAGGAAGTATCTCCGAATAGGTTCTTCCACATTGTCTCCCGTGCAATAGTTCCCATACCCGTAATGGTATTATAGTCACGTCTTGTACCAGAAGCATTAGTTATTCTTTCCTCTAGAAGCTTACTTACAGCTTCAAAGCCCTTGACTCCGGTAAAGTTATCAAAGACCTCATTTATATTCATTCGGGTTATTCTCTTAATAGCTGGTGCATCTTCTAAAAATCTAAGACCGGTCTTATGCAAATACTTTATTTCATGTGGAGAAACCATCTTCACTTCCACGTCATCTTTCCAAACTCTCTTATAGGAACAAACCCAATTAGTTACTAGAAAGTTATAAAACCCATCTCTAAACTCAGTAGGAATCTTATTATACCACATAATATAATCTAGACTGTCCTGACCTTGAATAGATAAGTCATCCTGAAGAGTCTCAGTTTCTTCTTGAATCTTCTCCATTGACTTTGGTTGCTGTGTGGGATTCCCTTTCTCGTCCAGAGGCTGTCCAACGTCTATTCCCTCCAACTGAGCTTCATTTCTATAATCCATCTTGAGAACGTTAAGAACCTCTTCAGCTTCATACTCCTTTTTCTTACTCTGTATGTCACTATTCTGAGCTATCACCTGTGAGTTTATATAACGTTTTCCCTTTTCACCTAACATAACCATTAGGATAGGAGAAATAATATCCATATTCCTTACTTTAGCCGGGTAACCCTGTAGCTCCTTACGTCTGGTGTTTTGAGGATTAACTACATACATATAGTCACTAGCTTCGAGCCTACCGGATGCAACCTTATATAAAAAGGAAGACTTATCAGTATCTATTCCTCTACTACAAACAGACGACCAATAGTCACCATTCTCTTTTTGCCAGTCCTTAGTCTTCTGCGATGCAGGGATGCGTTGTTTCGGTCGAGTAACTGTCATTAGAAAATTGTCTTGTGTTCCATAAACTGTCTTTATCCGTGTTCTCAGTAGGTCTAGTAGGAGTTCTTTCCTCGTAGAGTAGTTCCTGTAAGAAATACATACCTACTCTCATACTCGCAACTCTATCAAAGTTACCAATTAAATTGTATTGACACAACTCCTGTAACAAGCCCAAATCATTAATCGTATGGTAATTGAAGTACTCTTCTCCGTCTTCATTTATCCATCTTACCTTATATAACCACTTCTTAAAGAATAGATCACCTTGTCGCTTCACAGTGTCATTTCTACCAGACGAAATCTTAACTCCAAACTTTCTCTTAGATCCTGTATTGGGTTTCAGCGTCTCATCATAAGCCATCTGAAATTCATCTTGAAGCATATGAGTAAGATTCTTTCTCTTAGCATAACCTATTATATCCCCATCCTCATCATTCTCAAAAGCTATCTTGGCATTAAAAGCGACCGCTAGTTTAAAGATAGTATGGTTAAAGTCTTCCTGACCATCTGATCCAGGAGGTCTGCCCACGTAAGAAGCAGCTAGTATATCTCCCCTGTCTCTAGTAAAGTTATTCTCTACCTTAATCATATACGCAGCTCCTAGTGATACACCGGTAGACTCAGCAAACCTATAAGCATCTACGTTAAGGATATAAAGATCAGGAGGGATAATTCCCTTTATCTTAACCGGTTCTTCATACAATAGAATTGCACCAGTATTATCTACTCTCTGACTATGTGGGTACGTCCATACTGGCTTAAGCTTATCATCCTTATAAAATTTTACTGACTTATCCCTAGGTTTTCCTATCCACTCATACCTACCAACAATAGGTAATGATCTGAATAAGCCAGTACCTTGTACTCTATTTCTATGTGCAAGAAGACCTTTAGAGATAAATGGATTGCTTCTTGTTTCTAATAAGGCTTCACTAGGATTATAAGGGTTCTCAGACATTTCCAGAATCAAATCCAGGGGCTCTGTAGATTTAGCAGCGACCTTTCTTTCTTTCTCTCTAAGTGCCTTAACCGGGCCAGTAAGACTATTACCGTCTTTATCTTTATACTGAGGATTCTTAATAGAACTAGTAAAGAGCCCTATATCTGTACCCTCCATACCAGGATCATACACGTTATTAAACCTTAGCATATTATGAGTAGAGGGATTGTACATCAATGCTCTTAATCCAGCAAGGTTAGCTTCCTTATCTACCTTCACATTCTTAGAACCTTCCTTTCTAGACCCTCCTGTACCGAACACTACAATAGTTCCAAAGTTATAATCTACCTCCTCTACCGACGGTCTACCTTTCTTTATTACTTCTAGTAGACCAGGAAACATCCCTGCCTCTTCAATAACAATAATCTTTCCCCTCTTACCACGAGCCTTGTCAGTATTATCCTTGAGAGTAACCCCCATAACTTCTGATTTGTAACCTCTTTCTTTCCCATCTCCATTATCATAAGATGCTCTCCAATGCATCTTAGAAGTATCCTTCTTGAAGTCACTACTTTTTGCAAATCCTAGGGCATGTTCATTAACAAACTCTCTGTAGTCAAGGAACTTATTTACTATACCATCCTTGGTTAAATACTCCGTTTCAAAAGCATAACAGAAAGACTTACTACCTCGTATACAAAAGTAGTTTCTTGCTGGTAAAGCACCCCCCTTAAAACTCGCACCAACCCCTCTAGGTTTTAACCATGTCATATGATGACCACCTGATAGGTTATCTTCTTCTTCTATAAGTTCAAGGTCTATGGGTAACTTCTTATAGTCTTCTAATGTTATCCCATACTCTGCTATGTCTAGAGAAGTGAAGTATCTATAGTCCTCATCCCAGAAGTCCGGGAAAGTGTAAACTCTCTCTCCGGCTTTCCGAGCATTAGTAGGACGGTTCTTAGTCACCACTCCATAGTCTGAAGCTCTAACTAACCAGATAGGACAAAAATTTAGATACCAATAAAAATAGCCGGAGACTTTTACACCCCCGACTTCGTATCCATGCAGCGACCTATATTGCTGCTCATCCCACCAATCATGCCAGTACGGAGAGCCCAGTTCTCCGTCATCATACCTTTTGTGTTTTTGAAAGTATACTGCTTCCCGTCTGAACTCTTCCGTATTAACTAACATCTTTACATAGCTACTTCTTGACTTCAGTTAAAAACCCTTTCTCATACATGTCCTTAAATTGATCAGGACAATTTTCTTGGTTCCAAAGAATCTTAAGATTTAGACCTTTTAATACAACTATTATATCATTAATAGTTTTAACTTTCTTAAAGTCTATTTCAAATTCTCTGTTAGTAATCAGAAAGGTATTAGTTTTAAATTTTAAATCTTTCATCCTCTATATTTATTAAAAGTTTTACGTTGTTAATCTTCTCTAAGATGTGTTACCCTTCCTCCTTTACGATGCTGCCTAGTTTCAGTCTGTTTCTTTACCCTAGTAAGGGAAGTCTCTACCTTTTCAATGGTAGCAGGTATTTTATCTGCCATATCTACCAACTTGTTTATTGAGGTCTGAACGAGATCCATCGTACCAATATCTAGTCGTTCTGGATTATCTCCAAGCATTGCTTCTAGATTTCTTTTCAACCCTTGTACAAAAACTAAGCTCAATCTAAGAGCCGATACAAGTACATCCAGAGCTTCAATATCAGGAACATACTCTATTTTCTCAAACCTCTTACAGGCAGCCTGAAACTCCTTAGACTTAACATCCTTTTCCTCCAGGTGTGCAACTTGAGCTAGTATCTTAGCCTCTTTACCTGATCTTCCGTAATAAGGGCTTTTAAAGGAACTCATAAAGAAGACTCCGGCCATAAGTGCCGTTGCTCGTCTCTTGCCTATGTCGTGTGACATCCCTCGTCTTCTAGCACTAGCTATTAAGTCCTTGAACTCTACAATAGTCCTAGCTTCCGGATTAAAAACTGGAAGATCAGTTCCCTGATCAATTATTATTAGATTGTGTTCTACCGACTCCACTACGTCTTATGTTTTTCTTGTTAACAAATCTTCCTAAATATGGAAGCCTTATTTCTTCCGTCCCTTCTTTTATAACTTTTTCTACTAACTCAAATTGAAACAGACAGGCATGTTTTACTACTTCATAGGAAAGATCAGATTTACGGGCGATCTCACTAATAATACTGTTTATCTTATCATTTCCACTATTTAACATACTGCAATATAGTAAATATCCTACACCTATATATTATATACGGTAAATTTTTTCACATTGAGTACACTTTAGATACCTTAATTTACCCGAGCTAAAAAACCGTAGAAATTCTGTTACCGTCCGGCACTTATCACAGAACTGGACTAAACCTCTAATCATGTCGATAGCAGAGCTAACAAAAGAACTAGGGGTAACCTTATTAGAAACTACCATCTGTTCCTTACGAACTGACTTCCTATAATCAAATGCCATTGATACCAGGGAATTTAGCAATTACCTCAAAGGCTCTTATACCATACAAATCTACATCCTTCAAATCAGGAGCAAACTTTTCTAACTTATGAGGTAAACCAAAAGGAAAAGGAAAGGTATCTACCTGTATACCGTCACCTACTTTTAAATCTAACCCTTTTACTCTTCTTCCATTTTCCAACTCCACTCCCTCTATAAGCTCACTGTTTCTATCCCAATCTACTACGATATGATAATTCTTTCGCATCTCTGAACGTGTCCAATCAGATCCGTCCATACTCTTTATTAATATCCCACCCCTAGTAGCTTTCTGTATCATTGGATATACCACAATAGTATTTTGAAAAGGCGTAACCTTCATAAGCTCATAAACCTCTATAACATGACTAATAAACTGCTTGGCATCCTTTATCCGTTTCAATTCCTCCTCTGCATCTTTCTTAAGCCGTTCTACTTCAGCAGCATTCACAACCATACCTACACTTTTTCCACCTATACTCATAGTTTCTCAATTATTTTAGTTAATACTACTTTATCCATTTTTTCTTGTTTCTTTATTTCCTCAATCAAATCTAGATCTACAACATCCGTAATAGCCTCATCTAGTATTGCAGTCAGAATATCCGGAGGAAGAGCATCTAACTCCCAACTAACTCCTCCATACTTATTCATATACCCTTTAGCTCTAGGATCTTTTATCTTTGCCGGATCGGGAGGAAGATCATATTGTTCTATCTGCCCTAGGGTAAGAGCAATAGATTCAACAGTAAGATACCTTCTCATATAAGCCTTGGTTGCGTCATAATTACCCTGATTCCTACCTATTCTTATAAGAAACCTCTTATCCTCTAGTAGTAGCTCCATGTCTTCTTCATACTCCTCAGTAGTAATGTATTTATTTAAAACCCTCTCAAAGTCTCGCATCACTCTTGCCCCCGACATCATTGTTAAAAGCCGATCCTCTATATCCCGTATCATGTCTATACCAGATGGATCGTGGTCGCCCATATAGATAATCCTAACTGGTATACCAATTCTTAGATAATAATACATTCGTTCAAACCCTTCATAGATAGCCGTTATCGAGGTATACCCTCTATTAACCATTAGATTGATATGATACTTACTAGTCACCGGATACAGAATACCAGATAGTGCATCTTTCTCTGTCCAAACTTCTATATACTCTGACTGTCCTTCCATTCTGTCAAGCCTATACACATCATGTTCATTTTCAATAGCTTCCTTTGGATCACTTACAGCGTAAGGAATCCTAGGTCGTCTAACTCTATCCTCAATAGCTGTCCAATCTACGAGACCGCTCAATCTTCCTTTTGTTAATAAAGAACCAAGTCGATTGTACTCTGTTACCTTATTAGAAATCTCCTTCATTGTTACTAGTCGATAGTATAATTGTCGTAAGGTCAGGTTATACCCCTTTTCTATATAATCATTAATTATACCATTTACCATATCCAGTCTAGCTAGACTCATTTCCTTCAATGTTATTGAATGATCAAATATTTCTTTTCCCATAGTTATTTAATTAATTAGGTAAGGAAGAGGAAGATACTGAGTAGAGTACCCTCCTCATTCCTATTACCTATCGTCTTCCCACAGACGTTGCAAACACTGTCTTTATTTCCTTGGTTCTATCTTCTCTCTCAGTTCATCATCTTCTATTAGATGGAATAATACTCTACACCCATCTTTAACTCGTTTAAATGGAATCTGTACCTTAAAGTACTTTCTAAAGAAAGGGTCTATAGGATAACTCATTTTAAGCTCACTAGAAAGTTCTCCCGCCGGAGGGCCACAAAACAGTCCTATACGAAGCAAGTATCCTAGACTCACAGTCCCATCTACCTCTTCTCTATCTGTTATCCTCTCTCCCATGTCTTTATATCTTAGCAGAGCTTAATACTTGATGAAGAACCATTGCAAATCTACTAACAAAAACTTCATCCTCACTCAATTTCTTATAACGTAAATCATTAAGAATATAATGCACAACCTCATGCCAGAAAGTAGTTTCTATCTTAACCGGATCTATATCTTTACCGTCAAATCTCTTACTTAATAGTACCTTTGATTCAGCATATAAGGCCAGTCCGTAACTCCCGTCTGCATCACAGCGTTCCTGATCAAACACTACTTTTATTGTCTTTCCAAATAACTGAAACTCCTTAGGAATTGATGGAGACTGTTTTTTAGTTAATAGTTTCATATATGTTTAAAGTTTATTTGTAAAATCCTTTCGGTACATACCTGTTGTGAGGATCATTGACATTTACCATTTTCTTATCCTTCTTCCCATCATCTCCTTTCTTTTCTGATTCAAGTAAATACTTGTCCTTATATATACCAACTATTCGATACACTTCACCGTTTACATTATCCAGAACTACCCCCTTAGGAAATACACGTTCACCCACAATGCAAATGATTAAGGTAGTCATTAAAAGTTTGATTATAAAAAGGATGCCTTGAATCAACAATACGTTCCTCTTCATCTAAAATGTGTTTTGCATTTCGCCATTCACAACACGTTCCATGTACATCGTTAGGAACACCACAATGACATTCTGTAGTAGATACGTTTTCCCATAAATCAAAGCCACAAACAAAAGCATAAGCTCCATCCATAACATAATGAAGAGGACAAACTACCATCCTTAGATTCGGATTTGTCAGCAAGTCATCTATATCAAACTCAAATCCTCCTTTTTGAACCGTTTCGTTCTTCTTCTCTGAAAACAAGCGTGATGCAATCTCCTTTTTATCGTTACGTTTTATAGCTTCCTTTATCCATTGTAAAAAAATGAGTAGTTCTTGACAGGTATTCCATCAACTAAAAGATTTCCCTCCTTAAAATTTACTAGTGTATACATTGTTTAATTTTTAGAACATTTAACTTTCTCCCACCTACCCTATTCTCTCATATTAAGCTGCTTTTAAGTAATATTCAATCATCGCATCTACTTCATCTTTTAAATAAAGCATAGGATACCTCTCTGTATCCAATGGATTAAGCTTACCCTTTTTATCCCTCTTCACATGCTCAATCCACATGTCTCTTACTTTTAGACCATAATATTCTAACATACGACCGTATAAAGATCCTTGCAACTGATAGTGCATAAAGTTACAGTCCATTATATGAGCTATAGGAGAGTACATCATGTCTTGTTGTCTGGTAGATGGGTTTGTGTAGGATACCTTATCCAATTTCTTATTCGTCTTATAATCTCCTATATCTACATATGGCTTTTCTACCACTACAAGATCAGCCTGTCCTGCCGTCTTCCACTCATTTACGTAGATCAACAGCTCAGAGTATATACCGTCAGGAATCTGGGAGAAGTCGTAATCTATCATATCCTGAGGTTTCATAACGTGAATTATCCCATCAACCTTATGATACATCTCCTTCTTCCATCCTATCTCTTTCTTAGCATGTAAGTCATGGCCCTCATCTCTCGCAGTATCTCCTATGTCTAACCACATCTTAATAATCTGAGTCTGGATCTCAGACACTTTTATCTTCTCAGCAGGTTTAGCATAACCCTCAAACCAACGGTTAATGCTCTTATACCCTACCATCCTCTTTATCGCAAGCCACTCACTCTCACCTCCCTTATAGTCTGTCATCCATTTCTGAATAGCCTTATATCGACTCCAATACTTCGTATCAAAAGGTTTATGGAATTTAGATATTAAGGTAGTTACTCCTATATAGTCTAGTCCAGTCTCATCCTTATACGTATGGCCTTCCGGCTCAAATGTTACTTTCATGGTTCTTTACTATTCCAGTTATCATATCTAATGTTTTTACTCCTTCTTGAGTTTCTACTGTGATAATACGTTCTATAACTGATGTTACGAAGCCAAGCATCCTCAGATTTCTTATAACCTCTAAAGTACCTATATGCCCTACCATAACATCTGCGTTACCGGTATGTACAGTATATATAGCACCTGGAAATATTTTCTCTTCTAGTGTCATCCTTGTATTAGGCTAGAAAAATAGGGAGAGAGTACGCTTAAATCTATAAGACCTATCTCTTGTGCTCTCTCCATAGTCATAACAACTCGCTCTACTCTCATCCCACCCTCACCTATTATAGTAACCCGACTAGAAGCACTGTCAATATACAATCCAGTTATATATAGAGTTGGTTCTTTCTCCGTTTTTATATCAAAAGTTGGAATTAACCACACAACAACGTTATCTTTCTTACTACTTCTCATTTTCTAAGTTTATCATAATATCAGTTCCTTTTCCATATGTACTAACTTACGAAGTCCATACATCTTATTAGTATATTTAATCTCCTTCATAGGATCTTTAACTCTAGCACTGTATATAACCCTTTGATCCCTTTTACTAAAAATCACAATAAAGTGTCTACCATCTCGGTACCAGTGGTATCTTACAAACCACTTATCTACAGGAGGTACCTTAACCCTTGCTGCTTTCTTCTCAATCTCAATACCCTTGATTTTATCCAATACCTCTCTACCTTCCCCCTTCTTACCTACGACAAAAGACTGAGCAAATTTTCCTGAGTTAGTCATTAAATTCCATTAATTTCTTATTCACTACATATACTCCACGACCATCATCTGTAGGTATTAATATCTTTAACATCTTTAATCTCTTTATATGTCTCTCTATTGTAGACTGAGGCATCTTATTAAGTTTTACATGGATTCTAAGATGATTACCTTGATTAGATACCCACTTATTATCTTCCTTATTCATCTGTTTTAAGATCAATCTTAAAACCTTAATATGAGGTTCATTAAGAGCTTGAAATAAGTCTGGATTTACGTCCATATAAATCTTAATATACTTTCTTCTTGGTTGTCTAAAGACATTATTCATTACCTCCCCTCAGTGTCTGTTACTGCATCTTCTTCCTTATTTCCACTATATGTTATCTTCACAATTCCAACGTCTAGATTAATATCTATACGATGGATCTTCCCACCCGGAGCTAAGGTAGTTTGATCTACCTTAGCTAAACCAGACTCATCAGGAGCGAGGTTACTCATAGACATATAACCGGGACGTACAAAGTGAATAGACTTTATGTCCCCTATATCCTGTACCTCTTCCTTTCTAATTGGCCTCTTTTCCTCCATGTATCTTTTGAGCTAGGTTCTTAATAGACTTTTCCTTTACTTTAGTAGAAGACATTAGAACTTCCTTCCTGTCTTCAGAATAGGAATCATCATGACTTAGCTGAGATACATGATTATCAAGTGTATCTTTAAGTCCCCTTATTTCTCCTTGAAGATCCGATACCTGTCCAGCTAGGTTCTGACTATCTAACGTATTGATAGTTTCATCAATCTGATTTCCAAGAGAGAGTAATTTTTCTTTCAGACCAGAGATGTCCTCAGCCGTTTTCTTAAAGAAATCATCCACCGTCTCTCCTAAGTCTACTACATCCTTAGTTAATCCAATTACAGGGTCTTGTTGACCGGTTTCCTTAGTCTCTTCCTGAATATCCTCACTTTCTATTCGTTCAATAGCCCGTTCTAAAACGTCCTCTAATCTATTACTAGTAACAGACGTGTTACCAGCAACAAATTCTTTCCTTAATTCTTCTAATAATATTTTCATTGTCTTTAATTGTTTATGTGAATATTATAACTGTAAACCATCTGCCGTAGGTTCTATCTTAGTTCCCGTAGTAGGGTCTTTGCTACTAGGATACGGATTAGGAGTATTGAGTCTCTTTAAATCCATTCCTAACCACATTACACCTTCCTGTAACTTGGTAATAGACAAACTACGCTCCCTGGAGGTAGGTAAGGCTTTAATTCTCTGAATTATTTCATCAGTGTCTTTTCGTAGTTGCTTATCAGCTACTACGTCATCTTCAAATGTCATCATGTTATTTTCTGTTTCCATTATTTAATTGTTTATGTTAAAGTTATAAATTTCTTCCTCAAAAGGTACAGGATCACTCCATGTACCATCATCTTTAGAGTAACAGTACCAAAGCCTTACTTCATGCGGAGAGGCAGTCCACTCCTTTTTAAAAGGAAGAGTAAATGTCTTTCCTCCAAGTCCGGGAACATCTAATCTGTTATCATGTCCCGCAGTCAATCTTCTCTTCTTCCAAAGAGATGTTACTATTGTTAGCCCAGCTCCTATAAGAATCAGTACACTAACAAGGAATTTTTTTCTAGTCATTTTAGTATCTATATGAATCTAAATGTAGGCCATAAATGTTATACGTATCAAATATCTCTTGTTCCTTCTTTTCCATCCATTCTTCCTGTTTCTGCCAAGCTTCCCAGTCTATCCAGTACTGTTTATTCTTAAAAGTAACATGAACCTTCCTGCTCTCAAGCTCAGAAACTTCTGGCCAGTTACGATCTGTAGCTAATACAGCAGGAGTTACGGCAATTACTGCCACTCCTGTTACTAACTCTTTAAAAAATCCTCTCCTCTTCATTATTTAAAAGGTTTATTCATTACAAACACTCTACGGCCTTCTAATTCTTTTACCTCCTCAGGAGTAACTACCATCCCCGGTTTCGCAGTCATATCATGATGCATAAACGTCACAGTACCTCCATTCGCTAGATGATACCTAAACATATCTCCCTCTTTAGGTATATAGCACTCATCCGGTGTCAAAGGATACTTAGCCATGTCATTAGATATTGATACTATCTTATGTCTAGCATCACTTCTTTTCTTCCACCAACATACAGCTCCAGCTATCCCCGTTATTGCTAACAGAAAAGCGAACCATAAGTCTTTTATAAAGTTCCTTCTAGTCATGGTCGTTCGTATAATTTTTCTAGATAAGTCTTACCGTCATACATCTTTTTAACTTCCAGTATAAACAGTGCATTCTCCGAGTTATTCCAACCATGTTCTTCCATACATGCTGTCATCTCCTTCACAATATCGTCTTTGGTTATATCCCGCTTCCACTCTTGTACAGGTACATCCTGATAACTTGTATAATATATTGTATAGGTATCCGTCATATTAATTTCTTATAAAGTTTCTTCTAGTCATCATTCCTAGGTCCTTTTACTTGTGTTACAACTATACCAATAGTATTAGACCCTCCACCTCGTCCTACTCCTTTTACCTTATACCAACGATCCGTATCTTTTGTGTATACAAAGTGACCTACATGAAGATTCTGTACCTCATTTACTATAGGATCAGCAACTAGAATAAGACCAGTGCCAGTTCCACTTATCATCTTATAGTCTGTAAGAGTAAAGTTTGGGCCTTCATTCTGCTCATTGAATGTAGGTTCCTTTTTAGTAGGCAAATAATCTTCATCAGGTACTTTAGTTACCACAAAGGCTTTCTTATTAGAATTTGACTCTTGTTCTATACCTCTAATTATATATACATTACGAAGATTGATGTCTACTACACTATTCCCTACTTGTGCCTTCTCTAACATCTCTAGGTTATTATGAGGGATTAACACCAAACCCCTACCAGTAATTTCCTTTAAGTCGTAATCAGTTAACATCCATGTTCCTTTAAGCGGAGTAGGTATCTTACCTATGTAATACATATCAGGATCAGAGTGAGAAGGCCCCGATCCAACAAAAGAACCATCAGTAGGAGTTACTGTTACCTCCGGCCCATCACAAGTCACTTTAAACGGATTAGGGACACAAGGACATCTACTAGTATAAGGAGACAATCCAGCCCCACATACAGGACAAGTCCAGCTTTGAGGACTAAAGAGCCCAGGCATAGGAGTAGTTGGACAAGTACATCGTTCAGGATCAACCGCACTATCTATGGCTAACCAACTATATAACTTACCACATTTCTGACATCTTGTTTTATTGTGCATACCACCTTGCAATTCTCCTAGTGCCTCAGTTGTCTTGAACTGCATGTTCTTATCATGTTCTCGTTTCTTCAGACACTCACATAATGGCCCACCAGAATGTGTACCATCCAGAGTAAAGGGTTTTCCACATACAGAACATATATTAGGCGTGATATAGCTCGTCTTATCTTCTATTGTTACACCAGTCTCATCTCCGGTTACTTTAGTCTCAAACTTTATTCCCTTCTTATGCATCCCACCTCTTAGCTCAGTCACATTCTTATTCTCACTAAGAGGAGGATTAGGATTTATTGTCTTTGTCATAACTATCTAATTTGTGTCTTTCTTGTATTTATGCGTTGTGCTGAACTGTTAGTAGAAGTATCAGAAGAACTAATAGCTCTAACTTTAATTGTAAAACCACTATTATACGTGTACGTAGTGTTTCCTCTCCTATTCCTATCTCTTGTTTCCAACTCCTTACCTATCGCTTCCACAAGAAGTCTCAAATCCTTATCAGAAAGTTGATATAACTGACCTGCTATAGTACCAAAGGTTACGTCTTGCATATTACTAATTAAACTGTAATCCCAGGTACGTCTGTCTTCTCTATTATAATTGGTTTAGCTACACTCATCCTTCCATTCTTTTATCCCAATCAAAGGAAGCTGTCTTTACTACTTCTCCCCCGGTTCCGAAGAATACAGGAGGATTAGACTTAAAAGGAACACAGAAGAAACTACTAGTATCATTCCACAGCTTTAACAACTCTTTTCTCTCTTCTTCTGTCATCCTACTAGGACACTCATAAGGACTAAACGCTATAATCCCTTCTGTTCTACCTCCTCTTGATCTAACAGCTTCTTCAGGGAATGGCTCAAGTACTTCTTTCATAGCTTCTATTGATCCAGCTAAAGGTTCCTTCGTTTTATTACTCATATCACTATCTTTCATATGTTAGTTCCAATTTACTCTTAACTCTAGGAGGAATGCCTCATTTTATCCACTCTATTATTCCTATTACAATTGCTAGTATTATACTATCTACGATTAGACTGGGTAATATAACTATACCCCACTCTTCCCCTCTATTTGCTTATTCCAAGGATGAAATTCATCAACTATACATATTATAAGCCAAAGTATTGTCATAAGTCTACTATCTTAATAAATTGTGTATCCAAAAAATATTTTTTCACCCTTGCAAGTTAAGGGTAAACGGTGATATATCCTAATAATCCGGAAAATAAAAGTTATCCACATTCAATTGTGGAAAAATAAATACGATTTTTATAGTGTTTCAAAATGATACACTTTTCACCCTCACATCCTGTAGCTACTACCACCAGGATGTGGTGGTGTGAGCCTCAGAAAGTGATGTTAGTACCTATAAAAAGTGAGGGTGAAATTTTAGAACTCCTTGATAATCAGATAGTTACCAAAATTACCAATACTAAAGCAAGACTGCTTTAGCAGTCCTTCCTGAAGGAACAGGTCTAGTAAGAACAATTCCATCACCGGAACCAGCCTTTCCCCGATAGAAAAAGATACCGAGCGATCATCGGAGATAGAGAAACGGGTAGAGAAAAAACGATTAGTTCTTACAGTGAACTGGAAGAGAGGAAGATAGTAGAGAAGACAGTAGGTTGATTGAGGAGATAGATGTAGATGGTAGAAAAAGATAAATTTTTTGTGAAATTACAGGCAAATGGGTAGGTATAGAGATAATAGAAGTAGTTAAAAAATCTCTTAAAATTTGAAGTGTAAAGAGCGTTTGGGCAGATAGTAGACAGAAAGATGAGTTAAATTTCTTATAATTTTTGTAAGGAAAAGAGGCGTTTGGGTAGGTACTAACTCATCGACCCCTTCTCTGGAAAGGCATCAAAGTACCCCCGGCATAGTGCGAAAGGTACACTCAAACCTATAAGATTATGGCAAAAGTAACAAGCGTTGACACTATTCCTACTTCAAGAGGCGTTCAGATTATCATCAACTATGAACCAACTAAGGACAAAGAAGGCAACCGAATTGAGTATGCACCTTCATTCTATCCAGACACTAAGGTGATGCAAGAGTTCTGGGCTGATGCAGTTGGTAAGGAAGTGAAGAGGAATGCACGATAACGGAAGGGCTTCGGCCCTTTCTTTCCCTTTGTTCTTATCATCATACACTATAATACACTACAAACACAGACACTATGAAAGAATTCACTGTTACCTATACCTCTCTTCTCTCCTTACATACCAAGGGAAGACTGATTACTGATTCAGCTTGCTCCCCTCCAATAATCTTAAGTTTAAACTTAGCCAATCCAGGACTAGACAGGAAAGTACAGAGAGCTTTGGAGAAGATAGTACAGAAGGAACTTGAAAAGAGTATAAGAAGTCATGATCAAACTAGTCAATTTATCACACACTAAACCTATTTAATATGGACATAGTATACACAGTAATCAGAGAATCCAGAATCCCCAAAGATAATCTCCTAGAGCTTCTAAGAGCTACCTCGGATAGACAGCTTGCAATGCAACATATGTTTGATAATGCTTCTGGGAGTGTAGCGTTGGAAGATGGACATAAAGAAAACATAGTTGTTTATGTCTTAGAACATAGTATTTCCTTCCCAAGAGGTAATCAAATTGCCTTCATAGAGGTTGAGATTGTGAGGGGGGAAGAGAAGAAAGATGAGGGAACAGGAGAAGGAGACTATGCTCCGTGAGGGGAGATTGAGACTTAAGATGATTAAATTATCAAGGTAACACAGTACTCAGTGGATAGGAAGGAGTTGAGATGTACTCGGTGGGATAGAGATATTACATTTACCTCCCACTACTCTTCCTCCTTCTATCCACCTACCTGACTGTCCTCCTTGCTAATAGACCGTTATCACTACATTAACCTCAATAGTAAATAACAGGAGTCATCTTACTAACATACATTATCAGTACATTGTCTTCACCTTATTAAGATTAATAATACACTCAAACCCATATATAAATGAAAACTCTTAAATGTAGTTACTGCGGAAGGCTTCTGGGTAACAGTTATTCTTTCAACTCTATTTTCATTAAACCTACGCTTTACAGATGTAAAAGATGGCGGTGCAATCTTGCTACAAAACGGGGGTATGTTAAGATTCATATTGAGATTCTACCATGAAAACTGCTTTACTATACACTCTGCATATTACTACATTCATTATTACCAAATCTTTACATTAATACAAAAGATACTATGAAACACATGAAACCTTCTCTATTCCTATTAATACACATCCTTAACTGGACACCATTAGGAGTTATAATCTTTCCTATATTCTTCATAAGGTCGTTATCATGGAGTCCATTAGCTACAATAATACATGGAGCAGTAATGGGAGCTTGGATAGGTGGTATAGTATATCTATTCCTACATTACTCCCAATAGTAAACTACATCAGACAACTACTTGACATATATTATTAATACACTCTATTTTACATTGACTAAAACTAATACTACATTTAAACTACATAAAGATGATAACTCTTAATAGCAAAGAACTAAGAAAGTTTAACATTAATAGAGATATATACATCCAAATTAATGAGAAAGGATGGACACATTTAAGGAAGACTGTAGGAGAAGAGTATATAAAGCATTGTATAACTACTGAAGCATATAGAAGAGAGATAGATGGTGAAGTATGGTATAAATTACAATGTCATACTGTATTTGAGTTACTACCAACAGGAGTAGGACTTAGTACACTATTCAACACCAATATAATGTTTGATGATGAGTCATTAATTAAGAAATCAATAGAAACTAGTCCAGAAGTTCTTGACGAAGAATCATTTAGCTGGTAGACTACATCAGTAGTCCTACTGGTACACGTTACTAATACATTACACTATTACAACTACTAAAACAATAGACAAATGGAGGCAACAAATAAGTATAAATGTCCATATTGTAAGACGATTCTAATAAGAAGGAGTACAAAACGATGGATAAAAGGTTGGTGTAGTGTAGCCGACAAATTTGTAAGAATGCAACTAATACCATCATATAATCACTAATACAATGAACTATGAAATCATAAAAGATCCGGCAATACTCAGGGAGTTTATAGACTGGCTTCCTGAGCTTGAACCTCATGAGACTTACTACCTTGCACTATTTGCACGTAATAAGTATGCCCGAGATATTAAACATATCCAGACTGATAAGGCTCAACTCAAACGAGTAGTCACTAAGAAAGACCGTATAGAATCTAAAATCAAGCAGATGGAATGTGCAGTAGGTAGTTACACTCACAAAGGCGACACGATACCTCAAGAAGCATTGGCTTTATATATCACTCCAAATCCTCGTTGTCAAATCAAAGCAGCTAAATATGCAGCTCGTAGACTTGTAGAACTAGTAACTGAACCTTATAGTAATTACAATACTCATCAAATAGCAATGAGTGAAGTACATAAGGCTTGTAGCCGTAAAGTATACTTCGACATGGACTTTGATGGTGTTGACCTTGATCCAATACTACATGAGATGATACACTATATCAATATGGATGCTATTACTGTACTACAAACAAGAGGAGGCTTTCATATACTTGTTGAGTTAAAGAAGATACGTGACGGATATGTTAAAACATGGTACAAGGGAATGACTACTATTACAGGTTGTGACATCAAAGGAGATAACATGATACCAGTACCTGGTTGTACACAAGGTAACTTTATTCCTTCTTTCCTTTATACTTAACATTTAACTACTAAACAATACAATAATGAATAAACTTAGACGATATATAATAGGTAGTATGATAGGTATGTGTTTTGAATATACTTATCGAGTAGATTCTAATGTATGGTACATACCTTTAATCATAGGTATATTGTTGAGTACAGTTGTAGTTCTTGATGTAATAAAAACACCTAGAGATAATAGTTGACGTATTAATAAACAATACAATAATGAAAGACAGACAACAATCCCAGACATTACCACCAGCACCACCTGATGATGGTAGTTGCCTTTGGCTAGTTCTTGCTATAATAATGGTGGTCATAATATGTAGCATTCTAATTAAGGTAATAGTATAGTAACTAAACAATACAATAATGGAAACAATTGATATTACACCAAAGAGGATATTAACAAGAGAGGAACTTACACTAGAGGTGAGTAGGCTTAATGCTATGTTAGACAGTGATATAATTACGGGGGAACCATTTTTGTTTCCTCATTCAAATCAGATACGAGTAGATCCTTTGATACCAAGAGTAGCTGCATTATCAATTAAAGTGAACGAATTAGATCGAAGAAATACAGAAGCAAGTAGAATACCTTCTTCTCCTAAGAAACTATCAAAGAAGAGTAAAGAAATCTTAGCTGAAATAAATGGAAAAAAGAAACTATGGGAAAATGGTGATAAGACTTGTCATTTTACCTATACTTTAAGCATTAAGGAGTTTAAACCTCTAGTTAGTATTCTTTCTGATTACTTTTATGTTTATACAGCAGTAGTAAGACACCGTTCCGGTAGAGGAAAGGGAGAGAAAATAGTAACTATTACCTTTAAATAATATTGATCAACAGTGTACTGACGCACCTACAGGAGCTCTACGTTACTCAGTATAGTAACTCCTGGATCATTTTTAAACCATTAACTACTAAACAAATGAAAAAAGGAACTTATAAATCACAAGTTATTAAAGCTCTTAAGAAACTCATAGAGCAGTATAGAAACCATGCATATGTACCTGGACGAGAGGTATGTCCTTTATGTAATATCTTCTCTAAGATCAGAAGGGCCAACCTCTACGCCTCTGAGTGTAATGGATGTCCAATGGCCCCATTATATGCTGGAATCATACAACAGAAAGGAGGTTGTAGTTCTTTTCACTCCTATCAAAATGTAACACATATGCATCGTTTCGATGACACTCCGTCTAGTCGAAGGACTTTGATTAAAGCACAAGATAAAAGAGCTGACTTCCATGAAGAGCTATTAAAACTAGTAAGAACATTACCTACTAGTCAATTTAATCCAAAGACATGGAAGTATTTAGATTTACGATACATAGAAGATAAGATTCAAGCTTTAAATAAAGACTGATGACAAAGAAAGAAAAAACGATAAAGGCACTAATAGAGTTAATTGACTTGTACAGGAATCATAACTATGTACCTCATGCAAAATCCAAATGTCCTCTCTGTACGATACATTGGGACTCTGAACATGGCTGTAAAGGATGTCCTTTAGCTAACTCTTATGGGAGCATGGGATGTACGCATTTTACTTCTTATGTTGACTTTTCTCGGACATCTCAGAAGACTCGTGAAAGAAGAGCTAAGTTTCATGAAGATTTAATTAAGTTTATAAAGCCATTACCTACTAAACAGTTCACTAAGGGTGGATGGAAGTTCCTAGACATTGGTTATGAGAAATAAACAATTAAACTAATGAAAAAGATATTAAGATATTACATGAATCTCAATGAGCGGGACAGTAACAAGTATTTAATTCATTACCTTGTAACAGCTAGTTTGACAATAGTGCTTTCTATTCTCCTCCTCAAGGATATACTTGTGGCAAGAGAAATAAGTATAGTTATAGTAGGTATAGTATTATCTACTTATACTTTAACAGTAATGGTCTTCTCTACATGGCCTACATTTAGATTCATAGAGCCTAAGTATTTCTGGCCTGTTTACGCCAGATTCTATAAAAGATTTATTGATTCAGAAGTAACGCATTATTTCTTTTATAGTAAGAAACAAGAACGAAAAGATTATTCATTAGGATATAATTGGTCAACTCCCTGGCTTCCTGCTAGAAATAGTTTAATCTATTTCAAGGGTATGTCCTATACAGAGATGAAAGAAATAGGACATGGTTGGTCTAATTATTGTGATGTTAGACTAGTAGGACTTGGGAGCCTCAAAGATATTAATGTATTAAAGTTAACGAAATAATTAAACCACTAATACAATGTGTGAGATATTAGAAGACTTTACAGAGTCTAAGAACTTTACTGGCTACAAAGTAGCTAGAAAAGAAAAAGGAAAATACTACTCTCTTACAACAGGGATAGAGTATCGAGAAGGACGTACGATGCCTAAGTTAAGACAGAAACTAGTAAGAGCGGATGTAGAAAGATGGCCTTGGAATCTACTAGAATCGGGTTCTACGTTTTATTCACCTGGAATGCAGGGCAGAACAGGAGTATTTGTACACAAACCAACTGTTCATCTTATTCAAAGTCCAGATACAGCAGTGTTATTAAAAATGACTATAACTGGGGGACTAAAAAGAGGTAGGTATATCGGTTCAGTTCTTCTTATAGCAGGAAGAAAGATAGTCAAGTTTAAAGAAGTAAAGTTTGCTACTATCTAGTACTAAGAGTAAACTTACTGTGTAGTAGAAAGACATCCCATCTTTTTCTAGAGGGATAAAACTTAATGCAAAGACAATACAGTTTATTCAAACTATTAAACTACAAACAAATGTGTGATTTAACCGAAAACATTTCTAAATCTATAGTCTTTGGCTATAAGATAGCCGTAAAGATTATAAAAGACAATGGTGAGATAGAATATAGATCATTAGCTACCCGTATAGCTTATAAGAAAGGTAATGTTGAAGTTCCTGACCAGTCCAAGAATATTACTGCTTATCTTTGTTTTGCTCCTGACTTACATAGACCTACTTCTCCTGCTTATGTTCCTAGTTTAGTAGGAAGAACTTCCGTCTTTGTTATTCTTAGTGATGCTATATGTCTTGGTTCTAATCTACCAAGTTATTTGGGAAAAAATCAAGATAGATTGTCACTTGTAGTAATAAAATTGGGATTAAAAGATGATCTCATGCAAGGATGCTATGCTAGTTCTCCTGTCTATGCTGGTAGAAGAATAACAAGTGTAAAGGAGATTGAAGAAATAAGGTACTAAATTAAAGATAAGTTAAACTACTAAACCCATAAGACAATGAAAATATACTATACTATTAAACGAAACAATACCAAAGGTCAATGGCGACCACTACAACATAGAAAGCGACAGCAAAGAAAGCCTCGAACAAGAGATTTAAGAAGTACAGTTAAACATTTCTTTTATCTTGGTACTGTTGAAGGTACAAATAATGGAATAGGAAATACTGAAAAGGAGTTTGAGAAGGCTTTTAAATTAAGTTATCATAATATAGGAACAGAAGTATATAAATATAAATATTCCTTATGGAGTATACTATGTGATGCCTTTGTTGCCGGTGTCTTTGTGGGATTTAGTAAATCCTATTTATGGATTGAAGGTGATCCTTTTAATCATTACTTAGATACTCATAATATATGTTTTATTTAAACTCATAAGATAATGAAACACTTAATAATAATACTACTACTCATTTGTTGTAGTTGTAAAGCTTCAATATTACCAGTTAAGTATTGCACCACACCTGATAGTTGCCCAAGACCAGAAACTACAGCGAGTATGTTGACAGAAACAACTAAGTGGGAAGGGATCATGGTAACAGGAGTTGGAGGACTTTTGGTTGTGGTCTTTATTGAAGCACTAATTGAAGCTAATAAATAAAGAATAAAGATAAAACTATATTATAAACTAACTACAAACTACAATGGAAGAGATTAAATTAAGCAACTACGAAAGTACAAAAGTAAATGAGATCTTTGGTATACCTCAGGAAAGAATAGACAGGATAGAGTTCTCACTCTATAAGAACCTATTGGCTTGTCTATTCAGTACAGGTGATGAGTCATTGCAAGTCCTAGAGTGTATTATAAACTCCTATGCTAATTCTGCTAAAGAATCTGTAGCTATTACTCTACTATACGCTGAAAAGATGACGGACATTGCGAAAATGAATGTTACTCATAGAGCAGTACATTGGTTAAAGCTACAAGTTAGTAAAGATGTTACTACTTTGGAAGAGTTTGAATCAGTAGCACCTATTCCTTCTACTCTTAATCAGAACCTGGTAGAAGACGCAATACGGTCTATGGCAAGAGTACATGTAGAATCTGGAAGCTGTGGACAGCTTGGTACAGGTAACTGTATGTTGGAGGAAATCTATTTAGGTAAAGAGAGTCCGGGTTTGATTATAAGACAGGACATGGCAAAGGAACATCCACATTCTTCATCTGAGCTTCCCCATATGCCTAGTCTCGCTGGTCTTAAAAGATTACTAGGAATACGGATATAGTAAAGAAAAAAGAAGATAGCAGAGAAGTTAGCTCAAGCTAGAAAGAAAGAAGCAAATACTAAACTAGGTAAAAACTACTAAATATAGACATTATGAACAAGAAAGATAGAACAATCAAAGCAATCGAGTATCTTATAGTTGAGTATAAGGCACATAACTATATTCCTTATATTACTAACTGTCCTCTCTGTATCCTTCATCGAAGGCATCCGTTCCCAAAGTCTTGTAAGGGTTGTCCCCAAGCTTGTATAGAAGGCGGCATAGGCTGTATACTTTTTGACTCCTATCCAAAAAGTCCTTCTTCCCCTACTTATCAAGTAGCTCAAGATATTAGAGCGGCCTTTCACGAAAGACTACTTAAGAAGATTAAGAGACTACCTCCCAGTCGATTTACAATAAGAGGCTGGAAATACCTTAAAATGAAATATGACCAATGAGACATTGTTGATGCCTATTGCTAGTAGGTAGTTTAGTAGTAGTGGTTGAGCAGGAGTCTATTCAGGCTCCTGTTCTTTTTACTTTAAACCCATAAAAAATGAAGATATATTATGCTCACAGCAATAAAGAGATTAATTCTCCTGTTCATAGAAGACGGGAGATTTTCCTAAAAGAAACCTTTGGTAAGGTAGCCGAGGTTATAGACCCCTCCCACGATTTACCATTAGGTATGTTATCTAACCAGTATATTGATTACGCTCTTAACGAGTGTGGCCTTGTAATAGCTACTGAATATCTAGACTTTATAGGAAGAGGAGTTTATACTATTCTTTCTAAGTGTATTCAGCAGGATCATAAACCTAGAGCTATCTTAATGAGAGAAGATGAAGATAAATTAGGTGTATCCTTTTATCTTGTAAGAGAGGTAGCATTAGTAGAACCTTCCGATTGGGTTGTACGATATGGTAAGGTTACTGTAACAAGAGAGGTTAAGTTACTTGACTTGATAGAATTATTAACTAGTAAAAATATACCAGATGCCGAAGATAAGAAAGTTTAAAGTACTAAAGACTAATAGTGATGAAGAGTTCCAGACTCAGTTAAATCACTACGAGGATGATGGTGGAGATGTAACAGTACATAGTCATCGGTCTAAGTCTGTACCACCTAAACAGATACCTGGTTACACAAAGCATTCTGCGCTTATCAGTTATTGGACAGATGGTAGTAAGTAGAAAAAATACAACAGAGCAACTTCAAGCAAATGAATTTATCTTCATGGGTTTGAAGAACTAGGCCCTGCCTAGACTAAATACCGGAACTTTAGAAACTACGATGTTACTGCAAGGTGAAGTAAGACTAGGGTTGGTGTTAAACCGGGTATGGGAATATTACCTAACTCCCCAAGTATTTAAGATTAAGGAGAGTAAGTTGATGAGGGACTCCCACCAGAATAGCTAGATACAACTTCAAGAGTAGGCATGCTACGTTTGGAGGAGAAAACGAGGTGAAAAGGGAGCGAAGTCAAGAGACATAGAGAACTGGCTCTCTGTCTCAACTCTCCTTTTAATTACTTATATTCAAACTATTATTAACCTTAAACTCATATTATTATGTCAAACAAAGATAAGAAACTAGTTGTTATCCTTATGGATATTACCTGTGGATGTAGTACGGAAGTACACAACATTCTAAGAGAAGTTTCAAAGACTTCCAAGATAACTCACCAAGAAAATATGGGTGAGGGTATATCCAACTTAAAAATTAGAGATATTGATCTTAAGGATTGGGACCGCTGGAAGGAAGATGAAAGTTTCTTTGGTGAGGCCTGGGAAGAAATAGAAGAAGAAGAAAAAGAAAAGATCATTCTAAAAATGGGGAAGCAGGGAATTGATAAAGATGGGGATCTTATAATTCATGAGAGTCCAGGATGATGGAACTTCTAACTTATTACATAGTAGGAGCCTTCGCAGTAGGTGCTATTACTTTTACTACTAGTCAAAGTGGTATATTTAAGGAAGTAAGAGATTGGATGGGTAGATTACACCCTAAGATAGATGATCTAATACATTGTCCTTGGTGTTCTAGCTTCTGGGGATCAGTTATATTTATGTTTATAGCTATGTTCTTAGCTGATTTACCTTTGTTTATCATCAGTAGTTATACCTGGTTTAATATACTAGTTATACTATTTGCTTTTCATGCAGTTACTGGATTTGTACATTATATACTTATCCTAGCGTACGCACCTATAGCAAAGAATGAGATGGCAAGGAAGCAGAGAAGACAACAGGAACTCGCTGCAAGAATAGGAAGCTCCGTTCATCATGAAGATTCTGAGATTCAGATAGCAAAAGGAAAGAGAAATTTGAAGTTCCCTGAGGTTAAAACAGGAGTAGAGAAGAAAAGATTATATAATAGTCTAAATAGATGAACAATGTACCGTATAACAGAAAAGTTACAAGGACAGTTAGTAGTAGGCTACAAGATAGCATATACTACAAAGGAAGATGGTTACTACAATTCAGTATATACAAGTATGGTATATGATACTGGTAAGATACCGGATCTTTCTATGTTGATGACTAATAAGGGTATGGTTCCTCTAAATAGTCTTCCTGTTCATCCTCAACTTACTTATCTCAGAAGCGAACAGTTCCTTTTAGATGATACTGATATATTTAATGAAGTCTTACGTGACCATTTTAGTAAATATCATCACAAAAAGACGGCTCTTTATGCTAACCTTCTGGATGCCCAACGACACTTAGGTAAGCTGAAATATTGGCTTGATGACCATCCAACAGATTATAGTTTAGATTATCAACCCCCCAATATTATTCTAGTAGTATTACAGATGGAAGGAAGAGCTTGGTGGAGGATACAAAATACAGAAGATCCTTCTAACTATCTAGCCGGAGCAAAAGGGTTCCTAATAGGAAACATCAAGTCAATAGAGGAACTAAATAGAATTTAAAAGAATCCTAGTTAAATAAAGTTAAAAACAGTTAAAACAAAAGAAACATGTCAAAGACAGTTAAAATTATTACGAAAGAAGTTCTTAAGGACAAAACAAAAGTAGATTATGCCAAGTTAGGTATACTTGAAGAAAGAGGTGAGAAGGTTACAGACCCTGTAACAGGGGAACAGTACTTTGCTCACTCAGATCCGAAGAAAACAAGTTTTAATGCCTGGAGTAAAAAACCCTGGGATAAAGAAGGTGAGGCTAGTCCCGACCTTGGATATAACCTAGAAGTAGGTCAACGTATCCTTGGTTCTGTAGTTACTAGAAGAGTAACTCCATACGATATGCCTGTTGACCCAGATTCAGGGGAGATACGAAGCGTTGATACCTATAGCTGTTTAGTTAAAGGTGATACAGATAATGCTGAGGAATTTGAGATTGCTATTGAGCGTCAGTTCAGAGCAAATAATCATCCTCTTCCAAGTATAGAGGAAGAAGCAAAGATGGAAGAAGAGAAGCTTGCCACTGGAACGGCACTACTCTCTGAAAAAAGCAAAGTTCCAGTAGCCGAGTTAGGCTAAACAATTAGAGAAGGGAGGTAATTAGGATTCACCTCCCTCTTCTTTTACACTAATTTTTAATACTAAACCCAAAGTTATGCGCAATGAAACTACAAGTTTAATTCTTAATTGGAGAACGAAGACTGGTGAAATACCAATAACGGAGATGGATTATGATCATTTAACCAAAGCTATATCAACAGTCAGGAGTCGGTTGAGAGCATACAAGAAACAAATAAATGTTCTTAATGCTCTTAAAGAAGAAAAGGATAGAAGAGAAGAGCAAGCTAAAACAATAGCTCTTCAGGAGATAGAGGGGTTAACTTCCGAAAATATCCTTCTTATAGGTAGTGAAAACGAAGTCTTATTAGATTTAGAGGATAGAAAAGAGTACTACCAGAGGGTAGCTCATTCGGGGAAGATAGTTAAACTCAATTTTGTATAGTAATTAACTTTTTATTCATTTACTTGACATTTAGTAGGAAAAGTGGTAATTTGCCCTTTCCTACCTTGTCAAGTTAAACTCATCAACACTATGACAAATCATATATTAATCCAAGGACTACTTTACCTACTTGGATTCTACCTACTAGGAATACTAATCACTCACATTGCTATTAGAATAACTTGGACTATCGTAGGTATGAAGATGCGAGAAAGCGAGAAGATATGGCTCCTGAGTACAGCTCATTGGAGTTGGTGGGGTCTTTATACCTATATCAAAGGACATAGACAAGCAATTAGGGAAGCGAACAAGAAAAAAGGAGAGTAGAATTACTCTCCTGTATATAGAACATGAAGTATAGTTGGAAATGTCATTAATCCTTTTTATCCTATAATTTGTAAATCAGTATTGATTGTAGCCTTGATACAGCCTATAACCATACGTACTCTATCCCTAGTGATAGTCTCGATACCTCTTTCTTGGGGGGTAGCTTCCAATTTCCTTGCCTTCTGCCTTGCAACGGCCTCGATTGAAATTACAAATCTGTCTTGTGCAGTAAACATGATGATTATTAAATTTAGTTCCTTGTATTATTTAAGCAAGTTATACAAAGTACAGTTAAGATGCAAGTAAAACATAACATTTATTTCCTGACATTAAGAACGCATAGTGAGATAAAGCGATTTCCTATTATTCGATCAATAGAACCAGTAATCGAAGCATTAAGAAAAACAGACTCCATCGGATTTGACCGGGAGTTTACTAATCTCGATCCAATATTGGCAGAACCCTTACTCAGTCAGATCGCTACACCTGAGGTAGCTTTTATAATTGATGATGTCTCAATAGACCTGGGAGAGATTCTGAAAGACTTTACACACCTACAGTTCATAGGTCACAATATAAAGATAGACTACCAGATGACCAAGCTAAATAATAATATAGTCTTTAGAAACGTTTGGGATACAATGATAGTAGACCAAAGACTATCTCTAGGTTCTGGTAGGTCGAATGCACTTGAAGCAACTGTTGAAAGAAGATTGGGTATACGTCTGGATAAGAGTAGAGTTAAACTGTTCATAGGTATGACACCTGACAGTACGATCACAGATGAACACTTAGAATATGCTATAGAAGATGTTCTCTATCTACATAATGTACGAGAAAGTCAACGTAAATCTATTGAGAAACATAAACATGAACTGTTGCTTTACGATATTGAGTTTCCTTTAGTGTCTTTGATAGGAGATACAGAATTAGAAGGAATGATACTTCTAGAAAAGTGGAAGGAACAAATTACATATAATGAGAAGATACGACAGGAGATAGAAATAGGATTAGATAAAATACTCTTAGAAATATATGAAAATCAGAGTGGCTTTGAGGAGCATGAGGGGTTAAAGCCATTAGTTCCTGTCCTTAGAAGGAAAAGAAGATATGAAAAGACATATAAACTTGATCTCTTTGAAGACTCTGCAATAAGTAAAAATGCTAACGCTCGATTTATAAACTATAACTCATCGAAGCAAGTTCTGGACATATTCAGACTACTCGGTTTATGGATTCCTACAGCAAAGAAGAAGGATGCTAAGACCGGAGTAAAAAAAGTAATAAATTCTGTAAGTGAAGAGGCTCTACAGCAATATATCATAGACTATGATACAGTTCTTACTCCTTTTATAAAAGAGTTACTAAAACTTAAAGGAGTAATAAAGGGATTAGATTCATTTGGAGAAAGATTTTTAGTTAGTAAGTATAAGGTATATAAAGGAGGAAGGAAAGACCAGTCTAAGATAGGATTTAAGAATCCAGTAACGGGAAAGGTTCATACTCTATACAAGCAAGCTATGACTGAGACCGGTAGATTAGCTAGTGGTAATGAGAAGATAGGGAAGTTCAATTCACAGAATGTACCAAAAGATAATAGATACCGCACCTGTTTCGGAGTAGAAGAAGGTTTTGAGGTAGTAACAGCAGATCTATCAGGAGCTGAATTAGTAATAGGAGCTTCACTATCTGGTGACAAGAGACTATTAGAGTTGGTAGCTGGAGATGATCCTGATGTACATAGTCCTTTAGCAGAGATATGTTATGATGAAATTACAAGTTATATTCTTAATAATATAAAAGGAGAAAGACAAAGAAAGGAATTAGAGGAGTTATATGAAGCTGCAGAGTATATTTATGGGGATGAGAGACACGAGATTACCCAAAAACGAGTAAAGGAAGTACTAGAAACCGGTCACTTTGTTCTTAATAAAGAGACAGCTAAAGACATAAGAGATAAGTTTAAGAACGTTAGCTATGCCTTACCTTATGGAGGAGGCGTAGAAAGAATCATGGATATTCTCAATATGGCTAATGCCTATGCAACAATTGTAGAAAGTACATTAAAGAACGAACTTCCCGACTTCTTCAAGTATCTTGAAGGTAGTGCTAAACAAGGAGTTGAGAATGGAGTAGTTTACTTCAATTCAAGAACTAATAGTAGAAGATGGTTTCCTAAGGCAATGGAAGCTAATAGCAGACGACAACGACTCTCATTTGCTGATCAAGGTGCAATTGAAAGAGAGAGTAAGAATGCCGGTATTCAAGGATGCCTACAAGGTCATAGTAAAGTATTAACAGAATTAGGATATATAGAAATAAGTAAAATACATAGGAAGATGGAAAAGCCAATGAAAGTATGGAACGGTAACAAGTGGTGTGAATTCAATGTTTTAGACAGAGGATCATGCCAACTAGCTCAGGTGCATCTTTCTAATGGCCTGATGCTAGACTGTGATACTCGCCATGAATTGTTAGTAGTTACAGAGGAGAGAAGCAGCTTCAAAAAAGTTACCGAACTTACGTCAGAAGATAAAGTAGCTATGAGTATGCCGGAACCTATGGATGTAGGAATACCTCCTCAATCCTTTAGTTATAAGGCAGGAGTACATAACTCTATTTCTTTTGACTATCAACCTGACTCAGAGTTATTCTATTGGATAGGTAGATATTTGGGTGACGGTAATATGTACGACTATCGGCTGGTTATTGTATTTTCTACTAAGCCTAGTGATTTAGAAGCATTGGCTCGTGCAGAGACATACTTTGCAGGGTTTAATCCAAAGGTAAGGAAAGTAAAAGAGAATCTGTATGAGTTCACAGTAAACTCAAAGGGATTAGTAAAATTGATAGAGGCACAAGGGTTTAAGCAAAATAAAACTGCTAAAACTAAGAGAATACCAAACAGTATCTTTTCCCTTCCCTTAGAGTATAGGAAAGAGCTAGTAAGAGGTTTTATGGGAGCAGACGGATGGTTAGGTAGTAGAATAACCTTACATCTTGCTCAACGTGAAATATTAGTAGAAATGATGAGACTTCTACGTACCTGTGGTGTTGCTTCTCGTTTGCACGGCCCTTATAAATATAAAGAATTTACTAGCTATAGATTGGATATTAGTAAGCGTTTGTATCTAGAGCATATGGAAGGAATTAAAACTCCTAATACCTATCCTCAAACTTATGCTACAAGAGCAATGAAAGAAAGATTTGCAGAGCACTACAAGTACAAACGAAACTTATTTAAGACTGGGAGTAGTGAAAGATCTTTGTTTAATCGTATGTTGGTTCATGACCCAAGAGACATTTCCGTATATAAACTTAAAGAAATGGATATAGAGGGAGCAATAGAGATCTACGACTATGATACTTTCGAAAAGCTCGTAGTATTGGAAGAAGAGGCTGTTACTTATACCTTAGAAGTAAAGGACTTATCTCATAGATTTGATAGTGAGGGAATTATCTCAAAAAATACTCAAGCTGATATGCTTAAAGAAGCTACAGTAGACTATTTCTATCAATACATTCAACCTAACAACCTAGAGGAACGTGTTAAGTTTCTTCTATTTGTTCATGACGAGATAGCTATAAAGATACCAAAGGGAGAACATCATCACGCAGATAAATTAAAGTTTCATATGAGTCAAGCTGCTAATAGATACTTGATACCAAGTATTAAGATGGGAGCTGAATATAAAATAAGAAAGACATGGATAAAGTAGAAAAATGGAGAAACAACAAGACCGGTGACATTTACTGGGAACTTTGTTCTCTAGTTGATGCTACCAATGAACCTAAATATGGAGATATAGTTTTTTATACCAAAGTGATAACATGGAAGGATCTTCTTTCTAGAATTACTTATTGGATAAAGGGATATAAGCATCCAGCTAAAACATTCTTCTTTCGAGAGTCAGGGGAGTTCATAGATAAGTTTACTCCTCTAGATATATGGAAGATGAACAATTACTTGTAGAATAAGTTTTTACCAACTAAGTTATATATGGAAACTATAAATGATCATTACTTTATTATGACCCTGGGTAGTTTAATACTCCTAGTAGTCTTTATTTTTCTTTATAGTATGCGTAAACCTACTAAGAAAGTAGAAATTGAGCTAAAGATAGCTCCAGCAGCAATGCAAGAGCAGGAACTTATAGACCTGCTTCAACTAGGAGAAAATGGAGAGAAGGAAGAAGCAAAAAAATTCTTAAAACAAAACTTTAACTATGCAACTGCAAAACTACAAGAATTATCCAACCCTGTACAAGAAAGACAGTCTGGGAAAGATACGAACATTCACGATACGAATAAACCAGATGGACAGTGGGACGGTATTGTCACAGACCACAGGACTATTTGATGGTAAGAAGATAACTACAGAAAGATGGTTTCTTCATGGTACTAATATAGGTAAAGCCAATGAAAAGACTCCTTATGATGTAGCCATTACAGAAGCAGAACATAGGATTTCTAAGAAGAAGGATGGAGGGTATAAGAAAATAAATGTTCTTGGGCCGGAAAGAAAAACAGAGAGTCTTCGATTATTTCTCCTGGACTCTCTTCCAGACACGGCCACAGATGCTCAAGGAGTATCTAAGCCAATGAAGGCAAAGGTTGTTGATTATAGTAAGGTAGACTTTCCTATATATGTACAACCTAAACTCAATGGTGTTAGACTCACAATACGAGAGATAAACGGAGTAGTAAGAGCACTCAGTATTAGCGGCAAGCCATATGATGTAGCGGCTGCTCATATAGTTAGTGAGCTTACCCCTCATCTTCTTGGAAGTGGTCTAGTACTCGATGGAGAGTTCTATAAACATGGTTGGACACTAGGTAAGATAGGTGGTCTTGCTAGAACACAACAATTTTCAATTGAACACCAAGAGTTACAGTTTTGGGTCTTTGATATGGCAATGGAGGGTATCTCTCAAGGAGAGAGACTTCAACTATTCAATGCTATTCCATTTGAAGAACTAAAGACGTGCCATAGAGTAGCAACTCATATGATATCCGCTAAAGAAGCTATAAAGAAACTACATGACATCTTTGTAAATGATGGCTTTGAAGGGGCCATACTCAGAAACATAGATGCGGAGTATGGCTTTGGAAAAAGAGATTGGAGAATGCAGAAAGTTAAAGCTTTTATGGATGAGGAGTTTAAGATTACTGGTGGTAAGACTACTCCTGGTGTTTCAATCGAAGATTCCTTCGTGTTCAAGTTTGAGACGAAAGAAGGCAAGACCTTCTATGCTAAACCAAAAGGTACTGCTGCTGTGAGAAAGAACTATGCCTCACAGGTAGATAGCTTGGTGGGAAAGATGTCAACTGTTAGATTTTTCGAATGGACAGAGGATGGTCTTCCTCATCAAGGACGTATGGTAGTAATTAGAGATTATGAGTAAACTAGTATTAACAAGAGATGTTTCTATAGGGGAATGTCCTTGGCTTGATAAGGATATGAAAAAAGGTGATATGGTCTATGAGTACAAAGAGTATACTTATGGTTGTATAACTAACAACGGAGTAGCCTGTTCTAAAGAAGAAGAGGAGACTCCTTTCTTTGAATTACCAATAGATTCAGTTAAAGTAATAATATGAGCGATATATTAGTAAAGGATGGTACGACCATTCTAATTAAGGAAGACAAGCTACTTGTAGAAGTAACTATAGATCTGGAAGGAATTAAGACGGCTACATATGCTCTTAAGTCTAGAGAACATAATAGAGAAGATACAGAACCTATTCAATCTACGTATGTACAGTTTCATGAAGGAGAATAAAGACTATGAGTAAGGACAAGCTTCCTTCTAAAATAGTAGTAGCACCAAAAAGTACAGCCCCTCTTACTATTACTTTTGAAAGTCAAAAAGATGATAAGACATTAGTCACTATTATTAGAAATGACGGAAAAAAGGTACAGAGTCATCTCTGTTCCCCCTTGGAACGGGATAACTGGTTAATTACTATTCACAATGAGACATTACAAGTAGAAACTAAATATTACTATGAATAGTATAGGAAAACCAAGGAAGGATGTATTTTGGAAGGATGTACCCGAGAAGGAGAAGTACCAATTCCTTCCTAATACATATGCAGATCAATTTAGTCATATATTTGGAACGAGTCCGAAAAAGTATGAAGATAGATCAATATCAATGATTGAGTTGCAGTATAGACTCGACCTACTTAAATTTGATGCCGAGTTCTTAGAAGTAAAGTTTCCAAATTACATTAAAGACGAAACTTCTATGAAGGCACTTATTCTTAGAGAGTACGGAGAGGATGCAGGGAAGTTAGTTGAAATACTAGCTAATATTAAAGGAAATTGATATGAGTAAATACACATTTCAGAACATACTAAGGAAGCAAGAGGACGGGAGTATAACAGGGCCAATGAGCCCTGTTTCCTTTGTTAAAGCCGTAGCTCCTCAGATAGACATGATTCCTCATGGTATAGCTAGATGGAACAGAGACAGAAACTCTAGTCACACATTTGACCATCTGATAGTAAAGCAAGCGTTTACGAACTGTAAAAGGAATAGAGGGTATTCCTGCTGCATTTTGGTTCGATAATGATAAAGACGTCACGATAACTCCTATTTATAAAAGTCAAACAACAGAAGAAATGCAGGGGGTACATAGGCTAGATGTGGAACTTCGTAAGAATGATCCAGAACATCCTATAGCTGTACTAACAGAGAAGGAATTCATTAGTTTATTTAAAGCAGCAGAAGCAAGTGGAAAATTAGAACTAAATCAAGATGAAGGCAAGCTGGAAACTCTATAAGTGTAAGAAATGCGGCCACGAGAAACGCATACAGACCGACCATTATGGAGAATGTTATGGGTATATGGACAGTAACATGTGTCATATATGTGGGTCAGAAGAACAGCAGAATTGTACCTGGCTTTGTCAGGAGAAACCACCAGAAGGTGAAAAGATTCCTGCTTCCTAGAAGATAGTAACAATAGATAAGATAATTAACTAAAGTAATTTAAATCATAAGATAATGAAAAACCCATTTACAGCAGTAAAACAATTAATTGTACCTCCAACTGTAGAAGAGATTCACGAAGACTTTCGTACAGAAGTAGAAAGACTAATAGAGGATGCTAATATCCTTCACTCAGAGGAAACTACTAAGGGGGAACTATTGACTAAGGCAGATGCACTTAATACATATGGCTTCTTCAATACTCCAGAAGCTAAGGAAGCAAGTAAGGAGGTAAAACGACTCTCTGTTCTACAAGAGGAAAATAGGAACAAAGAGCTTCTTAGAGAGGCAATCTACCACTTTAGTTCTAACTATCCTAACTATAAGTTCATTACTGAGTCTTCAGTAAAAGAACTTTGTAAAAAGTATGGTCTTATCTATGGTACTGTGAATTACTTTATTGGAGATGTACCAGATGTTAACTTGAAACACCTACAGGAGTTCATAGTAGCGGAAGGGGATGAATGTCATATGTCCTATTCTAAGTATAATGACGGAACCCCATTTAATCTTAAGTATCTTACAAAGAAAGAAGTAGAAAGAGAAAAAGATATGCGGAGAGTATTTTCAGATATAAAATTTATCCAATGTCCTCTAGAAATAGTTGCTCCTTCCTCAGACTTCAACCTTAAAGGAATGGATATTACTGACTTCGAGATACGTCCTACTCCTATAGAAGATCCTATTGTTCTTCATCCTGTATATTGGAAAGGTACAAAGCATTACCTTATAGGAACTGCATGGGGGCCAGAAGCTAGTGATCCATTAGCAATCAATGAAAAGATGAATTAATGACTTATGATGAATAGAAATTCTTAACCCTAGAAGAGGAACGAAGTTTTAATGAGGAAGAAGAACTAGACCGTGAGGAAGTTCTTCTTCTACTTAACGAAGATAAAAGAGAACAACAGTATGGAAATGGAAGAAATAACGATGACAGAAATACAAGTAACGAAGAGTGAGTCAGAGGAAAATTTAAACAAAGAGACTCTAGAGGTACCAGAACCTAAGTACTTAAAGATACAAAATAGCTCAGTACTTCCACTAGCCTTACTCTTTATGCTTGGTGCATCTACTAAGAAAGAAGATGCATCAAAGTTTGGAGAGTTTGGTACAGGATTAAAATATTCAATAGCTTACTTTGCCAGAACCGGAATCAAACTAAGAATGTTTCTTGGTAAAAAAGAGATTACCTATGCTGTTCATCCAAAGACAGTTAGGAAGCGTGTATTTAATCTTATCTATATTAACAATAGGAGTACAGGATATACTACTGAATATGGATCAGGATGGAAAGCATGGGAAGTAGTAAGAGAGATTTGGTGTAATGCTATTGATGAAACTAACATTACCAAAGAAGTTGTAACAAAAGATCAAATAGAAGGTACTGCTAGACATACTACATTTTTTCTAGAATTACAAAAACCTCTCCAGGACGTAGTAGATAATTGGGAAGATCATTTTCTAGAAACGGCTACTCCCCTTTATACTAGCTTCTCGCTAGACATTTATCAAAGTACCGGATCTCTTAGATTGTATAAAAACAAAGTGCTAATTCATAGTGCTGGAAAAGATGCACCTAGATCCTTATTCTATTATGACATAAAGGATGCTCCTCTCAATGAGTTAAGAGAATACAGAGGGTGGACAGAGTACGATATAGTTAAAGCGGTTACTCAGTCTAGTGAGAAAATAGCAGGAATGTTAGTACAAGCATTCCATAGTTACTATGAAGGTACGGAAAGTAATTCAGAACAGCAAAGTAAATATGACTTTCATGAGCGTAGTTTAGATTATGCGTTCTATTCTTCCTACATCTCAAAGGAAAAGATATACGAAAACTTTAAAGGTAAGCTATATGTGTCTAGAGACTCTAGTAGGGGAATAAAACATGGAGCTAAGGTATCTAAGGGACTTCTCAAATTATTAGGAAAATGTGGACTGAAGACTAGTGATCTCTTGAGCTATGGAGGTTATGGTGGAGGAGGATACGCTTCACGTATCGAGTATGAAGTTCTTCCTAATCCTAGACTAGAAGAGAAGATAAACCAGATCTTAAAGAAATACAGTTTATCTCTTAATTTTAATGTAATGATTCCTATTGATGGAAAAGATGTAGACGTGGCTTTGGCCTCTGAATCTACTGTCTCCTTTAACACAAGACTAGAAACAGTAGATACTAGAGAGTTAGCCTCCATAGTCTTGACAGGACTTGTATTAGCCAGAGAAAAAAGCTATATTGTTCTTAAAAGACTAATAAAAACAACTTTATCAAACAATAAGAAACTAAAGGCAGTCTTAGAATTATGAAAAAATTAATATTTCTAATGCTATTGATACTAGGAGCAGTATTTATAGCACATAGTCAACTAAAGACGGTTGACATTACCCGTACGGCAATCGGGTATCAGATTGATATTTTAGACTGGGACAGCTATGAAATAAGTAGCTATACTTACACTGGTAATTCTACTAGTGGTATTCTATATAACAACTATTCCTACTCACCTGTTCAAATCACAGTAGAGTCAGAATGTTACAACAATACAGATAAACTTTTAGACTTAACATATGACACCGAGCGAATTAAAAACACAATGGCAGATTGGAGTAGTAGCAAAATTCAAAACACCTCAGGTAAATGGACATGGGACAGTAGTAGCGGGAACAGGAACAGGCAAGACCCGTATAGCTATTATCTTGATCCAAGGCTTAAACCAAAAGTCTCCTGGAAAATCGACTGATGTAGTAGTTCCGAGTAGAAATTTGAAGAGGGATTGGGAGAAGACGGGAGGTCACATAGAGCAATGGGGATTAAAGGATGTTCATGTATTTGTAATAAACACATACAAGAACTTACGAAGATCCCCAACGCTTCTAGTTTTAGACGAAATACATAACTACTCAGCTCCTACATATAAGTTATTATTTACTAACTCAAGCTATAGCTTCTTATTAGGTCTTACTGCAACAATAGAAAGACTTGACCATGAACATTACTTCCTATTAGATAAAGCTCCTGTTTTTGAGAAACTATCTTTAGAAAAAGCTAGGAAGATGCAATTCGTGTCAAATTACGTTGCCATTAACTATGGAATAGAGCTTAGTGTTGAAGATCAGGATAAATCATCGGAGTGGGATGCTATGGTAAGTAGTACGTTTTCTAAGTTTTCTCACAATTGGGCACTTGCTAGAGCCTGCGCAGGAGGTTACCTCGTACCTGCTGTTGTATTCTTTCACAAATTTGAAGATATAAACAATCTTACGGAGGTATCAGACGGAGCTAAAATAGCTATAACAAAGACTAGTAGAGATTGGAGATTATGGTATGCAACTCAGATGGGATGGGATGGGTTTACAAAGGAGGCCTACTTTAGTCCTCATACTTTACAACGAGAAGCTAATATTTTTACTCAGGCTACTAAGGCTAGAGAAAATTTCCTTCACAATCATCCATTAAAGCTAGAAACCATTCAAGAGATTAGGAACTTATTTCCTGGAAAGAAGATGGTTGTGTTCTCACAACGGACAGACTTTGCTGATGAAGTAGCTTTAAAAATTCCAAACTCTTTCTCCTACCATAGTAAGACGTGTGGAGAGATAAGAGTACCAAGGAGTTTACCTCATAGTGATATTGTAGTAGGTCGGGGAATCCGAGTAGAGATTGCTGGAAAGAAGACACCTGTAATTAGGTATCGAGATCTAAATGATGGTACAGTAGAACAGTGGCCTTGGTTTAAGCAAGAATACCCTGGATGTAAGAGAATAGGTGCTGCAAGTTATAAGGAAGAGATGATGGATAAGTTTAGGGCCAATGAGATTACTACCTTATCAACTGTTGTAACTCTAGACGAAGGCTTTGATGTGGAAGGAATAGAGATTGCAATTATAGCAAGTGGAACTGGCGTAGGAAGACAAAACATTCAGAGAATGGGACGTGCTGTTAGATTTGTAGATGGAAAAACTGCTTTTATATTTAATCTCTACTTTAAAGACACCCAAGATGAGAAATGGTTAAACCGTAGACAGTTTGGAAATACTAATCCTGTATGGATGAGCTCTTTAAACTATGACAAACTTTTAGATCTAATTACCGATGAAAGAAAAAATATCTAATATTCATATACCTAGCTTTGTAGATCTTCTTGCTGAGTATCAAATAAATGAACACCAGTTCATGATATGCTGGTTTGTTCATACTAAGGATATGAAAACCTATTATAAGTATACTCAGGAAGTATCTCATGTACGGCGAGCAGATCTAGAAGAACTTGTGGAGAAAGGAGTTCTAATAACTCCGTCCTCCAACCTAAATACCTATGAGTTAGACTCAATGTCCTTAACGGGTTCGTTTGCTGAAGGTTTATTTGTTCTAGATGCTAGAGAGGCCGCAATGGAGTTATGGAATAAGTATCCTGTAAGATTTACAAAAGATGATGGTACTAACTATCCGGCAAAGACCGTAACTGATAGGGATAAGCTTCTAGAATATTATATTAGACAGGGAATAGGATACAACCTTAATGTACATAAGAACGTTCTAAAACTAACAGATGTTTATCTTGAGCTAGTGGGAAGAGGAGAGATGACAGGATTAGGAATAGAAAAGTATATAAGAGGGCATTATTGGGAACAGGTTGAGGTTTTAGCAAAAGAATTAGGGTATGGAATCTAAACTATTAACGAGAACATTACCTATAGTTACTGCAAAACAGGCAGCAGAATTAGCACTTAAGGAGATAGAAGAAGGAAGATCTGGTATACAACGATCCCTTCTTACTAGATGGAAGCATGTAAATAATTTACTCGTAGGTGGATTCAGATTTGGCAATACCTATGTATTAGGAGGAATGTCTGGTGGAGGAAAGTCTTATAAGCTAAACATGCTAAGAGAAGATTTCTTAAACAAGGAACTCAATAGTATGTTTACTAAACCATTTAGGCTTATACACTTTGCAATGGAGATGAGTGCTTCTGATGAAGTACTAAGAACAGTAGGAGGTAATATTAAGACCTCCTATCAGTCCTTAATATCTGCCTTTAGAAAACTTCCGGATCAAAAATTTACAGAAGCTATGGCTTATCTGGAATCCATGAAACATTTGGACATGGACTTTGTCGAAGTAACTGGAAACGTTCTTCAACTAAAACAGACAATACTAGAGTATCAAGCTAAGTATCCTGGAATAAATCTTATAGTCTCTCTTGATCATACATTACTTACAGATTATCTTAATGAAAAAGATGAAATACAATTAGTAACAAACGTGTCAAAGATGTTTCTCAGCGCAAGGAAAGAAATAGGTTGCATGGGAATTATAGTTGCTCAGTTAAATGATAAGATTGAGGATATAAGTAGAATTGGTAAAGCAAATTTTCATTATCCTACTAAGAAGGATATACATGGAGCAAAGGCAATATACAGAGATGCAGATTGTGTAATGGTTCTCCATGATCCTAGTCAACTAGGGATAAGAAGATACGGCCCAGAAAGTAATCCAGATGGACAAGGTGGACTTGGGTATACAACAGAGGATAGAGTCTTCCTTCATGTACTAAAGATGCGGAAGGGAGTTCCTGGAATGATTGTATTTACTCAAGACTTTAAGAATGGTAATTTACATGAGGAAATAATAAATGCACCAAGATTAGTAATAGAATGACAGAAATAGCAACACAGCCGAAACCAACGGCAAAACCTGCAAGATTTAGATCATTACTTATAGATACAATTAGTCAACTACAAGACGATCAGTATCTAGCAGAATTAGCTGCGGCTAAATCAAAGAAATTGGAGTATGATGAATGGAGGAATCATGGAGTGAGTATCTTAACTCTGTATAAAACAATAAAATCTCTTTCGGATACTACAGTAATTCAAGTCTTAGGATACGAAGGTACGGGGAAGAGTATGGGTGGGTACTATTTAGATCCAACTGAAACCTTTTGGTTAAATATTGATAAGAAACCACTACCCTGGGCCGGATGGAAGAAGACTTATGGGGATAAGCACAAAAACTACGCAGTGTCTTCAAGTTATTCAGAAGTAGAAGAGTTCATTACAGAGGCGCATTCTAGAGCTAAGAAACCGTTTGTAGTCTTTATACTAGGTCATTTGGAAGACTTCACCAGTGTAAGAGGAGAAAAAAGACAACAGCTTAGAGTGATAGGTAAGATGGCACATAAGCACAATATAGAAGGAGCACTTGTTCATAACTACTATACTCGTATAGATGAGACTAAGGATGCGCTTGATCCCGAAAGGTATCTACTATCTACTCAAAACTCGGGACTTAATACAGCAAGATCACCCTTTTTATTGTGGGATAAGATGCATATACCTACCAATTTCCAGAATATCGTTGATGCAGTCGTCAAAGATTGGAATGAAATTTAGGAGGATAAATCTTCAGGAATAGGCAAATTACTTGACCTTTTCCTTGCATCTTAATAGTAAAAGTGGTAACTTCATATTTCTAATTAATTATTTTTAACTCTAAACAAGTACAGATTATGTCTTTTGATTTTAGACAAACAAGAGTGGTAAAGAAGACTTACACCAAAGAAGGTGGAGCTTCTACACAAAACTGGGACTTTAGGTATAAGGCCAGTGGTAGTAAACTAGGTAAAGCAGAGTTCTACATTTCTAACAACTTGTACGACTTGCTTGATCTTGAAAATACAGCGTTACTAGAAAGGGACGCTTTTGACGATGATGGTAACATTACTGCGGTTGCCCTTGCAGTAGTACCAGACATTCCTAAGGAGGATGGAGGCATTGGAACAATCAAATGTCGAAGATTTATGAAAGGTGCCAAAATGGATAAGACTAAGAAATTCAGTGCTGATGTACTGGAATCTGCACTCGACTCTATAGGTGTCATTGATAAGACTAAGGAAGGAAATCAATACATGACCCTTAATCTTATTGGCAAATTTGAAGATGCCGGAGCAGACGAGTTAGTACCGGTAGATGAAGATGAAGAAGGTCACGACATTCGTGAGATCGTTGCCGTTGAAGCACCAGTTGATGGGGCTACTGGAACCGATGATGCTAATGATCCTAAAGAAGGACCAGCAGAAGAATAAAAAAATCTCTCGGTACAGTAAAGTAAAAGGGGTAGACTGCTATCCCTTCTTTTTCTAATTTAAACTCTAATTATATTTTTAATGAAAACACACGACAGTAAGGAAAAGGTTGTAGCGGAAAGAAGACTATTCACAGGACTAGCTCTTGTGAAGGTCATTGCAATTAATCCTACTATGGAAGAAATGGATGTCTTAGGAATTAGACAACCTAAGAAAGCCCCAGTTTATACTGAGGAAATGGATGATGGAGCCGGAGGAAAGTATATGAGAACAAGACTAGACTTCTACTTGAAGAATGAAGCAGTCTCTACAAGAATGGCTCTATTCGTAGATGAACAGCAAGTACGAAGTAAGGATAAGACAAAACACCAATACATTAACAATCATGCTCAAGTAACATGGGCAGAAGATCCAAAGGCGTTTATGTCATGGTACGTAGCTGAAACTGCAAGAATTGCTATCACAGGAGAAGAACGACTTCACAATTTCTTATGGGCTTGGGGGAATATAAAGACCTTCGTAAGTAAAGAAGAAGAAATGGACGGAAAGACTCAAGCCTCTATCGATGCTTCTCTAAATAGCCCGGCTAAGATAGCTGCTGGTGAGATCAAGGAACTTCGAGGTTACTTAAAGAACATCGCTAATAACGAGGTACGAGTACTCTTAGGAGTTAAGGATTACCAGTTTCAAGATGTTTATACAGGTTACTTTGGTAGGGCTTCTACGGAATCTCATGCACAGTGGCTGAAGGCACTACAGAGTTCCTATTCACAGTACAGGAATGACTATCAAGGTAATCTTGCCTTTAAGGTATATGTACCCCCTAATGAAGTAGACATTGCTCAGGATACCGGTGGAGCTACAGCAACGTCAGAGGAGAAGGCAAATGTATCAGATTCTTTTGATTAAGCAACTTGAAGTTGCCAACTGTTGTAGATGCAGAAAGAAGGAGGACGAAAGTCCTCCTTTTGTATTTAATTAAACTACAAGATGAGAATCAAAATAGAATTATCCGATTTTACATTCTTGCCAGCAGGCTACGGCCGCTATAAAGAACTTAACCAATAGCAACATAGAGAAATATGGAAAATTTTAAAAAATTTACAACTGAAGAAAGTGGAAGTACAGAAATAACAGATAATACAGATATAGCACAAGAGAAACAAGATGTATTTACAGAATTGCAGGAATGGATTAACGAATTAGAAAAAGACTGGCCTTTAACAAGCGGAACAGGGAAAAAATTAATCAATGCCTTTGCATTACAGGTTGGTAAGGAGGCAATTCAAGCAACACGTACAGCGTTTATTAATTATCCGAGTAATATAAGAAGGTTGATAATTGATGAATACAAACCACAGATAAAACAACTGAAATGAAGAATAGTACAAAGTATAAGATAGTTCAGTGGGTGGAAAGACTAATTGGCTATAAGCCAGATCCTATCATAATCCAGGATAAAGAAAGACGGGAAATACAAGTAATTAAGTATTCGTTCAGTCTACACGAGTACAATCTTCTTGGTTTTAATTTAACTAAGAAAATGACAGTAGGTATAGTAGAGGAATTAATTAAGAACAATGAGCTTTTAGTAATTACAACAAGGAAACATTCAGAAGACACAGTCGTTGCTACTGCTCTATTATTTTGCATTAAACCTATAAAACAATGGAAAGAGTCAGACTAGAACAATTTATTAGAATGTGGTTAAAGGATAACGGGGTAGAGTCTGTACACTACCAGGATCTTGTTCAACAAGGATTTGACAGTAGTATAGATCTACAGATAAATGCACGACAACTACTTCTTTTAACGGAAGCAGTACTAGAAGAGAATGAAAGCAATACTAATACTGGATAGAAAAACGGTCTTAGAGCACGTCTCGCAGGAAGAAATATTTGAGAAGTATCTAGGACTACGCCCGCAATACGGAGTATCCTTTACTAACCCGCTTAGACAAGACAAGTATGCTGGATGCAGATTCTATGACAAATATGGTAGGATAAGATTCAAGGACTTTAGTAGAGGTTGGAATTGGGATTGTTTTGATGTAATTATGTTTGACTTCGGGTGTAACTACAATGAAGCTCTAAAGATTGTGGCTACTGACTTTAATATCCAGACCTATGAGATTGGAGGATTCAGACGGAAGCCTTCAAGTGTTAGACTAAGCCGAAGGGAGTCCTTTTCTAGCGGGAATTCTTCTATAATCATAAAACAAAAAAAGTTCAGCCGGAAGGAACTTACTTTTTGGGGACAATATGGCATAGATGAACCTACACTAGAAAGATTTCGAGTTATGTCAGTAGAGAAAGCTTGGTTACAGTATCCTGATAAGTATAAGGTAGAAGTATACTCTTATAGCTACAGCGATATCTGTTTCTGTTATGACTTAGGATGGGAAATTAGGAAACTATACTTTCCTGAAAGAAAAGAGGATAGGTTTATGCAAGTTACTGCTAAAGTAGCTGAGGGTTACGTAATGCTTCCAGACTTTGGGAGTCACTTAATAATAACTAAGTCATATAAAGACGTAATAGCACTATGGCTATACGATTTACTCTCCATTGCTCCGGCCTCTGAGACAGTAATTTTCCCTGAGAAGTTTATGGCTATCGTATTAAAGAGCTTTGATCAGCTCTTCACACTTTTTGATAACGATAAGGCAGGTAAGATAGCCAGTATAAAATACAGGGATCAATATAACACAACACCTCTGCTTTTTCCTTCTGACATGGAAAAGGATTTCACAGATAATCTAGTCTCCTATGGAAATAATTTTATGATTGACTATGCGGAAGATTTTAAACAAAGATTTCTCTGAGAAATTTGGTTTTTTCTCAGAAAATTTGTAACTTACCTAATAGTCTGGAAATCAAGCAGTTAGAATCAAGGGAAGTTAGAACGTCTAGCTTTAAGTTATTACTTACTAAACAAAGACAACAATGAATCGTAACTATTATCTTACATTTGGACAGACCCATTACTATCCGGACACTGATATTAAGCTAAACGACTATTGGATCTTGATTAAGGCTCCTACCTATGCAATAGCTAGAGCTGCGGCATGGGATAAGTTTGGAGATAAGTTCTTTACCCTATATGAAGAAAGTGAGTTCTTAGACGATAAGAAGGAATACTTTCCTGGAGGAGAATATGAAGTAATTGAAGTAGACGAATAATGAAACTATGATGAAAAATTCAAAAGAAATAGAAGCTAATCGAGATTATGCTAAGAAGCATTACAATAATGCGACTAAGATAATAAGAACAAGTAATCCCTTTACATATAATGCTATTGAAGACTATGAACCCTGGCGGGAGACAGAGTATGATTTACCTCCCAAAGGAAGAGAGATAATAGGCTTCCGGACAGAATGGATACTGGAAGACTACAACCCTAACGGAACTAGACTTTGCTTCTACGGTGATTTTGGTTGGACAACTGCTAGATGGTGTAACGACCAAGACTCCTGGTATACAGATAACAGTGAAGATGACAAAGATGGTAAAGAGACTATACCTACACACTGGAAACCAAAGCCTAAACATCCGTAACTATGGGATACTCGGTAAATCTACGTACTTTAACTCGTAAGTCTGTTCTTGGATTTGGTCAATATAGTGATATACCTATACAAGGAATCTTGAATCAAGATCATGCAGGCTATCTAAGATGGATTTACTACAATTATACTAAGATTACATTCCTTCCTGAAATTCTAGAAGAGATTTCTGTTAAGGAGGAGGAATATAAGGTAGATAAACCGGGTAAAGATCCTGAATTAGGTCATAAACTAGCCAGATCAATAACTCAGAGTAGGAGTAGTGAGGAATGGATAAAGATAATGAAACATAAAAGAAAACAAACAAAACTAACTCAGAGGAATTTAGAAAGAAATGAAGCCGTTCAACCAAAAGGAAAATTACAATGGATAAATCAAGGACGTAAGAAATAAGATGAAAAAATTAAATATAAAGATGGACAAAGCAATAATAATGGATACCGCTAACAATGGCTTAATGATAATACCCGAAGCTCTAAACAATGATCTAGAACCTACTATTACATTTAGGGCAAAGGATCAATGTTTCATAAGACACTTCAGGAACTATATTGAAGATTGTCAGAATGAAGGTTCTTCTGCCAAGAATATAGAGGAACTTAACAGAATCCATAACGAGTTCTCACGATGGCAATTAAAGCATACAGAACAAGTTAAAGTACCACAATGATACCGAGAAATAGATTTGACAGTGACGAAGAATGGTACTTTAGCTGGTACTTGGATGATCTGAAGGAAGCTGGTTTTATTAGTGACTATCAGTATCCAGGTAAGACGTTTGCTTTATCCGAGAAAGTTAGAAAGAAATATGATGAAGTACTTAAGACTAAGATCAAGCGAGTAGATAGGGAATTACTTAGATCTCATACATACACCTGTGACTTCTTAATCTGGTGGGAAAGTAGGGCTTATAAAACTTTATTCACTACTTTAAAAATAGTTGATTCAAGATATAAATATATTCCTTTTACTGCTAATATAGAAGTTCCACGTCATTATGAGGTAAATCCTTCTCCCGTTCGTATGAGCTACATAGATGTTAAGCCGGAAGTAGCTCGAAGGTTTACCGGAAAATTAGCGTCCTTCCACACGTTTCCTATTGATCAAAAATGGGTAATGAAAAAGTACAATATCTACGTACAGAAGATAGCAGTACCTAAGGTATTTAAGCAAACCTTTACACCTAGTAGGTATCTTAGAACTGATGGAGATAGACAGGATAGAGTTATGGACTACGAACCAAAGGAACTACATCGGTACTTAATTGAACAAAAGAATAAGAAAGATGCCATACAAGGAGAAGGAGATCAAACAAAAATATTTTGATATAAACGAAGTAGCCAAACTTACTAAAATACGTAATACGTCTAAGATAAGATACTGGGGAAGGGAGATGGATAGGGTTATAGAGAAGAGAAAGAGAAAAGGCTCCAGGATGTTTACGATAAAGGATATTAAGACTATAGCTACTATTAAGTTTATGATAAAGGAGGGCTATACTCTTGAAGGAGTTCGTAAGAACTTTAGTAAGTACAAATGTAATGAAGAATTTAAAGTAAAAAGAATAAAGTTATGATTATTCAAATTTGGATGGAGGGCTATAGGGCCACAGAAGAACACGGTATAGCACAGATGATAGGAAGTTATGAAGCTGACGACTTTGATGAGGCTGTGAAGAAGTATATGGAAGAAAATCCTGGTGACGTAAGAATTAATGGTAGAAACCGGTATCCTAGTGATACTGCTTATGAGAACAGACCTTCCAAATACAACATCTGGGCATGTAACTTATTTGATAACGAAGCAGATGCACGCAAAGCATTTGGGTAATAGATTATACACAATAAATTAAAGAATTATGAATGCATATGGATTATACAAGATAAGTGAGCAGTTACTAATAACTCTCTCACAAATAGAAGAAGATGAAGGAGTATTAACGCCTGAGACAGAATCTGCACTAGCTATAAATCAAGAAGAACTTACACAGAAATGTACAGACTTTGACAAGGCTGGTAAGCTCTTTGATAGCCAAGTTGCTATGATAGACCAAGAGATAGAAAGACTTGGAAAGATGAAGAAGATTATTAACAATGGAACTAATCGTCTTGATGAAGCACTACTCCAAGCTGTCTTACTATTTGGTGAACAAAAGAAGCCTACTAAAGCTCAGATAGAGAAGAACAAGGAAGGTACTAAATTCATTGAAGTACACGATGAGAGTACTAACTTCAAGCTATCTAATACTCAGAGAGACGTACTAATAGGACCAGAAGAGTATCCAGATGAGATACAGATAAATTATGGAAAGCGATCAGTAGAGGTACAAATGCTAGATCTACAAGATGTTGTTAGCCTTCTTCAAGAAGCTAATATTGAACATAGAATAGTCGGAAACCTTCCTACTGTATCTCGTACTGCTTTGAAACAGGCTATTGAAGAAGGTAAAGACTGTGGTCCTTATAGTATACAGAATAAGCATTACTTGAGGAAGACATAACATTAGAATAACTTGTAAAATGAAAGAGCAAATAGAAGAAGTAACTAAAAGACTTGAAATTGAAATTAATAGAACTCCTACGGGGAAATTAAGAGAGTTATTGTGTGATGCAAACATCTTATTACAGGCATTGAACTCAGGTAATGACAGTACTAGTAAACAAATAGATGATTGACTTTAAAAAAGAACTGGAAAGAAGCAGGAAAAGAAAAGACATGCTTGGAGAGTCCTGGGCAAAGCTACTAGGTAGTCAATTTGATTCACCTTATATGAAGGATCTTGGTAAGTATATTACAGTACGTAGAAGTAAAGCTACCGTATACCCACTGCAAGAGGAACTCTTCAAGGCGTTTCAATTGACTCCCTATGAAGACGTGAAGGTTGTTATACTAGGACAAGATCCGTATAATGACGGAGCTGCACATGGATTAGCCTTCTCAAAGAAACCGGGATTTAAATCTAATTCTTGGTTACCTCCTTCTCTTGAGGTTATCTTTAAAGCGATACAGGAGGAGATTTCCGCCTCGTTCAGTTCTGCCCTTAGCGGAGACTTAACATCATGGGCAAAACAGGGCATCCTATTGCTTAATCCTATTCTTACTGTAGAACACAAACGACCTACGGCACATGAGAGTAAGGGTTGGGAGAAGTTTACTAGTCGAGTTATAGATGTTCTCAATGATCATCCTAAGAGATTAGTATTTCTTCTATGGGGTAACTATGCTAAGTCTTACTATAATAGAATTAGCGTACCTAAGAATCTTGTGATACAAGCATCACATCCTGTCTCCTCTAAGTATAATGATACAGAGTGGAACAGTAACGAGTCCTTTAAAAGGACAAACGAGTTTTTAAAAACAATAGAACGGAAACAAATAGAATGGTAATTGAAACAAACCAAGATGCACAAGACCTACTAGATGGGTTAGGGCAATCAAAGCAAACCCCTGTTACTAAGATAGAATATGCCGTAATCAGGACAGAAGCTAAGTTAAAGAAGTATTTTCACAACCTCTTTCAGCCTATTACAGGAGCAGTAAAAGGCTGGAAGGAATGGGACAAGGGACGTATTACTCTGTTAGAAAGACACTGCAAGAAAGATGAAAAAGGAGATCCTGTTATGGTACCTAGTCCAGAAGGACAGGTCTATGATTTTACTCCAGAAAATAAAATTATTGCTAGAGAAGAGATGACCAAGTTAGATCTCAAACACAAGGACTATAATGATGAAGTAAAGAGAAGAGAGAAGGAGAGTGTACGACTACTAAAAGAACCATTCACTGGAAATCAAGAGATCTACAAATTTGATCCTAAGTTCCTTCCTTCTAACCTAACAGGAGATCAACTAACCTGGTTACAGTTCCTTATGAAAGGAACAGAAAAAGAAATTGATGAAATTATTGAGAACTTAAACTAAAAAGATCATGATGACTGATGCAAAACAAAAACAGAATAGATCTATTCGAAAGAATTTATTCGGCGCTTTAGACACAACTAATTCCTTTCCAAGGGTCATGGCCGGTAATCTAAACAGAGTACTAGAGAATTTAGATGGCAGTCTTGTACCAAGAGACGAGGAAAAAGAGAAAGAAGGTAATGAGATACTTGCTGGCTCTGCAGCCGAATCCGAACCTATGGAAAATGTTATCTTTCTACATTCTAGAGAAATGGAGATAACAAAAAGACAGATAGAGGTACAAGTTAAGATACTAATAGAAAAATTTGAAGCATAATGGAACTACAAGAAGTATTAGACTCAAAAGTATTTGTTAAAGGCAGTTCAATATCCTTTAACTCTCCAAAGAAGTATATAGAGCCTTTCATGGAAAGAGTGGAAAAACTTTCTCCTAGTTGGATTACCGATGTTTCTGCCGTAGTCAGTAATGCAGAGGAAGAAGGAGATATGAACACTGCCTATGGTAGAGTTCTCGTACAGGGACTTCTTCCTGGACTTGGAACAGATGATAGTAGAGGTATAATTGGGATGGTGTATGCTCTTGATACGGTCAAGCCAGTTGTCAGGGTATTTACTGGTCAGAACGTGAGTGTATGCATGAATCTTTGTATCTTCGGAACTAGTCACCTGTTCTCAGCAGATCTTCTTGGCGGTGGTATGGATGCTGCCTACAAAAAAGTAGAAGAGTATGTGGAAGGAAAGGAAGAAGAGGTTAAGTTCTATGTTGATACCATAGGAGAACTAAAATCTACTGAATATGATTCAAAGCAAGTAGATGAAATTGTAGGTGCTCTTTTAAGAGAAGCTTTAACTGGTAAGTTAGGTTCCTCTTCTATCATAGCTGCTACAAGGAAATTGAATAATCCCAGTTCACGATACTCTATGGTAGACGGACATACAACAGGTTGGAATATTTACAATGCTGTCACTGAACATATATCACATAAGGTAGATATATTTGACCGGGCAGTAAAGACGCAAATTCTTTCTAGCTTAATGCTAAACTGATAATGGGTAATCAAGAAGAACTCTATACAGAAGAGGATGTCCAAGCAATGTATATTGCTGGACTCCTTGCCGGCATGGGCAGACCCAGAGACACAAGTAGTGTAGACTATCTTAGTGACCATCTCAACAATCATGGTTGGAAATGGATAAGACAACTGTTAGATAATAGAAGGAACAAGAGACATGAGGAATAATGGGGGAAATAACAAAGAACTGGAACTCAAGTACTCCTGCAAAGAAAGGGGAAAAGGAAGAGGTCAAAGAGGTAGTTAAGCAGGAGACTAAGAAAGTAAATAAGAAAGCTTACACTACTGGTATGTGTAACACATGCAGAAGCTGGAAAAAGTTTAATCTGTATCAAGGAGACTGTTCTGATTCTGAGCAGGTACATGGTAAGCAAACGAATATAGGTAATTACTGTAGAAATCATGACAATGGATAAGAAAAAGCGATCAATTGGACAGAAGCTATTTGGACAGCATTACGTGGGATTAGTAATAATTCTTTTAATATATTGCTTGTTCTATGTAGCTAGCAGATGGTTTTAAAATTTAAGATTCAAGGAATAATGAATATAGATATAGAAGAGTTAAAAGAGTTAGTAGAAAAACTTGAAATTGCCTATGGTTGCCTGATAGGTAGCCATACAGGCAACACAACGGCAGAACAACAGTTTAAGCCTATAATAAAGGAGCTAAAAAAGCAGATTAAACAATCTCTATCTGATCAATCAGAAGTAGTAACCGAGAAGGAAATAAATAAAATCGTTAAGGAAGCTATGGATAAGTCTGAAAAACAGTCAAAGGTATTTGATAAAATGACAGAGATTAACCCTAAAGATTTATGAAAGCAATATATTAAGTAACTACAAGCTAAAAGACAATGGATAAGTTAAAAGAAGTAAGACGGAAAGTCTTAGTGGCATGGGGTAGCCACCAAAAAGGTCACAGTTCAGAGTCCAAATGGATAGAAAACTTTAATAGCCTTCTTGAATGCTATCATAAAGGAAGAAAGTTAGAAGAACAAAGAGAAACAATTAAGAAATTATTATCTCATACAAAGAAGAAACCCTGGTGGGCCTGGAACCAATGGAACTTTGGCTGGTTTACCTTAACTCAAGACTTCGAGAGGATAAACTTTAATCTCTTATTTGATATCTGCTGGACAGGAGAAGATAGACCGCTTATTGGAATAAGTATTCTCTTCTGGAACCTTGAATTAACATTTGGAAACTAAAAGACAATGGATAAAACAATAAAAATTATGAATGATATAAAAGAATTTTTACTTGGTGTTCTTTCTAACTATAAGAGCAGGTACAATGCTCAAGTAGAGGCAAGAGAAGACAAAATTGATGTCACCCTCTTTGTAGGACTTAAACCGCAGGCATACTTTCTTCCATCAATGGTAATTACAACTAAAGCTGCACGTGCAGAGAAGCGAGTCCTTACGTATGCTGAGATATGGGTAGATCATACGTGTATCTTTCGAGTGTCCGGCCCTTCTGGAGAATCAGATGACGTAGCTATAAATAGACTTCTTATTGAAGTGTTACTGATTGGTCTAAGTAATGCACATATTCTTTCTGAAGACTTAAAAGCTAATCAGGAATGATATACTTAATAATTTACATCGTAGGATTTATAGTATCTATATACCTATTTATGAATCCTCCCGGTCGTGTTGTCAATGATATGAGTGGAGACGACTATCCCGAGTATGAGAAAGAAACAAGGGACTTTAGCTGGTGGGGTAGTGTATTAACCTTCTCCCTAGCTTGGCCTATTATCTTCTTCCTTATGATTCTTTCTATAACAAGGATTCTTATAATGGAGATAGAAATATTATCAGTTAAACTTTATCTAAAAATTACAAAGAAATGGAAAAAGATAAAAAGACCTATCCTGCCAGAACTTGGGAAGAGACTGCTGACGTGGTTGAGAAGACGATTACGGAAATAATATTAGCTTATAGAGATAGTAACATTGCGAAGATAGAAGATCTTATTCGTGAGTTTTCTCTAAGAAATGAGGTATCAGCACAGCACATAAAAACTGTGATGAGAATAGACGTAGAGCCTTACATTGGAAGGTATGTTCAAGAGGCAGGAAATAATTTAAAGTGGTAACTAATCCTAAAAGAATGACTAAAATAGAAGACTTTCAAAAATTTCTGGTTGCCGTTACATCCGATCCAGAGGCTCGTCCGGATGAAGCATTTATGCTTCTAGAAAATCCAAAGGAGCTAGAGGAATTTGACATCAAGTGGAAATTAGCTGTACTAGAGGTATTCAAGATGGGATATGCTCTTGGTAAGTACGGAATGACAGATACAGATACTCTTAATCGAGCTAGACTAGATAGAGAGTTTTTAGACGGACAGAAGAAACTAAACTTAGACAACTAATTAATAAATAATATGGATGATTTACAAAAACAACTCAATGACATCGTACTCGAACATCTGCCTAAGCAGATGGGAGAGACGCTTATTAAACGATTTGACGAACTAGAGGCTATTGGGAAGGAGCATAAAGAGCTTACTGTAACCTACAATAATCTCAAAATACAGGACGAGGCAAATAGGAAGGCTCTTCAAAAGGTTAAAGAAAAACTATCCGCTATTGAAACACGAGAAGAAAAAGCCGTGAAGAAAGACCGTGAATTACTCGAGCGTGAGAAGTTGATGGATAAAACTATGTTAGAAAAGGAACTCGAATTAACTAAACTGGCTAAAGAAGAGCAACTGGGACTTATCCAAACTGTCTTCAGGTGGCCTGTTATCAAAAAGAGTTATGCCATTTCGGGAGGACAAACAACAGCTGGATATACCGATTCTACTGGAGTGTGGCACGATGAGAGTCGTCCGGATGGAACTCGAGTAGGAACAAAAACTAAGGAGACAGAATAAGCTTAATCAAACAAGGAAAATGAGGAAAGGAAGCTACACTTAAGATAATATTTTTAGCTATTTGAGTAGTTCTGTTAGATTGGGTTAGAAGCGGGATTTGAACCCTTCTACAGTTGCCTAAAATCGGGAGCGTAATAGGAGAACCTTTACGCTTCCACTTTTTCCTCCTTAGTTGATTGATATAACCATGTCCGTTTAACTATAACTAGAATGTCTTCATATAGTTGATACGTTCTTCTAAATGCTTCAATCCCCTGATCTGATTCCATAATGGAACTACATCCAGTATCTTATCCCCTTTCCAACGTCCCTTCTTATCTCCCTTCTCATATCTCTGCCACTCGATACCATCAAAGGTAACGGCTGGTAGCATAGAGTATATTCCCTTACCTAACTTCTCTACTACACTGATAGTAGCCATAGGAGTTCTTAATATCTTACCTGCTTCTATAGGATTGATAAAGAACCATAGCTCTGAATTAAGTCTATATGCCTGGTACACGGCTAAGTCCCAGAAGAACCTCTTGACTGTTCCTTCCTCTGGTTCATCTCCAGCTTCTAAACTACTTAGAGCTGTTACAAAAATCAATGTTCCTAGCATCAAGACCCCTTCCTTTATAGTTTGCTGTATAAACATTTTTCTCCAAGCCGGCATTTCATTCCAGTTCTTACTACTAGCAGCAACTATTCCTCCCAATCTCTTATAATCCTGTACTACTTCCATCAAAAAGTTTTTGGTAACTACATATCTACCCGGAAGATTAGCTCCAATTGCTTCATTGAATACTGTCTTACCTGCAAATTTCTCCCTACCAAATCTAGCATCCCATCCTGGAGCTAACCATCGTCTAAAGAGCATACTCATTCTACCAAGGACTGTTCTTTGCCATACAGTTGTATCCTTTTTGTTATAGTTACCATGAAGGTGTCTGTAAAGCTCTTTAATCCTCCCTGCAAACTCATATAAGTCTTTAGACAGAATACCTCCTTCCACCAATATACTTCCATCATCCTTCTTAGATATACTGCTATAGACATCGGGTAGTTCGTTGAATACTTTCTTATTTGCTTTGTCCATAGGCTTATTGTGCTTCTCAGCCCAGTCCATGAAGGAGTATATCTTCCCTCCTTCTATTCTATGTGATTTAGCAAGAGACAGAGCTAGTTGAGTCTGCATCGTATGTTCCCCCATGTTGATCATAAACATGGAAGCTCCCATATTCAATCTTTTTAGTATTGACTCCTCCTTTAACGGATTACCAAATTCATCAAAGGTCTGGTATATATCATATGCTTCCATATATCTACCAAATGTAGACTCTGTAAACCTTTTGGTAGTATCTGACATAAACTCAGGAAGTAATTTTATATACTCCTTAGTCGCCCATCTATAATCTGCACCAGTATAGAACAAGCCACCTGCCGTCATGATTGAGTTCATGAACTGACCTATTGTCATGTTATTAATTCCGGCTGACAGGTTGAATCCTAGTTGTAGTAATGCAGTAGATCTAGTTATTGTATCTAATACCTTAGCTTTATTAATCTTAGTTCCAAACAAGTCCCCCTCAAACTCCTTGTACTCCCCATATACAACCATGTCCAGATAAGAACTGATTCTCCTATATGCATTAGATGTTCGAGGATTGATAGGAGATTGCTTTGGAGCAGGAGCACCTTCTGGAGTAACGGTTTTAATACTGCCCTTAGAGTCTACAACCGTTCTCATTCCTACTAAGTATTTGACTGCATGTAAATCAGGAGCTATAGAACTCATAGCACTGTAGTTCCTGCTCATGGTCATGAACCTAACTAAGTTTGATACCATATCCAAAGAAATTGCATTAGTATCCATTCCATTTTCCCCTCCTACCGTACTAACATATTTAACAGGAACCAGTTTGAATGGTCGATCCTGTCCATCTCTTCGTTCAATTGCATATTCCGTATTCTCTTCAGTTATCTGACTAGCCAATCTTAGTTCATGCTTCATAACACTAAGAGGCCCTTGACCTTCTGACAATCGTTCTTGTGTTGGTTTAAGAATAGGTATAAGCTGATTACCCTTTCTATATATTGCAGGAAGCTTTTCTTGTGCACTTCCGTAAAACTTATTGAAGAAAGTAATAAACTCCTGCTCCTCTTTAGCTAATTTCTTAAACTCGGAAGTTCCAGGAATAATATAATCTCCAGTAAGTTCTCCATCTTGCTTTATAAGCATGAAGTCATAGAACTTTCTGTAATTAAATTCACTTACTCCTTGAGACTTCTTATACTTTCTAAGAGCTTCTGATTGTTTTTGTAACTCTCCATGAACAAAGCTATTCATACTCTTTGCTATAATAGCTCTCTTACGTTCTACAGCCTTCGCTGTGAGAGCTAAGATAGGATCTACGGAACTAACCATTGCTCCGACCCGGTGCATTCCCTCTGTTATATCTTCACCTATGCTGTTAAGAGAATTACGTAAGTCCTCCTTAGTTAAATTCACATCTCTAGTATAAGGAAATAGAAACTCTACACTATTTTCCAGAGCTACTTCCCGGTATATAGATTGTACGTCCTGGACAGCCTTAAGTACTGGTGAAATATATTTATCTCTATATTGTCTGTCAATCTTTAATCCTTCCTCTCCAAACTCCCCATACATCTCCTTAAATCCTTCTTCGATTAATCCAAAGGAACTTGCATAATCTAAGAGCTTTTCAAGCTTCACTAGCTTCTCTCTAGGAGTACCAGCCGCAGCTTCTATCTCATCTAAGTCTTCTATTACGGCTCCCGCTTGGGCATTAGCGAACCGGGTATACTCTAGTATACCCTCTTTATATTGTACTTCCTCAAGTCTTCTTTCCAATTGCTCCCTCAATTTAACGAGGCTTGCATGGCTTTTTCCCTCTCCAATTTGCCGCTTATAGATCGCTAATTTGTGTTTGAGACTATCTATCACTTTTTGGAGAACGTCTAGCTGTCGTGAAATTTGATTATCTCTGGTGGCAAATACAGCGTATCTGAGTTCGTCAGATTCCGGGGCTATCTTACCCTCCTGTCTGTTCATAGCTTCTTGCGTCTTTCCAAACAACTCTTCTAAGACACTGCCACTTATATCAACTCCAAGTACAGTATTCAAAGCCTTGATCATAAGATCAACAAACTCACTCCATATTGTAGTGTTCTCTTTCTTACCTTCTATGTAACTCAGTTGCCGTTGGAAATTTCTATCACTATATGCAGCAGTTATGAACTCCTCTGGACTACTCAATCCTTGATGATCCGCAGGAAACCTATCCGCTTTCTTAACTCTATCCAGCATATCTACTACCTCTGCACTATACTGTCCATCTCTTGATAGTAAAGGCATTGTTGCATAGTGTACAGCTTCATGTGTTAAGGCAAGAGTAAACTCCTCTATACCTAAATCCTCTCTGACTACCATACTCCGTTCTCGTAGATAGGCTAGAGCATCGGCCCTCTCTCCTTTTACTTTCTCCGTATTTACCTCAAAAGTCCCCTCCCTAAAGTCTACTTCTTCCCTTAATTTATCTATAAGTAACTGTATATCTTCATCAGCAGATAAAAAGTCAGTAGTATTAAAGAAGGTCTGTAGATTCATCTCCCCCTTTTGTCGTCTTCGAGTAGCAACAGTATTGGTTCTCAGTGAGAATATAATCCGATTATCTCTATCCTCATGTATATTATAGTTCTTTAACTTATAAGAATCTGTTATAATCTTCACTCTTTTAAATAGACCTTGGTCATTGAGCTTCTTAAGTAAAACTCTCTTATTAAGTCCTCTATCGAAAGCTACCATAGCTCCAGGCCAATCTGTTGTCACACCTAAGCCAGGAAGATACGTCTTACTTGACCCTCTTTTGGCAATAAATGACTTAGAAGTATCCTCATAAGATCCTCCATAAGGTACTAAGTCCTTAACGTGAGCATTATTTTCTATAAACTGCTCCATAAAGGGTTCCCCAAATACTTGTTCCTTCTCAAATTGTATCATGGAATCCCGGAAGTAGTCAGCCATAGACTCTTGAGTGAAAGAATACTGGGGATCACTCCATACTTCTATTGGTACTAAGTCAATGATTGAATCAACAGTAGGGGTCATACCTTTGGAAAGAATAGTATAATGAATCAAGTTTTTTCCAAACTCTTTAGTTTCAGAATTTTTAAGAATCTCTCGGAAGGCAATTGTTAGATCATCTTGTTCTCTCTGAGATAATCCATATCCTCTTTCTACTGATACAGTATTGTATCTATTGTCCCTATCCATATTATCTCTATGAGGTAACAATCTAGCAAGTAGTCTGTTATCCTTCATAGCTGGCAGTTCCTTCACTTTTTGCAATTGTATATCAATCGAATTAGTTCCTACCAGTAGCTCTTGTACCTTCTTCTCCGTGAATAGACCTTGTAACGGCCCCCCTTCTATTGTCATAAGCCAGAGGAAGGAGTCGTTGTTGATCAAGTTCATTTGATCTGCTGTAAGGTTATCTTTATTGAGATGAGAGACCATTCTACGCTTTATGTTAGTTAGTCCATCTCTAGTAAAAGGAAAGAACTGAGTTGAGAAATCTTTAGCCGCATTTATAACACCGTTAAAGGTTGAAGTCATTGGATAATCTCTTCCGTCTAGAACTCCTTCTACTCCTGTAATAATATCATTCCTTCTTTTTCTTCCCTCTCGTTCTTCTACTGGTGTACCATTTGTTACAGAGTCAATCAAGTCATCTCTTGCCTCAATAGCTGCAATAGTATTGATAGTTCCAGGAGTATCAGAACTAAAAACTCTGTTTACTTCTACTAACTTTCTCCCTGCTATATGAAGGAAATAGAAGGTAGATAGAAGTTCCATCTGTCCCTCAGCTTCACTTATCTCCTTTCCTATATTTCTTGCTAATACCTCTGTATCTATATTATATAGCCGATCTGTTCTACCTCCTAGCTTTTCTATTAAACTCTTTAAGTTTGCTGGAGTATTATCCCCACGTAGGTATTTCGTAGTCAACTCTAGAATAACTGGTTGATTAGTTAGAAGTACTGCTAGATTATTAGCGGCTGCCTCCCATTCACTAGAGGCTACGTTAACTACACCTAGTCTTAGTAGTAAGTTAATGACAGGAGTAGTAAACTCATTATCATTAATAGATCCAAGTACAGGGTCTTTAGTATTATCTAAAGCCGCTGACAGTCTAATAGATAAATTGTCAGTAATCAAACGACCATTAGTATCCTTAACTCTATTGAGCTTAGTATACTTTTCTCCATCTACTATAACGGTGAAGTTACCTTGCAACCTTAACCCCCCATCTGATCTAGCATATTGTCCGATAGTCTGTCCTTTTAAAGCACTAGCATAGGTACTGATACCCCTACTTGCTGCCTTATTACGTATACTCATTTCTATCTCTGTTCCCGGACTATTTACATTTGCAAAAGGGTTACCTTTTGACTTCTTGGGTCTGAGTTTATTTGCAGCTTCGGTTAATACAGAACTATCTACACTTTCCAACATTTCCTCTAAGTGAGCAGGATTAGTCAGAATCGAAGTATTAATATCTATTATCAGATTCTCAAGTCCTTCTCTAGTATTATCCTCTAAGTCTTCCGTGTTGTATTCAATCTTAGTTATAGTAGGATTAGTTGCACCTAGTCGTTGTTTTTCTGATTCTAGTTTGGATAAAGCATATTGTACTGATAGTGCGAAGTGACCTTTGAATTTTTCGGGATATTCAAGGGCAATGTCCTTTGCACTTTCCGGTGTGTGCATTAAACGGCTTAGAATATGGCTCTCCGAGGAATCAAACTTATAACCCTGTTTTTCTAAGGTGGCTGCAAAGTTACCCATTGGGTTCCACTTTTCCCCTGTCTTAGTAGTGTATTCCACTTTAGCATTAGGCATCATAAGGAATACCTTATCCATATCGAAGTCTGTACCCATTTGAGTAGTGATCTCGCCAGGAACTAGGATTACCTTACCCATTGACTCAGGCAAAATTCTAACTATTCTAAGTGGAATCATAGAGTTCTTACCATGTCCAGGAATTCTATACCCCACAAGGGTTCTTAACTCTCCCGGTATCCCTTCAATATTCGTTATACCGAGTTTTTGAGCTAACTTATAAGGAAGAGCTACTTCGGCTCCTATTACCTTCCCATCTTTATTTCTTACAAACCCTAACTCTTTAGTTCCTTTTTCTTCCTGTACTCCTCCTAACTCTGCTATCTGTACTAAACTAGCACCGTTAATAGTCTGATTAATAACATTCTTCTTGAATAAAGAAAGTATTATCTGTTCAAATCTCTTCTGATAAGCTGGAAATGCAAGGGGTAATTCAAAGGTAACATCATTCTCCGTTTTTATAATGTTTAAGGCCCTTTCATAATTCTCCGGTAAATCTCTCTCTTCTATACTCCTCTTTATTACCCTTCCTAAGTTCGTATAAAACTTCTCTTTCTCTTCCAACCCCTTTATCTCTTCTTTAATAATCTGAACTTGATCTGGATGATAAACTACAATTTCGTCTACGTCCTTAATACCATAAGTAGTCTTAGTCTTAGCTTCTGCATCCGTAGTTACCCACTTTGAGATATTTAATTTTACCTCATAGATATGTGTACCATAGACCTTAGCATCTTCTCGTGTAAGCGCAAAGTTTATTCCTCGTCCTTCATGTGCTTTACCTTGAAGACTCAGATCGAAGTTCTTTATATCCGGACTGTTCGACCCATGATAATACGTCTCTTGTGTAATAGAATTAGGAAAAGGAGTTTCTGTAACAATTTCTTTAGTATAACCTAACTGCTTGTTTAAATCGTCAAGTGACCTACCTACAAGTTGTTCTGTTACATTATGATAAAGATCAAAGAGTTCTTCTCCCCCTATCTTCTTACCGCCTAAGATGTATCCCTGTGTCCATTGTCCTTTCTTACCTCCAACTTCATCTGACAGCATATTAGATATTATATGCTTCCTTGCCTGAGTACTCATCATAACAGGCTTATCATTTTCCGGAACTATCTGAGGAATCCTTTGAAACCTTGTTTCTAACTCAACTGTTTTCCAGTTACTAAGATCATCATTTATATCCTTTATACCACTGAGATCAAGACCAACCTTTCGGGCTGATTCCATGTTAACCTCGTCTATTCCCTGCTCCTCCATCGCCAGTCTCAGTTTCTCAAAAGCAGGAGAGGCTTTAGTAAATTCTCTAAGAAGAGGAAAGACAACGTGTTTATCTACAACCCGAACTACTCTGTTATCAACATCTAAATGGAATCCATCATAGATAGTTTTAATAGGATTTAACAAAGGTCTTATTCCATCTGGAGTTACAAATTCCCCTCCAGCTTGATAATTCTTATAAGCTGCTTCGTGTTCATCAAGCCATGTTCCTTGCCCCTCCATCTTATGCCTGTGCTTATCTAAACTAATAAAGCCCATCGAGTCTGTTTTATTAGCCCCCTTTCTATTAGGATTACCGGGTTCTTTTCTATAAGGAGCGATAACCTTTGCAGCTTCCTCAGTCGTAGTAGGAATAATCTTTTCAAGCCCGTCCAGTGTCTCAATATCCTCTTTAAATACATCCTTAAGAATAGAAGTAGTGTACGTCCTCTTGTCTCCATAAGAGTCATTTAAGTCACTTAACTCCAGAGTTTCCATACCAGGAGTGGTAAGGGTTGCTGCTCTCTTATTAAAGTTATCGTAATCAGTATAAAAAGCCAAATCCCCTGCTATCAATCTCCTAAGTTCATTTTTAACTATAATGTCAGAAATCACATAATCTCTAACCATCTCCCTCCAAGGATCTGTGTTCTTATCTGCTGGATACAACTTCCTCCAGTCAGGAGATACCGACTTCTTGTTTATCTTAAGGTTGTCTAATCTTGCTAATTCCGTAGTTAATTCATTTTCAATAAATTGATTAATCTCCTTTTGAAGATCTCCCATGAGATTCTTATTAGCATCAGTAGCTAACTCAACTTCAATCTGCTTTGCAGTCATATCTTCAACCATCTTCCGAATTTGCTGTGCAGTCTTAGATTTATTAAGAAAGGGGAGTAAAGTGAATTGCTGAGAGTTCTCTGTATAGTTCTTATATGTACTAGGAGTTCTTTTCTCCCTCTGCATCTTAGCAATATCTTGATAGAAGTAACTCATTAACATAGCTCTAACACCCATTGTATAGGTATTATGTTTGAGACTATCTTTCATACTTAGTCTAGGTACTACTGCAAACAGTAACTTCGACCTATCAGCAAAGAGGGGAAAGGCTATATGCATTACGTTTGGAGCCGCACCATTGACAAAAGCATTGTATCTTAAAACAGTTTCGTCTATCTCATTTAGGTTAGCAAATGTCTTCTTAGCTTCTATTTCTCCTTTGCGTTTATATGCACTGAATTGATACTTGCGAAGGATTCGTCTAAACTCCGGTTGCTCTAAGATTTGATCTAAGAATATAGATTTATACAATCTATTACCTGTAGGATTATACCATACATCCTTATCGTACATTTCTACGAAGCTAGATCCTTCCTTCTTAAACTCCTCAAATACCCTATCAAGAGTACTAGGCATGTTTATAGGATAAACTGTCTTCCCCTCTTCATTTATATAGGAGTCTGTAGTGTTAGATTCAAAGTTCTTTTGTACTGAAATAGGACGGGTAAGGATACTTATATCTACATCATAGATATTCTGACCGTTCTTTAAGTCAGTGACTAGCTTACTAAACCCATATGTTTCCCCTATTCCTATAATATATCTGTATAAATTAGCACCAGAATAGTAACTTCCATCTGCCTCAACACCAGTTTCAAGTGCTAGTTCTAGGTTTTCTTGACTAATATCAGCACCTATAATCTCTAAGAACTCCTGAAGAACGGGAGCTCTCTTAAGTACCTCAGATAGATCTTCAATTACCTTTGCTCTATCCTCTAAAAGAGGAAGCAAGGTTTCAAGTTTCTGTACCTGTCTCTGATCAACTTCATACTCTAGATTCTCTCCCTTAATAAACAAGTTGTCCTTTGCATTCCCTCTCCATCTCTCTAATATACGTCCCTCTGGTCTGGAAGCATTACTGTTGTAGGATCTTACAGTGACAGTCTTTGTATCGTCTTCATACGTCTCCTTCTCTATAAAGCCCATAAACTCATTAGAAACTAACATCATGTTTCTATAAAAATCTGCCATGAGTCTGGGATCGTACTCTGGAGAAGACACCTCACTCTTTCTCCTCAATGCTTCTCCTACCTTTCGGAGCTTCTCTAGTTTAGACGATGTTAGTCTAAATATTGCATCTTCAAGTTTCCTTGAAGTCGTTGTTATTTGTAAGACATCTGAGTATAGCTCATTGAAAGGTAGGTAGTTATATTGTTTCTTTTCAGGAGTTGAAAGATAACTTTCCTGATCAGTTTTTATAGTAGATAGAAACAACTTAACTTGACCACTCAGTTTATCTTTCATTGATTCTTCTAAATGAGAACCGATAAGATGATCTTTCTCGTATCTTTCAGGATCATCTGCTGCTTCTACATCATCATATCTTACCCTATGACCAAACTCTTTTAATTGTCTCTCTGCTTCTTCTCTCCATCCTCTTCCCTCTGGAGGTAAGTTCCCGTAAGGTTGTTCACTTGTATTCCAATTCTCATATATATGTCTGAATAGGAAGAAGTTCTTACTAAGTCTTACTCCTTTACTTGTTTGCATAATCTTTAAAGACGGAACAGTAAAGGATTTTATTGAATCATAAACCTTCTTGGCCTCGTCTACACCTAGATTATTACCTGTCTTAGCATCCAGAATAGCATTACTAAGTAAGCCATTACGTATCCTTTCGTAGGTTATGAGAGGAGACTCTACTCTGCCTTCCGCAGCAATCTTCTTCTGCTCATCTAGAAATGCCGAGTTGATAGTTCTAAGAAGATCCTCCTTAGCTTGAGAGCTAACAGAAAACTGCAGGGAGAATACTGTATTGAAGTCACCCTCAGGGCCTAGTATGTCCGCCGGCTCCTCTTTTTCTAGCGGGGCTTCTCCAAGTGTAATATCAGAAGGCTTCCCAATGTTCTCTTCTAACAAAAGTTGTATGTCCTGGTATATACTACCATTCTTGTTTACAGCATTCGTTAGAAGAATACCGCCAGCAGGATGTTCCTTAGATGAAGTTAGATAGTTAATATAACTATCGTAGGTATCGTCAAAGGTTACTCTACTCTTATACTTTCCTACACTATTTATTAAGTCCTTTCTTACATTATATCTCTTGTTTTTAAGAAAGTTTCTTAGATTTTGTTCTATAGGATAAGTACTTATAGCTTTACTAGATATAAACTTCTCAGTTTCTTCATCGTACTTTTGAGGATAAACCGTTCCCTTAACCTTTGTTAGTTCTTCCTGATCTATCTTTATAACTTCTCCCTTTCCACCTTTTCCAGCAGATGTAGTATCATTAAAGAGAATAAACATTCCTTCCGTTCCTTCTCTTACTTGAAGGAAGAACTTATTATCTCTAGTCTCTATAGCAGAATCCGTAAACAAAATATGTTCCAACTCCGTTATGTCCCCTTTTCTTAAAAGATTGATCGCTGTATCTACAGCATCATCAGATAGGAAAGAGGTATGTAGTTGAAGTGCTTTATATATACCGGATGGAGACATAAAGGCTGTATAGATAAGTCCCTGTTTTGACATTTCTGGACCGCCTTCTAAATAGACTGCTCCAAGATCCGAGATCATCTTCTCGTCACTGAGATTACTTTTGTCTAATTCAATCTTTGTACCTTCTGCAAACTGACTACCTTTAGTGGTAAGTATAGTAAGAGGAACTGACTCTAATTCAAACTTATTTCCCTTCTTCGGAACCCATTGAGTTTGGAGAGTGGTTATAGAAATATTAGCTCTAGGAACGGTCATGATGTTTGCGTTACCAACTACCTTGCTATAATCTCTATGGTTTTGATTATCTTTGGTAGTAGTACGCATTTCCACTTTCTCACCTGCCTGAAGTCTGCGGTATAATTCCTTTCTCCCAAGATTGATCGATTCTCCTTCTACTTCCTTATTCCCTGCTAACTTAGCAGCTCTGATTCCACTTTCTTTTATTACTACGAAGATAGGATGTTGATTCCATTCTTCTCCTTTAAACTCTTCTTTATGCTCATCCCACCACTTGCTTTCTCCTTCTTTTACTAACTCTAGTTCTACAACAGTACCAAGAGGTAGGTTAGGACTAGCTATAATATCCCAATTAATTTCTTCTTCTGGATTAGCTACGATTGGTTCACCATTCGCTAAGACAATTTTCTTGTCGTAGAACTCTCCTTCGTTTTTATAGTAACCTCCAGATGTAAGTACAGTAGTAGAAGATGTTTCTGGTTTTGTCTTAGGTTCATAGGTATCAGGTGCAGTTTCTTGACTACGCTCCAGAGCGTCTTCTATCTGTGGAGCTACAATCTCTATATCCTCTCCTGTTATAATCCCAAGCCCCTCTTCTACCATCTCCTGTTCTCGGTCAGTAATTTCCTTAAGGAGTTTTTCTTTCTGTTCTAGTGTTTCTTCTGTAGTTATATCTATTACGTTACCTGTCTCCGGATGTTTCCAAAGTTGTACTCCCCCCTCATCATACTCCTTTATATAACCTTGTTCTATTAACTCAGTATCTGTAAGTGGAACTTCGGTAGGAGAAACATGCTCTTCTACTAATTCATCTATAGCCTCCTGAGCTTCTTCACTAGTAGTCTCTTTTTTTAACTCTTCTAGAGTCTCAGGTTTTGTCCCTTCAAGGTCTTTCTTTACCCGTTCCTTTGTTGTTGCTTTCTTTTTCTCTCTTTCTGATTTAATCCTAGCTGCCTCTTCTTTGACAGCCTGTTCTGTTGCCTTTTCTTTACTTTCTAATCTCTTTAGCATAGACTCTCGACTAGCTTCTGCGATCTTAGCAGATTGTATTTTATTTCTAGCTTCCGTAAGAAGTTTACTTCGATCTGCTACACTAAGCTCATTAAAGTTCTCAAATTGCTCATTAAGGTAATCGGCAACTTCTTTCCTAGCTGCCAACTGTTTCTTAGTTATATCTTCCTTCAACATTACCATTACCTCACTATTCTCAGCAATATTGAGTTCATTGAGATATTTTCTGGAAACCAGGTTATTCAACTGATCATGACTTACTACATTATATAGTAACTTTTGATCTTCCTCGGTTGGCTTTAGTTTGTCGTACTCTGTCTGTATAGACTTAAGATCTACCTTGGCTTGTTTAAGTTGCTTTGTTAGATCTGTTTTTTCCTTCTTCTTTGCTTGCTCTAAATTCTTTTCTAAGATTTGAATTCCTCCTTTTACTCCCATCTCAGTACGGAGAAGCTCCGCTGCCAATACTCCATCGGCACTCAACTTACTTATGTCCAGAGACTTAAGACTTATATCCGCCATTTGTTTGCTGACCTTTCCATTCTGGGCTAGTAACTGTTCATTTTCAAACTGCCTTCTAACAAGAGAATCTGTTATCTTAGGGCCATGCTTATTTATACTAGCATCCCACAATTGACCTATTCTCTTAGTATTAGCTATAATAGTATCAATTGATTGGATATACTCAGGAGAGAAATCAGCTTGTTCCTCTTTAGGAGCAGTCTTAAGGATACTGAGATCTTCTACCATCTTGTCTATCTCTCCTAGTGAGGCATTCTTGAGAGCTAGTTCTGCCATCATCTGATCTCTGGTAAACTCTGCGTTATAAGGATCATCAGTCTTTAACGATTCTACATAGGCATTATTTGCTTGTATGAAGGATGCTTGTCTAGTATTAATTGCATCTATTCTAGCATCGTCATAAGACTGTTCACCTGGCTTTACTCCACGCTCAAACAGTTTTTGCTTTAACCCTCGTCCTGCTGTCTGCATAACACCAGCACCGATAGCACCAAAGAACATAGCAGTGTGCATCTCAGGTTCTTTAAGATACTGTCCTATTCTATCATGAAACTCTGAATCTTCTGCTAATCCATTCCTAAGATCAGCTAGGTATTTACTCTCTCTTGCAACTACGTATTGATAGCCTTCTTCAAAACCTTCACCAGCCATATCAATTCCTATTGCTGTTGCCATTTTCCTTCTACTAACTCCTAGTGAACCTATATCCCCCACACCCTTAGATGTTTTTGTTGATCTAGCAGTAGCCGATTTCCCAATACCTCTAGATAGTAACATGTACTGTGGTATGTCTTGAAGAAGCATAGCGTAGTTAGCTATGTATGAAGTATGCGCAGCTTCTGAAGCAATTGATCTAGCCTTATCCTCATTTCCTGTTTTCCTAAGAGCATCATCATAGGTCTCTTTCCATGTCTGACTAGCTTCCATCATATTCTCCATATGTCTGGAAATAGTAGCCTGTGCAATAGGTTCGGCAAATCTCATAACTCTGCCCATCTTTGTGCCTATTCCCATCACCTTTCCTAATGCGGCAAGTCCTCTCGTAGCTCCTACAGCTGGTAACATAAGAGATATAGAACTAGCTATACTTGAGCCATTAGCAGCCCACCATTCAAAGGATAGAGGATGAAATCCACCTGGATCGTGCTCATACACGGGAGTAACTTCCTTAGCTCCTTCCCTGAGCCCCTTACCTATATCTGATAACCAATTACCCCACTCATCATTTTGTCCTTTAACTGTCTCTGCTATTTCTTGAAAGTCTAGGAGATAGCCTATACCTTCTAGTGTTCCACCAAGGAGTTCCCCTACAATAGTTTGATTAGCAAATCCCCCAAGTTCACTTAAGAAACCCTGTTGTTCTGCTCTGAATATTCCTCTATCTCCGGCGGTAGGTAGATATCCTACATCATATCCAGATACATCTCCCCTATAACCTAAGGGGTCAAAGTCATTAGTAGGAACACTAGAACTTCTCTTACCAAATAAAGCTTCTTCATTCTTCTCCTTATCTTCAACTAAAGGAGTAGAACTTCTTTTACCAAATCCAGAATCTTGCATTACTTGTTTTTAGTTTTGTATACGTCTAGAATGTCTGATAGTAGATCAGCAAAGTTACTATATTCTAAGTTATAAGTCTTTCCATCAAACTCTTCAATAAAGTATCCACTTGTCTCTACTTGACCTTGTGAATTTCTTCTTGTCTTCTTTCGTCCCTTTATCTTCATTTCGGGAAGTACCTCCCCCTCATTAGTTATACCAGGAGTAGTATCAAATAGATTAAACAGGGAAGTAGTAGCTATGTTTTGAACTTTAGGACTTGACTCACTCATAACGTACTGCTTCTGTCCTGTACTAGTACGTATATTAACTACATTTCCATCTAGTATAGAAGGGTTATCAGCTATATTTCCTAAATAGCTAATAGGATTAAGTCCTCCTACATAGGTAAGATCTTCTAAATCAGAATAGAGTTCGCTTCTTTCTTCCTTCCTCACCTGTTTAATATTGCTAAGATCATCTATTTCAAAGAGCGTCCTTTGTAAAAAAGCAGCAGTTAATTCATCCTCCTTGTTTCGTCTAATTGCTGGATCACTTGTACCAATGATATAATTTTGACTAACTCCAGGAAGTACATCCTTTTGATACTGATCCCACATATCTAGCATAGAGGAGCTAGTATAATCAAAGTTTTTAGGTGCTTCTTCTCCTGTCATTACTCTAAATACTTCAGAACTCTTATCTAAGTATTCCTTATTAAGTTTTATATTACTCTCCTGTTGAACAGTCTCATCAAATTTTCCTCCTATACTTGTATCAGCAAGAAACTTTGAGTACTCAGTAAGTGACTCTACGTCACCTTTAAACTGAACTGCTGATCTAGGATTAAACCCAAACTTAGTCTTAATGCTAGGTTTTACTGGTATATCCCCTAAACGTTCTAATGTCAAAGTACTTGGATCCCCTGGTTTCTCTACTCTATTCAGGAAAGAAGGAAAAGAATAGGAACTTATATCATTGCTACGAACTTGTCTGGAAGCTACACCCTGTAAGTAGGTCAGTACACTCATCTCTTTTTCCTCTTCTGTCATCTGTCTTCCTAACTGTTCCTCATGTACCCTCAGAAGTTGTTTTCCTTCATCTGAATTTAAGAAGTGAAATATAGACTGTTTAGCTCTCTCATCTGTTCTGGCCTCTGTTACTCTTCCTGTATATCTTCCTGTTCTTATACCAGCAACAGCATCATCAAATAATGAAACTAATTCTGGTGGCATTTCCCCGCTCTCCCCTAATATCTTACCTAAAGACTTTTCTGCCTGTCCTAACCAATCTAACTGTTGCTGTCCCCCAAATCGTCCAGGTATATATCTACCAGTCTCGGGATTAATAGTAGTTGTTGGATCTCCTGTATCAAAGAGTAGACTTTCACCTGCAAAATCAGCCTGTTGTCGTAGTTTCTGTGCCTGCTTGTAGTTTGCGGAAGTCTGGGCAAGGGCTAGTAGTCGGGGGTCACTAACTAACTGCCTAGTCAGTCCTCGTGCCCTTGTTTGAAAGTCAGGATTATAAAGACCTCCCTTGGAGGAGTCTATCAACTCCCTATATGCTTGATCAACCCCCCCTGCGATCTCACTTCTCAGTTCAACGTCCCCAGGAGCTACATCCAATGTACCGAAGTAATCAAGGATAGTTTGCTCTTGTTCAGAATTTTTTGCGTACCTATTCTCCATTGTTCCGAGTAGGTTACCAAATTGATCCACAGGCTGCTCTTGACTAGCATACTGCGTTGGTCTAAATTGTAAAGGCATATCTATTCTAGTCTATTTCTATACTTAGGTTTAACTCCTGCTAATTCCAGTAATTCTGACTTTGTCATACCAAGAGACGCAGCTAGTTCATCAGGGTCTGTAGTCGATAATAACTGCAATAGCATTGCTCTTGACTGCATATCCCCTTGTTGAGCATTAGCCACTAAGTTCTGTATTTCTTGTGAAGTAGCTTCTGTTGCGGATACCCTAGCTGCAACAGCTTGGTTCTGCATCATAGCACTAACTTGAGCAGCTCTATTAGCTTCTGCTACATTTCGTGCTCCTACTTGAGTACCAATTCGTTGTTGTCCTAACTCAAACTGGCCTCTTGCTTGTTCATCTGCAATAGCTGCTGATGTATTAGCATTAACCATCTTACCAAATGTAGCTGCTCTTCCCAATGTTCCTGCTGTTCCTGTTACATTAGCCATACTCTCAGCACTTGCTAAATATGATTGTTCATTTCTACGTTGTATAGAAGGGAGTCTACTTCTGTATCTTAAAGGATTGAAAGATTGATAAGTAGGATCATATCCAGTTTGTAAATTCTTTAAAGCTCGGTTTCTACTAATTGCACTAATTCCTACATTAGCTATGTTAATTAGATCTCCTGCATTGTCTTTTGCAAAATTTCCAACTCCCTGACCTATATCACTATTCACAAGATTGAATCCTCTCCTTTTAAACCTGCTCATGTTAGCAGGATCTCTTCCTAAGCCTTCTACAGTATCAAATGGAAGAGATGAAGATTGTGGCGCTCCTCCATTAGGATCTATTTCATAAGTTCCAAATCCTTTTCCTGTCTGTACTGCTCCTAAATTTGCTACTGGATCTTCTATACCATACTTATATTGATTGGCTATTTGCTGCCAGTCAGGTATCTCCAATCCATCTTGTCCTTTCTTCTTTAATCTACCTCCGTATTTCTTTTTATCCTTTGTTGGACTAAAAAGATCTTGTAGTTCTTGATTCCCACCAAAACTTTCTTCATCCTCTACTCTCTTAAAAGGAGCATTCAATCTCTGTTGGTAGTCAAGCAATTTTTGATCCTGAATATTATCAAATATTATCTTTCGTAAAGAAATCTTATCATCAACAAACAACTTACCTGCATCAAAAGAGGGAGGAATAGATGTAAGGGGAGTAAGCTCTCCACCATCCTGTCTTTTTTTACCTCCGAAGTTCTTAGCAAAGTTAGCTTTCTTCACTATAGCAGGAGAGTACCTATCTTTATTTGACATTACTGCATTAGCAGCAGCCTGAACACTATCATGACCATGCCTCTTAGCCCATCTAGTAAAGGAACCTCTTCTAGAAGGCTCAATATACATACTTCCTCCCTTCTTCCGTAACGGCACACTACCTCTACTTCCCATTGGAGCCAGAGGAGTATTAGGATCAAAATCAACCGTAGGTCTATTCAGATCACTATTGAACTTGTTCCACCAATCTTGTACAGGAGTACCAGGAATAGTTACAGGCATATTAGAATTCATCATAGGATGACTATACCTATAGTTTAATGCATCTGTTGGATTTATCTGACCTCTCGTTGGAAGCTGATCATAATATCCTTTTACTTGGGGAAGTTCTTTACCTACTGTTTGTTGTCTAGCCATTGGATTATTATTAAATTCTGATTCATAAAATCTATCATATATCTCAAAAGGATAATTAAGTTGATCTACGTCAATTCCTTTATCTTTTAAAAAAGGAGGATCTATATCCCACTTATCATATACAGAAATATATCTACCCTTTTCGTCCGTTCCCGTACTAAGTTGATGTTTACCTAGTAAATCGCCAAAAAGAAGACGGGGTTCCTCATAGTTCTCCAAGAGTTCCATATTTGCTTTATACATTTGTCTTCTCTTTTGAAAGATATTTCGGGAAGGATTCTGTGCAGATTCATAGGCATAATCAAAGGCACCAGGAGTATTCATCCGTCTCTTGGCTCTCTCTTTCATTGTAGCACCAATCGTATAGTATGTTGCGTCTGGATCTGTTGCTCTTGTGGGTTTGTACTGAGATTTTACTAAGTGACGAGGACGATCTTCTGGAATACCATAGTACTTGTTTATAAACTCCTTTCTAGCCTTCTGTACCTTCCTATCAGGAGGAATAAAGAAACCCTGTTTCTTTCCGGCTTTAACTCTATCCACAAACCTAGTAAGGTCTTTCAAACTCGTTGGGTAACCAAAAGACTGAGCTTCTGCTATTCTCTTTCTTAAATCTAATTCTTCGGGAGAAAATTCACCATCTCCTCTACGATTCTTAAAATCTACTAGCGCATTATATAGGTCTACTAAAGGTTCTTTTTTATCTTTTGGTATTAATCCATATAGAAGACTATTAATTGTAGACAGGCGTTCTGGTGTAAATTTAGGAATTTCACCGCCATCTTGATACCTACGCTGACTTCTTTTATAAGCCATACTAAGATCTGTTTAAGAATTATTTACGTATACTAATATAAGATATAAAGTTGGAGTTTCCAACTCTATACCATTTCTTTAATAACTACGTACGGTCTACTGAGTTTCTAAGTAATAAACATTAGCAATTAGCTCACCAGCACTGATATTATCCCAGTCTGCACCACCAGTTATAGTTATTCTAGGTGTCTGTACAGCAGCCATTCCATCTGCACCATCAGTAGCAGGAACAGAACCAACAACACCAGCTGCAAGTACTGATTGATCTACGTTTAAAGTAAATCTATCTAAATCACTAGATACACCACATTGAATTATTGCAGTAGTGTCGCCTGTGAACCCAGTAGTAACTTCAAACCTACAGCCTAATGGAATACCACCAACAGGAACGTCTGTACCAAGATCTATATTTCCAAGAGCAGTTCCTGTCTCATTAGTGAAAGCACCAAATGCTACTGTCTCTGTTATAACTCCTATCTTCGGAACAGCCAACTTAGCGACAGTCCATATATCATCAGCAAATAACGCACGAGTTGCGGCATTATCTGCAAATGCACCATCTGCAACCTTCAATAAAAGAGTAGCAGCATCAACAAAATCTGTTGCTACTAAAGCTCTACCAGGTGCATCAGCAGACAATATACCTGCTATTAACTTTGTATTAGGAATACTACCAGCTAACTTAGTAGCTAGAATACTACCCGCTAAGTTAGCAGATGTAATACTACCTGCTAATTGAGCATTGGTAATAGAACCGGCTCCTATATCCGTTGCTGCGTTAAAGAACTCATCATACATAGCGTCGATTATGTCTGTAACAGCGTCTAAAGCCTCGACTCTTGACTTAGAGGTAAGTCCTTGTTGTTTTACCTTTGCAATTTTTGCTTTTAATATTGATTCACTCATTTTCTTAAAGTTTAAATTTATAGTTTAGTTTCTTCTTGTATAGAGAATAATCCTTCTATTACATTGCTTATACGTTCTAACATCAAGTTAGCTGTAGTTGTAGCTGTAGGGTCATAAAGTTCTAGCTTATCCTCCATCTTCTTTTCTATTAACCCCAGCTTCTTAACAGCATCAGCATAAGATAGCTTATTAAATCCGTTAGTAAATCCATTTTCCTCTAAGTAGTCTACAGCTTCACTAGGTAGCTTCCTTCTCTTGGAAAATACCATCTCTCCAGAAACCGCTTCCATACTTTCTAATTCTATATCTTCTTGTCCATCCTGATTTACATCAACGCCAATGCCCCCTTGCTCATGTGAATTCCCGGTAAGAAAAGATACCCCGGATGAAATCTGGTTTAAGCCACCTCCACCAAGTATAGTTGCAGGAGTACCCGGCAACCTGATCCCCTGAGCAGCCGTAGCTCTAATTCCCTCTGTATTGTTATAGTTATTGTATTGTTCTAATTGGCTAAGGTCACTTTGATACAAAGCACCTCGATCTGTCTCTCTCCGATCCCGTCTGTCTCGATTATCCTGGTCAAACTGCTGTTTCTGCTGTACAAGCTTCGATATAAAACTCAAGGCTACGCCAGCAAATCCTTTTCTACTAGTTCTCGTTTTACGTCTTTTATAATTGCTCATCTTGGTACTATATCAAAGTTTGAACTCATTTCCCATATATTGATGTCTTTATCCTGTACATCTGTATACTTAAAGGAGATCTTCATATATCTATCTTGTAGATCTATATTGTCTCCACTATTTCTAAACCCGTTATGGTTCCATGCAGACTTTACTCGTCTAGTATTTGCTGTGAGCATATCAACTAAGTCTGTATACTGTTGTACGGCTATCCAACCAGTATCTTGCTCTGCGGTCTGCATTCTTATCTGAGATATAGTATAGTCTGTTGTAAGAACACCACTAGCTCTGACCACATCATACCAGTTAACGGAATAGAATAGCTTCTCATCATCCGGTTTTTCATTGATTACTACAGTTGCTTCAAATGTTGACTCTATTCCGTCATAGTACGTGCAGTAAGCACTACTATTTCCATGCAAGAAAGACCGATGATTCAAGACTCCATACATTCCTATTATATTGTGAAACAATGTACCTCTATAGACATGATTACTTACCCACAGTTTCTTCTGTGGATCATAACTATAAGTCCAATCATTCTCCCTACTGCAAATGACTATTCGTTCGTGCTCATCATCATAGGCCATAGAAACTCCTTTGTCGGCTTTGAAGGGATTATCTTCTGTGAGGACAAGGTTATCCTTAAAGAACTTTCTCTTCCCGTATTTGGATACCTCTTCGAGTTTAGCTCCGAGTATGAAAATTCTATTATCCGATACGAAGACATATCCAAACTTACATACCATAGTGCCGTATGCTGTGTTAGTACCGAGGATTCCTTCCTCAGTAAATAAAGGTTCTGTTGGTTCTCGTTCAAATATCTCTCCACTTCCTATATATATTTCAGTTACGTCTGTACTTAATCTCTCTAATCCACGAGTAACAAACAACCCTCGTTCATGGTGAATCATTAATCTGTCACCGTGTCCAGTAATCGCTACAATAGCTCCTCTTGCCTTGTTCTGATCATAATAATCAGCAGGTAAGAACTTTCTCCAATTGTTTTCTGTGCTTTCTTTATTTAGTTTAGGAAACTTGTATATTCTATAAGGGTAATTGTTTATCAGTGTAGTTGGATCTCTTACTTCTGCTTGGTCATAGATAGGTAAGGAGGAGTAACTTTGGTCGTAGTCGTACCAATTAGATTTGGTACAGACATACTCGGCCTGAGTTATCCCGGCAGGTACTTCATCCTCTACTATATCATTAGCACTCATTATTATTTTCTTATACCATTCACTTCCTTCATGTCTAAGAGCAATAATATTATCACTGAACGCTAGATGTGTATTATGAATTTGACAAAAGGCAAAATCTACAGCATTTTCTGAAAGGTTCAGTGTATTAGAGTAGGTTAAAGTGTACTTACTTACAGTCAAGTACACATCTCCATGTTCCATTTCACTACTACTTCCTGCTATGACTTCACCGTTAGTTACAAGTATTTGCTGATCGTATCCTGGATATACATCCTCTATGTATTGACAAATTGCAACATAATGTAGATTACTAGTAACGTAGTTCTCGGATAGGGAAAAAGCTAAATACTCCTCTTGGTATTTAGTATTAGCAGCTACATTGTGGTTAGGCTTATACTCCATACTACCATCTTCTATCTTCAGTATCTCGTCTTCTGTTTCTGTAACAAAGTTAGGAGATATGATAGAAATTACGACTTGCTGAGGCGAGCCCGACCAAGGAAAGTAATCGGCTACATCATTGTTAGTTAATACAGGAGGAGTAGCTTTAAACTGTGACCAAAGATGGGTTCCCGCAGGTGTCCGCTTATTGGCTAGGTATTCAAAGGGATGTGCCCTATAGTCTGTACCTCCTGTAAGCAAAGTATCAGGACTACTAGCGAATTGATCAACAAATGTAGTAACATTACCGCTATCATTACTAAAGGGTATAGTATAACCTAATATAGTCTTAGAAGCATCTCTTTTAGCGTATAGAAACTGGTAACCATCAAAGGTACTATCGTCTATATTATTTAACTCAAATCCGAATGTTCGTGCAAACTGGGCTATACCTTCTCCTTTAATAAAGGCTAAAGAGGGTAACTTATGATGACGTACCTTCTCTCCTGCAAAGTCTGGGAAGTCAGCAGGATATATTTCACTTGTGTTTTCCCAGAAACTAAGAGTTCCATACTCTCCTCCAGGATCCTTAGAGCAAGTATCAGTTACCTGAAAGACCTTTACAGCACTTCCTAGATTCTCTCCATTTTCATTTCCTGATACAGCATCTTTCTCCCCAGCAGCAAACACTCTACCAGGAATATGATAAGCCGAAGTAAATGTACCATCTGTTCTTCTCCATCTTATATAAAGGGCATAAACTTCTCCGGGCATAAAAGAACGCCCTGCATCAATTCCCGTGGGAATAGTAATAGGTGAACCCGCATCTAATTTCCATTCTACTGTAATAGCATTAGCTCTTTCTTGAAGTCCACTAATTTCTTCCGGTGTATCAACGTTTCCGGCATATAAGGTAGTTCCTATAGTAGTATAGCTTTTTATTCTATCTAAGGAACCTGAGTCTATGGTTAGTTCCTCCAATGAAACAGGAAACCAAGGTTCTAATCCGGTAATGGTTACCGTTTTAGTATCTAAGTCTATAGGGAGTTCTCTTGTCTTATACGATGCAACTTCTCCTCCAACTACTCTTACTATTCCCATTCTTATCTTTCTAAATTGAGTATAGTCTAAATTAGTTAGCACAATTTTAAATGAGTTATCCGACTTAATAGGTGTAGCCTCTGGTCTAGTAGTTGAAGAGTGTGCTATATACGCTCTGGACAGATGAGAATAGTCTGTCTCATTTCCAGACTCATGTACATAAGTCATACAGAAAAAATAAGCTCCTTCTTCTAACACACCACCATAATCTTTTGGTGTAACTATTATCCAGGATAGGTTTAAGTTTGGAAACTGTTGGGTAGCAGCTAAAGTAGCTTCTACAAGACTGGGTGTACCAGGAACTGTGGTTATATCTACAGTAATTAGTCTAGGAACATCATTGCCATTATCCGAAAATACTGCTATTATATTACCATTATAATCAAATTCCGCTTTACCACTAATAGGATAGTCGATACTAAAGGAGAAGCCAAAAGCTCCAGTTGTTATCCATGCAGATCCTGCTACCCCTTTGTAGTATATTCTTGATCCGGCATTACCAAAGACGAAATAAATCACATCTCCATTAGGTACTTTTACAAATCCCATTATAGTATCGTCACCAGGAGTAAAGGCTACGTCCTCGATTACACCTTCTTCATTGGAAAGGAAGCCAGTTGATCGTATGACAGCATTCTTCCCTTCCAACCAAGTATCAGTAGGTTGGCTGATTAGTTCAGCGTCTGTATGTTCTCCTTTTATAAATTTCATACTTCCATAAATGCTTCTTCCATAAACCTACCATTCAGACTCATCCTAGTCCAGTGGTTAGTAAATTCTTCTGACATATCAATTGACGGCATCTTAGGTTCTTGTCTCGCCTGATCTCTATAATAGTCCCACTCTAAGTCTGCCTTTTTAAAGTTAAATTCTCCATGAGTCTCTCCGGAAAGAAGTAGCCTACTAAATACATACCACATAACAGCCTGTCTGTACTTAAACGTATCTACAATCATAGGGTATTCTGTAGTTTCATCCACAAAGAATGCCTTATAATGTACCTCAATAGTACCACTAACAAAGGTTGTTTGTATCCAGTCTCCTTGTATATTGTACGAATCAACTACATCATCTATAGGCTGAGTCTCAATCTTCAAGGCTCTGGTCATAGAACTAATAGTTGTTTGTGATTCAGCTACTGCATCTATTATATCTTGATCCGTAGGATCTGTTGCAAGTGTTATTATCAAAGCATCATATCTATCCACTTCTTTCTGTAGTTCAGCTACCTTTACAGCGTTTGCATCTGCTGACTCTTCTGTATCTCCTAAGTGTGGATACCTAAGATTATACTGATTTCTGGATAAGGGAAGGGAGTAAGTTCCATAGAATATGGACAGATTGTCCTCCCCTCCCACAAATCTATACGGCTTCTTAACTCTGTAATTGCTAACAGTTAATTCTTCTACTACAGTCTCAAATCCAGTATGGTATCCTATCGCCTCAATAGCTTCCCCAATGAACATAATAGCATCGGCCCTTCTATTGGCTATGTTTATACCATACTGTCTCTTTATCTTGATCAATATTTGTTCAGTACTGGTCATTTTATATAGTTTAATTCAACCAATGGATTGTCTTTCAAGTAGTGAGAAAGATTCTCCTTGTTTGCTCTACACGGTAAGAATTTATATGTATTATTATTGAAAGTAACTAGTGTCACATTTCCTATCGACCAGGAAAAGTAATGACTATCTTGCTGTGTTACTAGATACTCTTCTCCTCCATTAGTCTTAGTAATCTTCCCCTCCTTATCTCTTTCTAATACTACAAATGGAGTCCTACCATTGTCAATAATCTCCTTCTTTCTCTTTCTTGTCTCGTTGTAATTGATTGAAATCGTTCCTCGTCTTTTCTTTCGTGTGATACGGAGAATACCAAATCCAGGTATACTGAATCTTAACCCCTCTTCTATAACTGCTTTAGATAACTTTCTATTGAACTCAGTTATAATTCTAGGGAATACGTTTCTATCAAGTACACCATCATCGGCTCTATATGCTTTGTATATGTCAGGACTTAGTATCGTCATCTATCTTAATTTCTTCTGGTTCCGGTATATTAATATCAAGTTTTGTATAAATCTCTTTCTCTATTGCATTAGATAGATCTTGTTCTAGTTCAAAGTCACCAGTAAAACAAACACCTCCAGAGCAGTTCTTCAGTTTCCTTAGCTCTCTAGGATCACCAAATGCAGCTCGGATGTTTATAGTAGTAGACTTAGAATTATATATATAGATATACTTATTAAGATAAGCATAGTACCCAAGTCTATTTATAAATTTAGTTTGCATAAGTCCAGGAAGATCTTCCGGATCTATATATGTCATGGACTCAGTTCTGTCATTGGAACCTACAAATGTAAATGAAGAACCTAACTTGCCGTTCTTAATTCTTATAGGATTGGGAACTCTAGCTACTGTTCTCATTACAGTAACATCTATATCTCCCTCACACTCAATATCGTCCGTCTCTTGTAACGCTAAGTTATCTAAGTCTTGTATAACAGAAGGAGATAGAACGTTGTCTCGTGAGTACTCTCTTCTAATGAACAAGGCTCTAAGGTCTAGAATATTATCTTCCATTCTTTTAATGAAAGAATAATCTCCTACCTTATCTCTATTAGCAGCTATGTTATCCGCTAATCCTCTAGTTGTCATAGTAGTTTCTTTATGATTGGTTTTAATATTCTAATTCCTAATACTATCAGTATTATTACAATTACTATACCTACTGTGCCTCCTGCCAGTCTTAATACACGAGGTACTCTTCTAACATCAAAGGTTACCTGCTTATCTATTTCAAGTGCAATCTTTGTGTCTATTGGTAGTATTTTATAACTATGTATTAGTTCTCCACCTAAGATCCCAAGCGATATATCAGTACTTAAAGATAATTTTACCTCGCCTATGTTAAGTTTACGGGTTATAATAAAGGAGATTAGCGTATCTCTTATTACTGATTCTTCCTTTGCCTCTCCTAACAGCCATCTAATTTTTTCTATTGTAATAGTGTCGCTCTCAGGTATGTTTAAAAGATCAATCAACAGTTGATCTACTACCGTGTATAAACTGTCTACTCTAGCAGTATCCTGTACTATAATCTTTACAGTGTCTGTCTTAATCTCTGAGACTACATCTACCTTTACAGTCGTAGTAACTGTATCTACTAGATGAGGATATGCTAAGACAATAGATCTAACTCTATTCTGTTTAGCGGTGATTTTCTCCACCTCTCTTTGAAGTGCTTTCTTCGCTGCTCTTTCTTTAGTGGGTACATACTTATAGCTGTTACAACCTTGAAGTAACAGGATAAGTACTACCAGTAATGTTACTATATACTTTCTCATATTTCCGTTGCTTTAGTGAATAGTTTATCAAATAAAATACTTCCTAGAAAACCGGAAGCAATAGCGTACCCCTCGGCTACAAACTGAACATCAGGAAGGATAAATTCTTTAGGTGATCCTTGTATCCAAGTGATTAGGTAAAAGAGTATAGGTATTGCAAAGTAACCAAGAAATCCTCCTATACCTATCTTTATCCAATCGTCCCAATTTTTACTAGCATATACCTTATAAGGAAACGCTTTCCCGTCCTTATCATATATATTTTTAGCTTTATTAAAGCGAAGGTAGATACTAAATAGGATACCTCCAAGTACAAGTAAGAATATTATAATTGTCATTATTTTAAGGATTCGGGGTTCTACTGTTTAATACTGTTATACTAGATGCTTCTGGATCTGCCCATATGGCTGTCCCAAACTCGGCAGGAGTGGTTACCTTAATAGATGATACTTCTACATAGTCTAAATAAAGAGCATGACTAGCATTATAGCTGGTAACATGGTGTACTATTCTCATCTTTACCTCATTATCATTTTCTCTGTCTATATGTCTCTCGTGATACTCATTAGAGTAAGTAGCATCAGATGTATTGCCTCCTGGCAGAAACTCATCGTTTATTAACTCCCAAGATGCCGACTCATAATTATAAGCATATAATTCTTGATGATGCGAAGCGGGAGGGTTACCTGTATACCTACCAAATACACTAAACTCTGCTGGCCTGTAACTTGTACCGGGCAAGTTAAATGTCAATTCTACGTCTAAACCCGTGACTGCATCCTCTCCTATTTGCCAATAAATGTTATCTCTTGAAGCGGTATCTGTATACGCACCAGAGTCGTTATCTCCTTCATTAATAACTCCACTAATTACGTTAGACTGATTAGTAAAAGCAGCAGCAGCTACGTCAGCTTTAGTTGCTAACTCTTCACCAAACGATCCCATATCCCTATGACCACTCTTTTGCTCATCCCAAATATTATCTATAGTAGGGAGAGTGTCTACATTCTCTACTGGTACATCAATTACATATACTCCTTCCTGCCACTCATTCCCAGCAACATCAATCCACAACACAAATACCTTAGCTACTATCATCTCTGTGGCACTTAAACTTACCTTTACCGCCTTACCCCCTGAAGGAGTTACTACAGGTAATGTTGCTAGATTATTGAATGCTCCCCCATCCTTACTAATCTTAAAATCCCCTGTTGCCAGGGTAGGATTAGTTTGGAATACACTTGGATCAGCAAAAGATACCAACGTAACATAGAAGTCATACGCAACTCCTTTTTGGGGTAGTGCCATAGTTTAGCCTTTCTTTTCTTCCTTTTTGGACTCTGGTTCCGGTACAGTAGTAACCTCTCTTATCTTGTCTTCAAAGAAGTAAACAAGATTCTTGATCTGCTTCATTGGAAACAGTTCCAACTGATTTATAATCCCAGTTGCCTCCTTGATTGTAATTTCGATTTTCTTTTCACTTTTCATAGTACTAAATATTTTACTCTACAAACAATAAAAGTTGTTCATCAATTTCATCAATTTTGCCTTGTAGTTCTTGCCTCTGTGCTTCAAGAGTTACCTTGGCAACCAGTCTTTCGCTAACAGTAGTAGTTATTTCTACTACATGATCAGCATCAACTTTTTTTATGATCTTTGTAGTTCCCATTTTTTATGTATTAAATTAAATTTGTTTTAACTAAGAGTTGCCCAACCAGTCCAATTATACCCTTCAAAATTACTTGTGGTTGTATTATATATTATCATTCCTTCTAATGCTGTTAAAGCATTTCTTTGTGTTGTTGTCATTCGTGGTAACAATAAAGCCCCTATTGTAGACAATAATTCCAGTAACGCAGAGGTTGCTGGACTTGTTGTTCCAATTCCTACCCTCCCGTTTAAAGTTGCTATTGGAGTTTTAGTATCTCCATCTGTTAGGAGTTGAAATTCTCCCTCATTATTTCTTAATCTTATATAACTTGAACTATCTTTAATAAGAATATCTGATATAGTATCTGTACTCTCAAATTGAGCTTGAATTTCTTCTGATGATGTAACGTGTAAAGGATAATCAGGACTTGTTTCTCTTATTCCAACTCTCTGCGAATTATCAATCGTTAGTGCTGTTACACTATTACCAGTTCTTAATGTTATTAGTCCTGCAGGATAATCAGTTGCTAATCTTAAATCATCATTACCTGCACTTGCCATTCCTAAATATCCTACCCTGTTTGCTTTATTTCCACGATAAAATTCTATCAGAGTTGCTACTTCTTGGTCTGTTGCAGCATTTGAATCTGACAATCTAATTGTTGGGACGCTACTCTCTATATGCAGGTCTCTTTGCGGAATTATTGTTCCCATGCCTACTCCAATATTATCTATTCTCATTCTTTCAGTTCCCGAAATTGTTGTTTGGTTTACGCCTGTCATAAAACGTATAACCGTTGCGCTATTTTGAGAACTAGACCCTCCGCCTAAAACAACATCGTTAGAATCTGTATCTGAGATAATAAAAATTCCCATAACATCTTCTTCTGCTATTGTAAAATGTGGTAAAACTATCTTTCCTTGTTTAGATACTGAATTTGTTAATGAACTTCCTATCCTTATTTGAGGAGAACTCCTAATAATATCTAATGGAACTGTTGGACTACCTGTTCCAATTAAAACATTTCCAGCAGCATCTACACTCAAAGCAGGGTCAGGAGTTCCATCACTTGCACTTAATTCTGAATGTCTATGTAGCGTATCAACTATAGAGTTATCTGTTAGAGTATCAAGCTCTGCTCCTGTTGCAGTTGTATCGTGACTTACAATAGTATGAGTTTCAGCATGGTGATCATCAGTTGTTCTCCCAGTAGTAGAAGCATGAGTTACTGGAAACTGGTCATCAACATACTTCTTAGTTGCTGCATCTTGGTCTAGGGTTGGGTCTGTTAATTCATTTATTTGATTAGAATTCATGTCTAAATATCCTGATATGACTGTGTTTCCAGCGTTATCAACATTAAAAACATTATTAGTATCTGTTACATCCCAAATATTAAAGTAGCCTGTTGCATCCCCAAGAACAACATCCACATCAGAAACAGTTGCTTTTATTCTAATTGCATCAACACCATCAGGATTTTGCTCAGATATTAAGTCTCCAAATCCCAACGAAATATTTCCTGTTGTATTAATATTTCCATCATTAATTATATTCCAAGTTCCATTTCCACCAAAAAGAGATCCACCAATTATAACATCTTTTTCAAAAGTTGCGTTTCCGACAAGATTTAGTTCCCCTAAATTATTAATTCTAAATAAAATCGCTTTTGTTATTATATTGATTACCTGAAAAATATCTCTCTCAGCATCTAATGTAGTTGCCGTAACATTGATAAGCAAACTGCTTGAGTTTAAATTTCCCAGAGTATCATTAACAGTTATATTAACTAAATATTCTCTAACTTCTAATTGTGTTGCATTTGTTAAAACTCCTGTTGCAAAATTAATTGTAAAATTGCCCGTATCATTAACTGTGAAACCATCTACCCCAACCCCGTCATCTGTTGCATCAATATCATAATTCAATGCTGTTTGGTTATCCAGGGTTTGATTTGCCAGATTTATAAAGAAAGGAGGGGTAGTATCTATTCTAAAAAACACTTGGGAAGAATTAATATTGTTTGTTGTATCATTACAATAAACTGTTCTGTTATTTAAACCTTCAATACCAGTCAAGTCAGTAAAG